ATCATCGCTAACTAACCAATTGAGCTAACAACCCATTTTTAAAAGACTTTAGAAACATCTTAGATACTCGCTACTATGCATAAGTCATCCTAACTTGCTTTAGTCATCCTAACTTGCTTTAGTCATCCTAACTTGCATAAGTCATCCTAACTTGCTTTAGTCATCTAAGATGTTTCTAAAGTCCTTTTGGTGAACTAAGTTTGATTAAGTCCATATAGGTCTTAAACAGTGACTTAGCCACGCTTAGTTTAAAGTCTGACTCGACGCATCAAATCAGACCTGGATGTAGACCGAAGTCATCCATCACTATCGAGTGTAGACCTAATCATTAAGTCATCCACTCATTTCCATTTATTTCCATTTATTTATTTGGCTGGGATAGGTGGGCACGATCCACCGCATGTCAGAATCAAAATCTGATGCCTTACCAACTTGGCTATATCCCATTTAATCTTGGAGCGGATAAAGAGAATCGAACTCTCATATCTGACTTGGAAGGACAGCGTTCTAACCATTGAACTATACCCGCTTTAATCTTGGAGGAAAGTATAGGATTCGAACCTATAAATCTTGGATTTGCAATCCAGTGCCTTAACCATTTGGCTAACTTTCCTTTGCTTTAAAATGTAGTCTCTTTTGATTTGTTTGGTTGTAAGGAGGTTAAGACTACATTTTAAAGCATTGTGGTGAATTATTTAAGGACTCATCACCATCGTCCTCTCCTTTAAGCTCTCTATTATTATAAATGATTTAATTCATAAAATCAAGAACTTTTTGAGATTTTTTAAATTTTTTAAATTTTTAAAGAACCTTTAAATGCTTTCTTTTAATATATTATAAATGATTTAAATTTTAAAATCAAGCATTTTTTTCTTTTTGAGACCTTTAAACTTTTAATTTGTCTCTCATTTATGTTTATTATTATAAAGGATTTGATTTATTAAATCAAGTATTTTTAATAAACATATTTAGAACCATTTTCTCCTAAGGTTACTCTTATAGTCTTATCTGAGAAGCACTCTGAGTCACTTCCATGTAAGATAAGGAATGACTTATCTACATTTAAAGACTTTATAATCTCTATTCCTTCTATAACAGTTTCAGAACTAAAGAACTTAAATGTTTCATCTAAAAACAATATGCTTACAGAACCTAAGGTCTGAGTAATTCCCTTAAGGAACTTTAAGTCAGCTAACAGTCTTTGTCCTCCTGAAAGCATACTGTAGTCGACATACTTGTTATATGCCTTTACAAATAACTTAATGTTCAGTGTAGGTCTTATGCTTCCATTCTGAAGTTCCTGTGTGGTCTCAACTTTTAGAGATTCGTCTGTGTTAAGATACTTAGCTACTTTTTGTAACAAAGATGCTACCAGAAGACCTTTGTCACTTAGGACCTTAGAATTAAACTTGGACAATTCCTGTATCATATTATTAGTTTTATCTAATTCCTTATTTATTTTATATAATTCATTATTATATTCTTCTATATTTTTAAGATTATCCTGAACTTTGAAGTATGTCGCATTATCAGAGTCTATTCTCCCAAGTTCCATTGTGAGTTCAAGGACACTGTGTGAGATATCTTTTATCTCAGAGTCTAAAGAACTGTTCTTATCCTTGAGTTCATTTGCCTCTTTAATGAGTTCTAACATCTCAGTCTTTTGTGTCTTTTGGTCTAATACAAACATATCATCCTGGACTTTCAGGAATTTCTTCAATGAAGAGTCATCTTTAAGTTCATTTAAGTCTTGTTTTAGATTATTGATTTTATTTTTATTATTTTCTATATAAGACTCTATTGTTTTAATTTTTTCTATAGTTTCTAAGTTTTGATTGTATTCCTTAAGTTTAGTGTTGTATTTTTCCTTTTGGGATTTAAACAGTTCCATCTTAGAGTTAAAAGAATGGTATACATTTTGCTTACTTACTAAGTAGATGTTCTTCTCAGACTCTAAGGAGTTTATAGAGTCTTCTAAAGTCTTTATCTTTTCTTCTAAGACAGTCTTTATTTTTGTGTCTTTTACACACCATTTCTGACCACACTGAGGGCAGACTTCAGGATGATTTAAAAGTGAGTCTAACTTCTCCTTTGCTAATCCTAGAGAAACAGTCTTTGAGTTTATCTGAGACTGTGTGCATTTTATCAATGTTTCCAGCTCCTGGATTTTTTGATTATCTAATTCAGGAGATTCTTCATTAAGGACAGGAACATCTAAATCTTTTACATTTTGTTCTAACTGTTCCTTATAAAGTTCTTTTTCTTTAATTTCTTCTTTTAATGTCTTTATATTAGAAACAATAGAATTTAATTTTTCTGTCTTGCTTAAATTAAGATTAAAATCTGTGCTCAGCTTAGTCAACTCAACCTTAATGTCTGTTATCTTAGAGTTGTTCTGTTCTTTGATTAAGTTAAGACTATTGATATTATTATTCAGTTCTTCTATCTTAGACTCAGTTTCTTCCTTGTCTCTTAAAACGATATCTTTATTCTGTTCATTGAATACTTCTAAGACCTGTTTCTTTGTGTCTAAGACTGTTCTTTGTTCTTCCTTTTCCTTTAACGAATCTTTGAGGTTTTCCACTTCATTGTCAAGTAAAGATGTCCAGTTCTTGATAGTATTAAGACCTATTAAGTTACTAAGGAAACTCACTCTTGAAGTATCTGACATATCAGAGAAAATCCCTGTTGAAGTTTGTTTTATGTAGATTATATTAAAGAACCTAAGAAAAACTAAATCTTCTTCCAGTTGCTTCTGTAAGTCTGTTTTTCTGTTTGACTCCTGAGGAATACTGTTCTTGGTATATTCTAAGGAACTCAGTGTTCTGGTAATTACATAGTTTATTCCTTTATATTCTAACTCTAAGGTTCCTTTGAACTTTCCTTTGAACACTGAACTAAAGTCATTCTTTGCGTATCCAGGAAGTCTTCCAAATAACATAAACTCTAAGAGATTAAACAAAGTAGACTTTCCTGAACCAATATCTCCTTTGATGACAGTGAGTCCATTAAAGTTGTCAAAATTAAAATCTATGTCTCTTATAGATAAGAAGTTTTGTGCTTTTAAGGTCTTAAATTTAACCCTAAGGTCAGGAACTAAGTTATTCTCAAAAACTTTAGACACCACAGTGTTCAGAATCTTCAAAGAGTCTTTTGTGAGGTTCTTGGAAAATTCCTTTAACATCTCTTCAGGGCTAATAGAGATTTTTGAGATGTCTACTTTCTCAGAGTTCTGAACTTTAGGGTCTAATCTTACGACAACAGGGTTCTCAGTTCCTGTTATGTTTCCTTCTAAAAGTTCGCTTTCAGTCTTAGTATACTTAAATTCTAAGAACAGTCCCTTAGTAGAAACCCTTTCAATTGAGTCATCTTCAGTGTCTAAGATACAAACACCTATATCAGGGTTGTCACTGAAACTGTGCATTAAAGGAACTCCTAAGGAAACAATATTCTTTATCTCCTTAAAGATATGGATATGTCCTGCAAAGACCTTTTTGTACCCAGTGGTGTCGATAAATTCAGGAGCAAATGGACTCAGACTTGAGTGGACATCTCCATGACACACTAAGTAGTCAGCATCTTTACTTCTGTTCTGAATGGTGTTAGATGGATTCCAGGAATGGAAGTAAACAGTCTTAGAACCGATTTTGACTAAGTCATTGTTGTATATAAAGACATTAGGAATTAAGTCGAGTAAAGACACCAAAGTGTAGTTGTTGTATTCTGAGATATCTGTTTTGTCAGAACGAACAATCACATCATGGTTTCCTAAAATCATTCTAATAGGACATTTCTTAGATATATCACTCAAAAAAGTCTTAACTACGTTCATAACAGGAGGAGTGCTCTGTGCAACCTGAAGAAGGTCTCCTGCTATCCAAAATTCGTCTATGTTCTTAGAAGTAACTAAGTCTTCTATGAATTGCTTTAGCTTTAAGAACTGATTAAGTCTGAAATTAGGTTCAGGATTGTAAGTTTTATAGTCACCAATGTGGATATCTGAGGATAAAAGAATCTTCATTGTTTAAATCTCTTAAATTATTTTAACTTTTATTATTTATTTAGAGATTGAACAGTTTAAAGTTCTTAGTTCTTATATAAAGACATAGAATTTAAATTATTAAAGAAGTTCTCAGTTCAAAACTGAGAACTAAAGATAGACTATTAGTCCAAGGTAAATTCTTTAAACACAGTATAGTACTGAGAGTTCTTTTCCAGTTTAGCACAAATGTCAAAAGACTCAGTCTCCTGAGGAATTTCAATCTTAGCAGTATCTCCTGTTTGCTCCAGTATCCTAACAGTATCAGATATAAATGTTATCTTAGGAGGAATAAGACTGTTACATCTGTACTTTACAGTAACTGTATCTCCTGTTCTTTCTAAACTAAGGTCTTCTAAGACTAAGACATCATCTCTAATGAACTCAGTCCTCTTAAAATCAAAATTAGGAATACTGTTCGTTACATTTGTCTTTAGGTTAACACTTTGAACACTTGGAGTATTCAAGTTGATATTGAATTCCTTTACCAATGAGTACTTCTTTATTGGTTCAAACAAGTATCCTAACAGTGTTAAGTCAAAGGACACTGTAAAGATATTATTTGACTTTTCATCATACTCAGGCGCTTCGAACTTTACACCTCCTAACTGAAGAGGAATTCTAGTTGGAACAGTCTCATTCTCTGCGTCTCTTATATCAATAGCTACATTGGGATTAAACTTAGGACAAACCTGCTCTACTATCTGAGAGACCTCATTCATCCCTCTACACAGAACCTTAACTTCAAAACTAAATGTATAGCTAAGACAATTCCACTGGAACTCAGCATCTAAGTCATTTCTAAGTCTGTTTATCTTTAGAAACTTAGATACTTGTCTTTCAGTGTCAGGACTAAGGTCAGTTAATTCCAGTTCTGCTCTTGGAAGAACATTTGTGTTTCCTGTTAAGACCTGTTCAGTTGACTTATCCTGACTTAAAAGTTTTTCTCTTGTTTTATATCTAATAGGAACAGACTTTGTTATTATTTGGCCATTATCTGTGTACTGGACTTCTAAGTTATTAAAAAAGTCCAGTAAAGCTAACACATAACGCCTTATAGTGTTATGATAAAACATTATCCAAAGGTCCTTACATCATTAACCAACAATTCAGCAAACTTCTTCAAAGACCTCTTTTGAATCTTTCTGTTGTTTGCTTCTATAAGAGAACCTAGACGCTTCTGAGATGTCTTGGACTCGTTTAAGTTACTCCAGTTTCCAACATTTTTATGTTTACTGATGTAATCTTTAATTAGTTTTGCCTTTTCTTCAGGTTCCATATCAGTTTTATATCCAGGAAGCGCTCTGATAGAAATTCCTTCTTTGTTTAATAAAGTCCAAAGTGTTTTAAGGTTCATTTCTCCCAACTTAGTATTGTCTTTATCTTGTTCTTCGTCTTTTAGCTCTTTTATTTCTGCTTCTTCATTCTTAAAAACATTCTCAGACAACGTCTTTAAGACCTCAGGACTTTGAAGTTGTTCTTCTAACTTAGCTTTAAAATCATCTGTTAAAAGTTCCTTCCACTTGTCATCGTCTAATTTAGATAAGTCCAAAGGGTTTCCATCTGCTCCGTTGATTGTTAATCCCAACTTCTTGATATCTTCAAAGTTATCAGGTTTAACTGTTATAGGGTCTGTCTTCTTAGGTATTGCTTTTCCTTCGTCATCATCGAAACCATACTCGCTCATTTTCTCCTTTAGCCAGTCTTTATCTTTAAGTAACTCATTTAATGACTCTTGTGTAAGAGGTTTTCCATCTTTATCTGTAATTCCTAACTTTTCACATTCATCAGCAGTTGCTGGGAACTTCTGAGACGTAAACTCATTTAAAGCATTATTGAATGCCTCGAGGTCTGTTTCACCTAAATCATCAATTTTTTCGGGGTCTAGACCTTTTGATGCTAAGAATTCATTAAAACGTTTTTGTGCTTTTTCTTTATCTTTAAACTTATCTTTTATCTTAGACACTGTGTCTTTGATGGTTTGAACTGTCTGTGCTTTCTGTTCTTTCTTCTTAGTTTCATCAGGATCTGGTTCTCCCTGGCCACCAGTTCCGCCATCTCCACCTTCGCCTTCGTTTGGTTTCTTCAGTTTCTTTGGAGTATCATCGTCATCATCATCATCATCGTCTCTGTCTTTTCCTTTCTTAGGTTTACCTTCTGAACCCTTTGAAGCATTTTCAAACCATTCTTTAAGTTTTTTAGGGTCAGAAGGACAATTTTCTTCGTTGAAAATCTCAGTTCCTGTTTCTAACTTTGCTCTGTCCTGGAGTTTCTTATTTCTAGAAGCCATTTCTTGAATTATAATGTCCTGAGGATTATCTGAGTACATAGCTAGCACACTAATATTCTTAAAAAAGCGTTTGTTTTCATCCATGGTCTTTCTAAGACAATGAACAGTCTTTTCATATCTTGTGGTCTCAGTTGCTACTGCTTTATCATACTCACTTTGTATAATAGCCTTTTGACTCTTGTAGGTCTGTTCAGCTAACTTCATTTCGTCTTGGACTTCAGGATTTTGCTTTAAGTCTTCTAGACTCTTATTAAATGAATCATCTAATTCCTTTTCTTTCTCCTTGCACTGAGATAAGTCATCATTTGCTTCGTCTATGATTTTTTGAATATCATCACCCTTAGCTTCTTTCTTTATTCTTTCTAAATATGCATCATCATTTTCTTCTACTTCAGTTCCATCTTCGTTCTGTATCTTTTGTCTTGGATACTTCTCAGATAAAACTTTAGTCATCTGAGTCTTAACTGTTGAGTCTAAACCTGAGAAGTCGTCAGTCGTTAAAAAGACATTTAATGAAGAAACATCAGCAACTCTTTGACTTGCTTCTTGAGTTATTGCTTTAAGTTCAGACATAGACTCACTGTACTTTTGAGATGCCATAGCTATTAACTTCTTATAAGCAACAGTCTTTGAAGGATCTGCTTTCTGAGACTCTAAGTCCTTCAGTCTTTGGTCATAGTTAGTCTTTAAAGCATCCAGTTCTTTAGCATGATTTGAGTCTTCGTTTGAGATTCTTTCTTCATACTGGTCTGATAACTGATTTGTAATTCCTTCGGCAATTCCCTTAGCTAAAGTCTGTTTCTGAGCCATCGTCTCAAAGAAGTTACTTCCTTTTCCTGACAAAGCAGATACTAAGACATCAAAGATAACACCAACACCTGCTAAGACCTTTCCTGACTTTTTTAGTTCTTCAAAGCGGTCAGTTCTTCGTTCTAATGCTTCTCTCTGAACCTGTTGACGAACTTCCTCTTCTCTCTTAATCTTCTGGACGATTTCACTTTCCTCAGGCAAGTTCTTAGCGATATAGGTATCATAGAGTAAAGGGTCTCCTGAGTCGATTATCTTTTGAACGACCTCAGCGTCTCCTGTATCTAAGGAAGTGATATCTAATCCAAGTTTCTTTAGATGGTCATTAAGTTCCTGTTCCTGTTGTTTCTTCTGTATATTATCTAAGATTTCCTGGTTTGTTGTTGAGACTGGAACTTTGTTTTCCTGAGGTTTCAAAGGTTCCTGTTGTCCAGTAGTTTGTACTGGAACCTGTTTTGCTTCTCCACCAGGTGTTCCTTCAGTGTCTAACAGTGCGTCAAGGTTTTTGATTTGGTCATCATTAAGTTGGTTATCTTTTAAGTATTCCTTTAATTCGTCTATGGAATCTAACTTAACACTGTCATCGACTCCTAAAGTTTCCTTTAACTTGCCTTTTATCTTATCGAAGTCCTCCTGAGGAATAGACCCTAAGTCATCAAAGGTCTTGTCTTTCCAGTCTATAGTCTCTTTTTCTTCTTGTTCTTGATTTTTGATAAGGTCAAACAGAAGATCTTGGTCTTTAGAATCCAAATTACCAGAAACGTTTTTAAGGTCTTCCAGTGATGTAACAGCATTCAGAACAAATGAACTTCCACTGTTCTTAATGGAATCCTCTAATTGCGCAAAATCTTCTTCTGTCCAGTCTTCAAGATGGTCTAAAATTTTCTGGGATGTTTCTTTAGCTTCTTTCTCGCTATCTTCTAACTTCTTATCCTCTAAATCAAATCTAGTTTTTCCTGCATTAAGAGCGCCCTTTGCTTGTTGAACTGCTTTTCTTGTTTCAGGTCTTGAACCCTTAGTTAGCGTATAGTATGCCTTTGAACGAACTGCATTCCACTGTTTTTTAGGGTCAGTTTCGTTTCCATTTGGATAAACTCTTTTATATGCTGATTGAATGAACGTTTTCTTCTGTTGTTCAGTATCACCATCTTCAAAGAGAAAAGTACTCTCTGAGATAAGATTATTTTTTAAAAATGCTTTGAAATTCATTTAAAATGCTCCCTAATTGGCTTTATGCTTATTTATAATTGCCTTGGAGTTTTAAAATGAATTAAAGAAAAGAGGCATTAAAAGCCTCTTTGATGAAAATTTTTAATATCTTTATATAAGATTAAGTTTTAAAAATGTTTTGAAATCCAGTTATCTAAGTCCTTGAAGAACCTTTCATCTCCTGGATTATAGATAGCTCTAAAGGATTTTATAAAATCCTTTATTTCGTTAAATTCATCAGTTCCATAGATTTCATTGAATAGCTTAGTGTTCGATGTTTGGTCTTTTAAGTCCTGTTCTGTATTTTCTCTCTTAGATAAAAACTCTTGTCTTTTGACTCTAATGAACTCTTCAGTTGGTACTACTAAGACTAAGTCAAATGGAATTATACTTGACTTCAGTTCTTTTATAAGGTTTTCTCTCTGAGTCTCAGGAAATTTTAAAACCTGATATACTAAAGTACTAATACAGTATCTGTCATAAAGAATAACTATGTTCTTAGATTTAATCTCTTCTATATAAGATAACAACTTTAAAGTTTCCTTTCTTGCTTTAATCACGATATCAAACTGTTCTTTTAATCCTTCAACAGTGTCTGAATTTGGCTTTTCCAAGAGGTCTAAGAGTTCATATTTTAACTTTTTGTCTCCAGTCCAGTCATCCATTATGATAACATCTTTACCTAGTTGTTCTAACTTTTTCTTTGTATACTGGATGGCAGTTGTCTTTCCTGAACAGTCTATCCCTTCAAAAACAATCATAAAAATTCCTTAATTATTAAACAAAAGATAATTTAAGTCACTGTAGAAAAATAACATTTACATTTTCTACATTTACAAGTTAATTATAACTTGAAGGAATCGACCAATCCCACTACACCAAAATTCTACTGTGAAACAGTAAAATCGTGGTTTACTTTTATAATGTCTTTAAAGAAGTCTATATTTAAGTTAGATGTTTTATAACTGAAATCTTTAAAGACTTTCCTTATTATGTTTAAAGCACCATTTAAATCTGCATTTATAGTTCCTTTAGAACTTTTGAATAAACCTCTGTGTATTCTTTCACCTTGATATATGTCATGTTTACATGGAAATTCATCATCGAAGAAAGAACATTTAGAAGTATATGATTCTTCAGTCTCTATAACGTTTATTCCTTTTAAAGATGCTTTGTATTTAATTTTATTAATTAAATTATTAAAAGGTATATAAACAAAATTTTGATTGTTTTTACGTCCTAAGTTAATCTCTTGTTTCCAAGATGTGTTCTTACCAATTACAATGGTATTGAAGTTATTAGAAACTGCTTGATTAATTAAATCAGAACTATATTTATGTAGACAACTATTTATTTTGTTCATTCTATTTCTATAGATAGAACATATTTTCTCCGTTATAATGTTTTTGGATAAAGATTTAAGTTTAGAAACTTGTTTATTACAAAACTGATTTACAGATTTTAAATACTTTCCATCATAGATTAAAGGTTTGAAGTCGTTAGTGTTAGACACTACAGACATCAAGTTATTTAAACCTAAATCAATACCCAGTACTCTGTTATTATCCTCTTTTAGAGGAATCTTATCAGTAGAATAGATAATCAAAATTTTTATAGTTCTGTTTTGAGTCCTGATTATATCTATTTGTTGAACTGATTCAGGTTCTATATACTCAGGGAGTTCAAACGTACAATTTAAACCCGTAAGTTTTATAACTCCATTTTTAATCGTCCTTGAAATAGCATTCTTTGGAAAAGAAAGTCTGTTTCTACCTTTGGTCTTATCTAAGTACTTAGGTATTCTAGCTTTTAAACCCTTTTTATACAAAGCAAAGAATGATTTATATGCTAGATACACTTGTTTACATACTTGCTGTGAAACAGCAACAGGTAAAGCTCTATAATCGGGATTATTTGCGTCTTGCAACTGTTTAGACAGTTCAAAGTTACCTATAAACCCTTTTAGATTAGAATCTTTAGAATCTCTTTTCTGAAAGAAAATCTGTCTTTCTACATATAAACAAGTATTATAGAGATTTTTAGATAAGAACATCATTCTATCTAGTTCATTATAACTAGAATCAAAAGGTGTAACTTGTATTTCTCCTATAAGGAGAGTTTTTGTTTTATCTTTCATAAAAGTCTCTTTTTAATATCTTCTATAATTATATTATATATAAAATCACAAAAAACAATATTTTTTTAAAAAAATGCTCTTTGATGTTTAAAGAGCATTTAAAGCATTTAATTATAAGGGTTTATGTTGTATTTTTCAAATAAGACTTTTAGTTTTTTAGTGAGTTTTTTTGATTTTGGGTATTCCAAGACCTTTCCTGTTTCCTTAGAATATAGCTTGTTCAACTTATTAAAGTTTTTCTTTGAAACTTGAGGTTCTTTCTTGACCTCAGTTGGATGAACAAAAGGATAGGTTCCCTTAGAGTAATACTCTATCAGTTTCTGGAGGAACAGGATCCTATCCTTTGTCGTTCTAATCTGAAGGAATCTGAATAACGCATTGGTTATCTTTCCTTCTGCTAAGTTACACCCTTGGCAAAGCGCTCCTCTGACTAAGCCATTTCCATCTGGACCATTTTCGTCTGATTTCCTCATTTTGTGTTGATGGTCCAGGACACTCTCTTCTAACGTTAAAGGTTTACCACAGATAGCACACCTAAATCCCTGAGACTCTAGTATTTGTGCTTTTATTTCTTTTATCTCTGATGTTTTTAAGTCTCTTAATTCTAACTCTTCGGGATTAGGTGTGTTTTCCATAGCAAAATTAACCTCTAAAAACGTAAGTAAAATGATACTCTTTTGTTACTGGCTTGTATTCAGTGTTCTTAAATTCTCTCATTTTATTTCTCCTATATATCAAAATAAAAATCAACTTAGACCTACTTCGTAAAGATATTCTTTACATTATTATTATATTAAAAAATTTGAAGCAGGTCAACCTTTTTTAATTTATTTATATGAGAAGTAAAAAAATATGATATAGGTCAAACTTTTAAAAAATCACCAGTCTGTTTCTGATAGGTCCTTTGATTTCATATTGTTCTCTATGAGTTGCTTTAGATAATAATCCTGTGAGATAGCATCACCTGCTTCAACAGGATCCACATCGTTCTTAAAGCAAAAAGACATAATCAAGTCAACAATAGGAATAGACGAGTCTTTCTCTCTTTCCTCTAAGATAAACTTTAAAATTCTGTTTGTAAGTTTAGCATATTCCAGGTCAACAGGATTTACTTCTGCCATTTCAACTTCTTCCATATATTACTCCTTGTCCTGTTTTGGATTAAACTTAACATTCTTATACACTCTCTTAATGCTTTCAATAGCACTGAGTTCATCTATGTCTACATCATCCATCTCAGAACATCGAATAATCAAAGTGTTCTTAGGACCCTTTAAGAATTCTTTCTCAGACTCGATGGCGTCATATATCCTCTTTATAATTCCCTTAGACTTAACAAAGACTTCTTTCTCAACAGTTTCTTCAGTCTTTTTCTTTACTTCCCAAGGTTCCAGAATGTTATCATTATTAAACTGGATACTAAGTTGTTGCTTAATAAAGTCCTGTTCTTTTTTATTCTTTGATATTATAAAGATAATGGAATTTGTAATTATCTGTGAGATGTAAGCAAATGCCTTTACTGGCTCACCACTTCTCTTAGAAATAATAGTATGGTCAAAGTTATCTAAGTACTTCAAAATCTTGAATACTGAATCTGACATAAAGTCATCATAGTAGGTGTAACCTCTGAACTGGGGTTTAGTCAAAATGTGTCTTACCATCTCCATAATGATAAGCCCAAAACGTTCATAGTTAAGGTTGTCAACTGGAGTATTCTCAGACTTCTTGATGATAAAATCTGTTACCTTATTTTTAAAGGACTGGAACCTAGCCTTGTCAGTTTCTGGTTTCTTTGAGATACTGGATAGAAGCTTAATGTACTTATTGATCTTTCTGTTGTCTCTAATGTTTTTGGGAGAGTTGACTGTTATAGTTTTTGAACTTCCTTCTGTCTTACTGAGTTTTCTAGCTGTTTGAATTCTGATGATTATGGATTTTAATTCCAGTTCATTTGTGTAGTTATGTTTCACTCTTAAACTCCTTTGAATAAATTGTTCAGTTATTATTTTATTATAATAAACAATATATGTGGTTTCAAGTGTTCATTCGTCAAAATCTCAAAAATTTTGTTTCAAATTTGACTTAAATTCAAAATATAAATACAATCAAAAGTATTGGACTTTGGTATTAGACTATGGAAACTTCACTTAACTTTGCACAAAAGACAAACTTTATTGCTGGGTGTCCTCAGATAAAAGGACTGGAATTTTATCTTCAGTCTGTAAGTCTTCCTGGAGTTAACCTGGAACTTGGAAATGCTAAAACATTTGCCTTAGGTGCTTACTTTGCTCCAAGTGCACACTCATTCTCAGACTTAAGTTTAGACATTCTTATAGATGAAAACTTTGAAATCTATAACTCATTCTTTCAGAACATTGTAGATGCTAAGTCTTTAGTGAATGGAACTTACGCACAGATAGAGTTTGATTTTTATGTCCAAGTCTATAATAACAAAGGAAAACTTTTATTCACTGAGTTCTTTAAGAACTGTATGTTAGAAAGCATAGGAGATGTTAATCTTACATCTACAGACAACACTGTGGTTAACTCATTTTCAGCGACTTTTAAGTTTGAGTGGTTAGAGATTCTTAAAGACGGATTAAGTGAAGAAGACAGAAAGAAATGGAACATTTATCCTAAACTCAAACCAAAGTGTCATTGTGATGAGACTTGTGAGAAGTGTAAGGAAAACAACTGTGATCCATCTAAGCCTAAGCAAAATAATCCATAGAGGAATTTAGAATGTCAAGACAACCTGATATAGAAAAAACACTAGACCAAGGAGTCCAAATTCCAAGGACATCTAGCACAAACTGGGATATCCCTGTTAATGATAACTGGGAACTCTTAAATAATACAATAAAGAGAAAGTTCTCTAAAGACAGTTCTGAGGAACAGGTCATTCAGGGGGCCAGAACAACTGTGTTATCTAAGTTTAGATTTACACAGGTTATTGAGGGAACTTCTGACAAAGCAAATGAAGCAACTAAGGTCTCTAAGAGCCTAACTATTAATAACGAACAGTATGATGGTTCTGAGCCAAAGGAGTTTGAACTTGTAGAAAAATCAGATGTTCAAAACACCTCAGGGCACATTCCAAGATTTACTTCTGAAGGTCATTTACTTTTACCTTCAGGAATTGAGATTTGGTGATATTATAGGTGATTAAAATATGTACAGTATAGGAACACTTTTCAAGTCTCAGAAGGAGACTATGTCAGACGAGAGTCTGAAGACTGTTAATGCCCACAAACAGTTTCTAAGAATTTTAAAACAGTTATTCACAGATGCAAACTGGAATATCATAGATTATAAGGAAAATTATGAAAGTCCTTACTCAGCTATAGAAGCAAGTTCTACTTATGCTTCTAATGATGAAATAGAGCAAAGACAGTTGTTTGTAAGTAATCCTTCAGAAACATTGTATTTTGTCTTTGAAACAGGAAGCGACTTTTCTAAGGACTCCTTTAACATTGGAGTTTGGACATTTCCATCTTTTGATGACACCAAAGACATCCACCAACAGGACTTCTCAAACACTAAGACTATCATTGCTTCAAATGACTCCTTAGAGTATTTTGCGTGTGTTGATGATTTTCATTTATATGGATTTCTATATATAAACAATCAGTTTTCATCTAACTTTTACCTAGGTTTTATAGACCAGTTTGAATCTAAGGCAAATTATCCTTTCTGTGTTATTAGTTCAACTCAGTATCACACTGATGGATTTTTTAACAATATTCCACCTGCTTCAGGAGGCTATTACCCTTACTATATGAAGGAAACAGAAAACACATCAGAATACCTGAGATACTATAATGGAGATGTAACTGATGATTTAAATTATGGACGTCAAAATGCACACTCCTGGACTGACCAAAGTTTCTACAGTCCTTCATTTGACTTTATTGCATGGGGTTGTTACTGTCCAGGATGGCCAAACTATCCATCTACAGGTGACTATGGCTTAGGAGAATTGTATGTAATGGCATCAGGACAAAGCAATAGTTCGTGTCACACTCCTTATATTATCCCTAAGATGATACTTCCAGGAAAGTTAAATGGTGTCTATAAGATATCAGGATTTAACATCTACACTAAGTTCGTTATCCAGGTAGGAGGAACAGATGTTGACATTCAGGACTCTTCTCCTGCTAGTGTTAAAGGGTATGTAGATGCTATCATCCAGTCAGGCGGAAGAGCATTTGTTGTGGCTAATGACTTAAATAGAATTGGTCCACAGAACTATATTGTTATAGAAATGAAATAGGATATAGGATTTTAAAATGTATAAAAAAGTAATAGTCACAAAGAACATAAATGATGATGCTTCAGTTCTTAATAATACTATAAGAGAAAAAATAAAAGACTTTATGGTCTTAAATGGATGGACTTTAGATACTTCTAAGTCTCATGGATGTAATTATTGTCTTTATAAAGACTTCAGTTCACAAAACAATTCTCCATCTTTGAACTACTGGACTCCTCCAACCTTTGAGTATCTCTACAGTGGTAGCGGAAGCACTTTTTCTCAGAATGACCCTAATGGAGAGTTTCATTTTTCTATAAGTAAACCTCTACATAACTCAAGAGTGATTTCTATTTATCCTTTTGAAAATCCATCTACCCGTTTCTGGCGAATTGAGAACAAAGGGTATGGTGGCGGTGTTCTTCAGGGATATAACACATCAGGAACTGAAATCACAAAACTATGTACTCAGGACCCTTCAGGCTACGTAGACTCAGGAGACCGATACGACACAGATGGTTTCTTTTCTGGCCTAGGTCTCCTCAAAAAAGACTTTACTACTACCAGATGGCAGTATGCATCTAACACTTCAAATTACTATACTGACAGGTATTTTAAATTCAATGGTGAAATAAGAATCGATGACAATGTCGAAGAAGTATCTGTTGAGATGTTCTATTTTACTGATACAGACCTTCAGGAAGAGTTCTATTTTGTCTTTAAAACAGACAAAATGTTTGGTCGTTTAACAGTTCCTAATAACAGATTTTATCAGACAGTTGGATTTGTGAAGATCCCAGGACTTCCTTTAATCTGCTCTTCAACAGTATACGAGTCTACAAATGCACTTACATTTTCATCATATGGATATCTTAATCAGTCATTTAAAGTATATACAGACTCTTATGGTGTAAAATCATTTTTGTCAAGATTTGACGAAGATGGTCCAAGTTTTAAGATGAATGACATTTATGGTGATGAACAATATTTTATTAATCCTATTAATATGTCAACATCAGAAAATGTTTCTTCAACATTTAATCCTAGATTTGATGCTCCTGATACTACTCCTGACCTGTGGCTTCACCATACCACTGGAAACTATATTCCTTTCCCATACCCTCAAAACAGTTCATCAGGAAAGTATGACATCAGCTATACAGACTGTGACCTAGCATACAGACATCACCCTCTTAAAATTTTTGGAACTTGTTGGTGCGTAGTTCCTTGGATGAAACAGACTGTAAACAACATAGAACACACAATATATGGATGTTTGGTCTGTGACAATATCTTTGGTTCTTATGAGTTCTTATATGATAAGTCTTGTAGTTCTCAAACGGGAACATCACTTATAGTTCCTATTCAGAGACAGTTTAAAAAGTATATGTATAGAATTGGGCCAAGACACATTAAATGGTACAACATGTTCTATACTGTTCCTGAAAAGGTTTTAAATCCAACACAGGATGATATTTCCTTGACCTGGAAAGCGTATCCTTGTAAGAGGAGAAGCATTCAGGGATATGTGAATTTTACAACTCAGGCATTCGAAAGTGCTCTTTACTGGACACATCCAGTGACAAAGCTTCAATTTGTTAGAGTCAATTTGCGAACAAACCAAAACTCATATTCATCAAATCCGCCTTTGTCGGAAATGTTTTGGTTTACAGAAGGAGACCCTGCTCAAAGCGCGACAGGACAGTCTGTTCTTAGTGATTGTCAAATTGGAGCAGAGTTAGATGCGTCAGGTCCTGAAGGATTTGCTATTGATAACTCAGATTATGATGCTTCTAATGTAGAAACAATTGATTTAGATATCTAAGGAAGAAAAATGTTATCATCCAGTGGAAGAATGGTTGTCTACCTTAATGAAAAACTAATAAATCCATCGATTGGTTGTGATGTGTTTGAGTTTCAGCCTTACTTATCAACCTACACAGACCATCCCCTGGATAACTTTAAGAACAACCTAAATCAGTCTATATCTCATCAAAAACAAGACACTCAGATTGTTAATATTCCTCTACAAGAACAAAGAACAGTTCTAAAGAAAGGAAATGTTAATGATATGACTGTAGGGTTTATCCAAGGTAAGATAAACCATACTCCAGTAGCAGACTTTGAGGCGGAAATTATAAATGGAGACTTGTTCCTTACCAATACTTCATATGACCAGGATGGTGACGAACTGGATTTCCACTGGAAGATATCAGACGATATTTTGTTTACTTCAAAAAATGTGAGATATCAGTTCCAAAACACAGGGGTCCACAATATCACATTAACTGCTTCAGATGAAGAACTTTCTAATTCTAAGTCTATTTCTATAGTAGCAGATGGCGCTCAAGGTTATGCTGAGTGTGTCCTTGTAGACTTCAGTGTAGTTCAAAACGGAAATACTTTCTATATCACAGACACATCTGAGGGAAGAAATACTTTTGGTTATGACAGGAAGTGGACCTTAGATGGAACCGACTTAGAGACAACAGAGGAAACTTTGACCTTAGTCTTATCTGATAAGCAAAGACATACTCTGACCCTAACCTGTTCAGCAGGACGTTTCCAAGACTCAGTAGACAAGTATCTCTATGCAGATGTAAGTGCTATTATTTCTGTTAATTCTGTTATTATAGACAAAGGAACTTCAATTGAGTTAGATGGAACTAACAGTTTTGCTATTGAAGACCAAGTTAATAGCTATGAGTGGGATGAGGTATGATTTCAAACGAACCAAAGATAATAGTAAGTCCACCTGAGACTACTACTTACAGGTTAAAGATAACAACTCAGAGTGGAATGACTGACTTTACTGATATTATAGTCTATGTAAAAGAAGTCTTAGAACTCAGATTTGACTACACAACAGGAAACATTATAGACCAAAATAATAATGTTATCTTAACTAAGAAACAAGCATTAGCAAGAAACTGGGCAGCCAATGGAAACTCAGTTTTGACTTTGAATGACTTCACACAGTCTAATCCTCATTTTGATGTGGCTAACAAAGGAGGATTAGTCTTTAGGTCTGAGTGCTATGTTCCTGATAACTCAAATACTTTAATTTGTGGAATGTCCTTAGAAGAATTAAAAAGCATTGCTTTATATAATAATAAACTAATTATTGATAATATAGAATATAGCTTTCAAAGTACATCTTATATTTCCTTTGAAATGGCTATTGTTTATGATACATCTATCCCCAAATGGAAATTTAAGTGTTTAGCTAAAAATTCTTTAACAAACGAAGTCTTAGTTGACCAGGAACTTCCAGTGGATATTGGAGTCTTCGACTCTTATCTGTTTTTGTATTTTATTGATAATACTGTAGCTAAAGAAGGATTTTACTTTGGAACTGACTCTAAACCTGTGCCTTCTTTGGTCAGAAATCACCTCTCAGTTAAAGATGGAACCAAAGTAACTTTAGATGCTAGTGGTTCTTATGACCCTGATGGAAGTAGTGTTTCATTTTCATGGAGTTCTAAAGCATATAATGGTTCAAGATATAGGAAACTTTATCTTTATGATTCTATAATACAAACAGAAGTTTCAGGTTCTAAGTGGTTTAAGGTTAGTGTGAGTGACTTAGACGGAACATCTGAGAAGGAAGCTATAGTTTCAACCTATACATCTGAACAGATAGACTCAGGGATTTATAGATTAAAAGCAGTTCAGGATGATGTTAAAGAACTTTACTCTTATTCTTGGACTAAGGATAACGAAGAAACCATAATTGGAACTGAGAACAGTATAGTAGTCCAACCTCAAGGAGATGAAACTTACAGATGCTTGATAACAGAATTAGAGACAGGAATAACAGACTTAGTTGAAATTCCTCTTCAAGGAGATAATAGAGTTATCCATGTCTATGACACTGTAAATGATATCTACCAGGAAATAAGAGTCTACTCGTCTAACTCTTTAATGGAAAACTACATAGAATGTAAAGTAGATGGATACTTAGGATATATTGCTATTTCTGAGGAAGCGCTGAACAATCTTAATGACCCAAGAAAGAGTCTTTTGAAGTGCAAAAAGAATAATATTGTTTACAACATATTGAAATATGTTTAGAAACATTTAAAATCATGTTTCTTATATAAAGACATAGAAAATTAATAAAGAGAACATCTAAGATGTTCTCTTTTAAACACTAAAAATGCATTTTACAGATAAGTCTCTCGGTTTCAATCCAAATTTCATTATAACGTTCTAACCAAGGTCCAGGTTCAAATTCAAACTCACAGTTATATATTGGATGGTCTAAGACTTCATTTTCAGAAAAGGTCTTAGACCAAAAATAGTCGCCTGTCCAAAACAAAAACTTAGCATCTGGAAACTTTTTATGTAGTTCACTAACAGTCGTTTTCATATTTGTCTCCTATTACCACTGGGCATCTTTCGGGACATAGTCATCTATTTTTTTCTGAAGGTCAGAGCCTAAAAACTTAGTTCTTAGAGTTTCCTTGAAATCGTCTCTGTTCATAATGATAACTCTTTCATCCTGAACTTCTTTGATTGTCTTTATGCTCTTTCCTGATTCTTTTAACTTAAAACTATTAAACGCGATAAAAACATTATTGTCTATAATAGAATCATCAGTTCTGTTTGGAATAATCCAAATATCACCTTTGATTATATCAGAAATTTTAGTTCCTTTAGATGTCTTTGTATTCTCAAAGTCTCTAATTATTTCTTTCATTGTAAGAGAGACACCTCTGTGAGTACTCACAAGGATTTCTTCTTGGACTCTTCTGTCTCTTTGGTTATTTTGAATTTTAGCTACCTCGACATCATTCAAAACCCAAACTAAGTGGATATTTTCAGGATTATACTGTCCTAACAAAGCATAGTCATAGATTAAGTCTAAAATGCCTTTGTCTCTTAGAGTAATGTCAAAAATAACATTTGGTTTTCTCGAAGTGTCTAAAGCATTTAAAAAGAAATTCTTCTTTAGTCTATTATCATAGTCTTTTTTAAATGTAAAGAAATGGAGTATACTGGTATCTAAAGGGTCTTTTAAGTCTAGTTCAGAAGGTTTAATCTTATTCTTTAAGATATATTTTGCTCTGTTGTCTAAGTCATCATTCTTTGAAACATACTCAGTTCTCAGATATTCCCAAAATGACTCGTTAAAGACATCTGACTGAACAATAAGACCCTTTAAACTGTCAATATCAAAAGTCTTCCCATCCATCAAAAGAAGTTTGTCTTTGACAAACCCTTTACCACTTCCTGAACCACCTGCTAAGATGACAATATTCCCAAACTTGGGATATACCATTTTTCCTAAAGAGATTCCTGACTCTAAGATGAGAGAAAACTTCATTTAAACTCCTTATGTATCTAGGGACACTAAAAATTCCAACGCTTCTAAGAATCCATCCTGTTTACCATTCAGATAGTCTGTGACTTTAGACTTTATATTTGGACTACTATCTAAGCATCCAAAAACTTCTAGAGTTTCTCTACAGTCATCAATGTCATCAATTTTAACTGCTAAGAAACTCTTTAATTTTTCGAGGTTAGACATTTTGGTCTCTTCTTTTACCTCAGTTTCCTTAGACTCTTGGGGTGTCTTTGTATCTTCTCTAAGGTCATAGTCTAAGACTACATCTACAATGTTCTGTCTTGGATGCTTTGTAACAGAGGTAACATCTAAGTTAAACTTATCAGGAAGGGTTGCAGGCTCTCCACTATAAATCTTTCCGCCAAACAGAAACACGTTTACTTCTCTGACATTTAAGATTCTTAAATCATCCATCAATGTATTTATTTTCATATTAAGTCCCCCAAGTATTTCCAAAGATTGTCACATGAAGTCTTGGGCTCAGAATAAATCCCTTTGCTAAAGCAATTAAAGCAGTCTTTCTAAGATTAGAATTATATCTGTCCTCAATTCCTCCCTCAGGCATAATATAGACTTCTTTGATATCTACATCTTTAATGATATTATTGATTTCATCTAAGTCTTCTATATTAGAAACAACAAATTTTAAATAACTGTCATTCTTTGAAAGTTCTTCTAGAACAGAAAGCTTTATTGCTTTGTCTCTTGGAACTCCTGAACATCTTAACTTAGGACTAATACTAAACAACAGTTTGTTTGTCTTTTGAATTTCATCTATAAGTTCTTTAGATGGAGACTGTGACCCATTAGTTTCAAAGGACACTAAGTTAAATTTTAGTTTATCTGAGTGCTTCTGAAACAGAGAAACAATAAACTTCTGTGTTCTTGGAAGTAAAGGTTCTCCTCCAGTAAAGACTAAGTCTACGTTCTCAGTCTTAACACCATTTAAGGTATCTAAGATAGTCATTACTAACTGGTCTTCATCCACTTCAGGACTAAATTCCTTAAAGGATGGGTGCCAACTTGGATAACTGTCACACCCTGTTTTAGCTAATGGAAGTTCACTATAACTATGGTATTTGTCTTTGTTCTTAGCAATTTCATCAGGTTCAGTTGACTCCTGCCCTAAAGGAAGACCAAACCCAGGACATCTAAAATTACATCCAAAGAATCTTACAAACACTGAAGGATGACCGACTCGTCTTCCTTCACCTTGTAAGCTATAAAAAACTTCTGAGACTCTACTTAACATTATAATATGCCTCACACTGTTCTGATTCATAGATTACATTGTTCTTATAGATAACAGTTAGGATAATAGCATCGCCATCTTCCTGCGACAAAGCGTCTATAATTGCGTCTTTCTCACTGTCATATTCTTCCATGTCATACTCATAACCTGTAATATCGGCGGCTATTTTAAGAGCATGAGTTTCATCCTTAGCATCAAATGAGAAATAACCATGACGGTTATTTCCATCTGTGTAGAATACTATCGTGTTTTTAAGTTTCATATTTAAGTCCTTGTTGAATAAAGGAGACTTAAAGTCTCCTTAGTGTTTGATATTAGTCTTTAAAGATTTCAGGAAAGTGCTTTTCCATCAACTTGTCAAATTCTTCTCTGCCAAAGAGGTCTTCGTAGAGTTCACTAAGAGCGCAAGAAGCATATGCGACGTGCATTGTAAGGTCATCATCACCATGAAGTTTAAGTTGTTCTCTAAATGCTCTCTGGGTGTTGATTAACTTTTCTTCGATAACCTTTCTCATTTCTTTAGCGTTCATATCTTTTCTCCTTAAATCTATCTCTTTATGTTTATTATTATAATGTATTTTAAAAAGAAAATCAAGTAAAAATTTTAGTTAAAGTCAAATTTTTATAACCCTAAAAGAGCATTTAGTTCATCTGAGGATAATCCCTGTGATACTTTTTTGTCATGTTCCTTAGCAATTTGATTATTTGCTTTATTATCTTCTATAATAGCACTTTTAATTTCTCTTTCAGCATCTGCTTTTTGCTGAGTAGTAGCAAACTGTGTTAGAGCATTCTCAGGTTGCCCTTCATTCTGTAAAATTTCCTTAAATCTCATTTTTGGATAATCTATGTTCATCATAAAAGAATCTGTCATCCCAGTGTATCTGTTCTTAGTAATCTTAATGATTACCTCTGAGTTTGTTTTCATCTGCTCATTTTGTAAAATCATTAACATCATGTCAGCAGTGGCATTTGTACCGTATGAATCAGAAACTGCACTGTTATCAACTCCATCTGTTTTGTTGATGGCACAGTTATGAATTAGGATGTCGTTAGCATAAAACACATTATTTCCATCCAAGGAAATATCAACCATTTCAACTGGTTCAACTTCTTCGATGCTCTCTATTTCATCATTAAAGTCTAAAGTTTCTGAGAGTTCCTGAGATTTAAGAACACCCAAGTAATCATTAAAGTCTAAAATCTTCATCTTATCACACTTCCCATTATGATGTCTCATAAAATTTCCTTTATCTAACCATTTTTGGCAAACTTCGCAAAAACAGTCTTTTGGTCGTTTCCTTCCTTTTAAAGGACTGTCTTTTTTGATTCTTTCAGGATTTAAAATACATTTTTCTCCGTGATGTTGGTTATATGCCTGCTTAGTAAAGAACTTTCCACAAAACTCACACTGATGGTCTTTTATTCGTTGTTTTGCCTTTTCTGATAATTTTTGTTTAGCATTTTCAGAGATAATTCTTCCCTTCAATGCCTGTGAAATTTTCTCTGAAAATCCTTCAGGTTTGGCTTTACCTTTTCCAATCTTGGAGAGTTTTCTCTTTGTCTCCTCTGTATGTGTCTTTCCCTTATGACTCTCAGAAAGCTTTCTCTTAGTTTCTTCAGATAATGTTCTTCCAGTCATTAACTCAGACATTTTATTTTTGTATTCTTCAGAATGTTTCTTTCCATAAAAATATGCATTTTTACCTGAATATTTGCTTTTCCCTGTTTTTGGGTCAATACGTGATAATCTTGATTTTTCCTTTTCCTCTTCCGTATGGATTCTTTCCGAATTAAATTTTATTAGTCTTTCTTTCGCTTCAGGATGTGCGTCCCACCATTCCTTTGATTTCTTTGAAATTTTGTCTCTGATTTCGGGATGTTTGATAAGATTTTCTCTCACAAATTTTGAAATCTGTCGCTTTCTTTCATCTGAATATTCTACACCTCCTGTGTCAAAACCTACTGATGTTTGACGTGCTTTATTATAGAATTCTTCATTACAAGCTACATCATATTTTTTATGTAGAAGACACTCTAATTCTATAGCTTCTTTTCTACTTTTAAAATTTTTTAAAACTCTATATTTAAATCTTTCAGGATGTTCCTTCTGTTCGTTTATAAAATCTTTATCTCTTGAAGATGAAAAATACTTCTTACCAATTACATCATACGGTTCTAAATCTGAAGACTTTACTCCAATATACTTTTTATGAGTTATTTTATTCCAAATAAGATAAACAAAATTATTTTTCATTTATGTGAACCTTAGCTCCTTTCTTTAATCCCACCCTAATTGACATCAGACCTTTTTCAGTTGGAATTCTGTGATCCTCTGAGACAATAATCTCCTTTCCTGATTTTGTCCTGATTTTAAACGCTCTCTTAACTTCAGGTTCTGTTATATTCTTTATTGTATTATGGTTTCCATTTGTTGTCAATAACTTATCGCCGATCTTTAAATCTTTAACTTGTTTAATTCCTTTGTCTGTTATAACATTGGTAAAGACTGAAAAACACCTATTCAGTTGAGAACATGTAACCACTGGAACAGAGTTTCTCACAGCAAATGCTCTTACTTCTTCACCTATGCTTTTAACATAGCTATACAAACCTGAATTAGGACTTAAAAGGTCAGATTTCATAATTCCAAGATAGTCTATAAAGATTATATCAAACTTTATATTCTTTTCAGTATAGAATTTATCTACTAAGTCCTGAAGAATTGATGCTCCCATTGACCCAGCAGGATACTCTTTAATGAACAGTTTACCACACTTTCCAGATGCCTTGACTTTGTCATATTCCTGAATGACCTGTTCTTTAGTTGTAAAAGGTCTCTCTAATCCCTGAAGTTCACCTGGAGTCTTAGAAAGGTCTCTAAATGAATTAACATCTATATTAAAGACATTAGACTGAATTCTCTTTAACATCTCATTCTGAGACATTTCTAAGGATACTAACAGGATGTTTTTATTATCTAAGAGCATTCCTGAGATTAAGTCACACATCAAAAGAGACTTACCTACACCCTGTGCGGCTAAAATCACATTTAAAGTTCCTGGAAGGAATCCTGCTCCTAATCTTTTGTTTAAAGACTTATGCTGAGTTTTGATTCCAAATTCTCTCTTAGAGTAGTATTCTATCTGTTTGTCTAAATCGTCAAAGTCTAAACCTAAGTCAGAGTCTATTTGAACCTTGTTCATTTCTTCCATAATAGACTGTGCTTTCTTCATCTTAGACTCGTCTTTGTTCATCAAACCATCACTTCCAACTTCTAATCCTTTATAGAAGATAGCACTTTTAATGAACTTGATGGTCTCGTCACACATAAACTGAGTATTAGTATTAAGTTCTGTTTCTGAAACTTTCTTTAATGATTCTATAATAGACTTTCTAGTTTCTTCATTTGGAACATCTTTAACCATTGCTACTAAAGATACATTCTGTGGTTTTTGATGGTACTTAGAGTAATATTCTTTGATTAGCTTAAAAACCTGTTGGTCTCCAAATGACTTAAAATAATCTGATTTTAAAATTCCAATGGTTTTGTTAAAAAATTCACCATCTCCTAAGAGACTCTTCAAAATAATAGATTCAAACATTTTAGTTCCTAATTCCTTCTAAATAAGTTCTTTGATTTTATTTTATAATAATTTAAGTTAGATATCAATATGAACTTCAGATATTCTTTAGAAAATCTGGTCCCATTTAGAATCAAATATTTGATTCTAGTTCAGACATCTGAGACTTGTGCGTAGCACAAAAATCCAGATGTTTGAAGGTTTTATACTCCGAGAGTTCCTTCCCAAGAGTTTGGTAAGATTTGTTGTAGACAACAGACTCACCGAATTTTAAAATATTAATTGCTGAATTATGATCTCTATCTAAATTGTTACCACATTCACACTGTAGTGTACGTTTGGTAACATCTTTCATTTCTGAATGAATTTTTCCACATTTACAACAAATTTGAGAACTTGGGTAATATTTGTCCGCAAGGACAAGATGACACCCAAATTTCTCAGCATTTTCTTCTAACTTTTTAAGGAAATAACTCCATTGTAACAAACTTACTGACTTTCCATGATTTCCACCCTTGGTGGAAGTTTTGGCATCTAAGTAAGATGTATGCCTAGACATTTCTTTGAGGTCTAAATTTTCGACAACTATCAATTCATTGTGTTTACACAAATCTCTTGATAACTTGTTGATATAGTCCTTCTGAATGTTATGAATTCTTTCGAAGAGTTTGTTACGTTTCATCGTTAAACGATGAACTTTAACAGAGGTACGAGACTTTTTCTTAGATTTGGTTCTCATCTTTGAAATAGTTTCATTTAAGGAATCTATCTTCTTTTGAAGTGATTCCATCTTAGACCTCTTTGTTGAGAACTCTGGTGTCTTCGCACCAAAACTATCAACAAAGAAATCTCTTAGCGAAAAATCAAGACCAACATGACTGTTATCTACACGTTCTTCGTAAACCTTGTCGACCTCGACAAGTAACGAAATCTTGTAAACTCCAGTTTTGGTTCTTCTAACTACTGCTGACTTAATTTTACCTTTTAATAATTCATCTTTTATATTCTTATTTAAAATTTGAATCTTACCAATAATTGGCAATTTTACGTATGATTTTGACTTATCATCATGGTCGAACGAAAGTTTTACATTATTAGTATAAAAATAATCTTTATGAGCCTTTTTAGACCGAAAATGAACAATTCCCACTGACTGTCCTTTTCCTCTCTTTGCTCTATTAATTTTATTTGTTTTTATGAATTGAAATTTAACTTGTTGAAGTGACCAAGAATAAGGACCTTTCAGGAATTCGTTTTCCTCACATAGATCCTGATAATCCTTATAATCTGGAATTCTATTTTCCTTTAAGCATGATAAGTATTCTTCTACATATTTGTTATAGATGAATCTTGTATTGTTTAAATGTTTATCAAGAAGAATTTTCTGAGACTGAACGGGATTTAGTATTAATACTAAACCCTTGATATTTTTCTCAGAAGTTTTCTTAGCCATTATTAAATCTCCTTGATTTTTTTATTTAAAAATATTATATAATTTATTTGTAAAAGAATCAATACCATTATATGTCCTTAAAGACCCTATTTTAATATGCTTCTATAAATAGACATAAAAGTTTAAAGGTATTTAAAAATGGGCGGAAACATCAGAGTCTTTAAAGACAACATCAAAACAACAGCACAGACTGTTCCTTTAGATAAAATTGGGCGTTCTAACTTTTGCTCTAAAGTAAGAAGTATCTTAGATGAAATAAACTTAGAATTAAACTGTTGGACACAAAGTTCCATCGAGACTGGAATTATCTTTAATGGGAGTTCTCAGTATGTGTTTAATCCTGAAATATCAGACTCAGATATCTTGGGCGTTAAAAAGTCTATTGGTGACGTAGACGTAATGATAGACAAAGTCTATAAAGAACCACTAATAAAGTATCTTTCTAACTTAGACTCAAAATTGTTTAAAGGTTTTGTCTATAATGAAAAGATAGACCAAATTCATTCAGTGTTTAATGTTGGAGTAAACTGTCAGATAGACTTTGAGTTTGTTGAATTTAAAGACTTAGAACCAACTGAGTTTGCTAGATTCAGTCATAGTTCTAGTTTCTTAGATGCTCAGTATGGAATCAAAGCAGTCTTTCACAAATTCTTAATAGGTGCTACTACATATACTACATCTCAGAATATCTTAATTGCTGACTATAATGGAAATTTAGTTAAAGATGACAAAATTCCTAAGTTTGCAGTGTTCAGTGTAGTAGATGGTTTTAAGATAAAATATAAGCCTTTATATAATAAGACAAAGAAAGAATTTGTAAAGGTCTGTGGTCTCCAAGTTTTTATTAAGAACAAAAATCCATCAAGCACAAATGTAAGAAGATTTTATAAGTATTTGTTTAATAAAAAAGACTTAAATAATTATGATAAGTTTTGGTCTTTTATTGGGGTCTGTGAACTGATAAAAGAGTCTTTTACAAGGGACAAAGTTAATGAGATTCATTCTAAGTTCTGTGAGATGCTTGTGAGTCACAAAGTATCTAAGAATCCAGAAGAAGACAAAGAATTAAAATACAATGCTTATAAAGTGTTTATAGACATTTTAGGATTTGAAGATTATTTTAAGTTTTTCTATAAGGAATAATTATGGGTGGAAATGCTATTGTTATGGACCACAACACAAAGGAACAGTTCTTTGCTGAAAAGGTCCCACTACAAACAATTGGACGAACATATTTCGTCCAGGAAGTCAACAAGTTCGTAACTGATTTCAATCAGTTATTTGAAAAAGTAACAAAGAAACGTCTTTGGGAACCTGAACAGATAACCTCAGGAAATCTCTTTAATGGAAGTACATCTTACATAATGTGTCCTAACTATGACTCAAAGGAAATTGAGGAGGTTAAGCCATTTGTTGGTGATATAGACATTGTTGTTCCTAAAGAACTGAAGTTAGAACTATATAACTTTCTAAGAGACTTAGAAGGAAAAGAACTGAGTCCTGATGTAAAATACTTAGGGTGTAATAAACCTGAGTTTAAGCCAACTATGTCTCAGATAAACTGTGTGTTTGATATCTTGTTTAAAATAAATGGCATTGGTGAACTCAGAATCTATACTCAAGTAGACTTTGAATTTACAGATTTTATAGATGGAAAGCCATCTCAATGGGCAAGATTTGGACACTCAAGTAATCTTAAAGATGCTAAGGTAGGAATTAAAGCAGTCCATCACAAGTATCTTCTAAGAGCACTAGTAGGAACTAAGAACGAAGACCCTCTAGGAATTGTTATGTTAGGTGATACTCAGTTACCTAAGGTTGCTCGTTTAAAGATATTTGATGTTAACTTAGGAATCTGTACTCAGTTAGAAGTCTTAACACAGTCAAAGGAGCAAAATACATACAAACAGTTACAGAGATTCCAGTTTAATGGTGAAAAAGACTTAACTAAGGTGTTTGTTGAGTGCTTTGACCGACTCCCTGAAAACGATGAGTTAGAGAAACTTTGGTCATTTGTTGGTCTTTGTGAGTTAATTCAAAAGTATACTCCTAAAGAACTTATAGACAGAGTTCACAGAAGATACTTAGACTTACTTTGGGAGTCTTATCCTGAAAGAACACAGGAATTAGAAAGAAACAATCCTGAATTGGATTTTGATGTTAAACTCAAAGGATATGAGTACTTTATCAATTTCTTTGGCTTAGAAGACCTTCACGAACCAATGCTATCTGATTACTATGGAACATTTGGTCTTAATGGAAAGTGTAACCTGTCTGAGTCATTAAATTCATTTAGAGTCTATATAGCAAAGAAGAATTATATCCAGGAGGATTTCTAAGTGAGACTAAAACAACTGTTCGAAAGCAAAGACCCAAATATGGTCTTTGAGTCTAAAGACCAGCTAGATATCTCTATTCTTAGTGCTTCTAAGGTAATAAAGACTAAGTCAGATATTGAGAGTCTTTTGAACACTGAAGTAGAGATAGAACACAAAACAGATGGAACTAAGCTGACTGTTCTCCATATAAACGACAATGGAGACTTAAATGACTGGATTATTGCCTATAAGAACCAAATAATGTACAGTGAGGAATTTTCCTTCCAGGACTCTAAGCAAATCATTCAGAAGTCTATAGGCATCTCTCAGTATAAGTTAGTCTTAGACCATTTTAGTAATCTAGGAAAGACAGGACTTCCTATTAACACTGAGTTTGCTATTGAATTTCTTCAGAGAAAACCAACTTTAAGTTCTAACTATACTAATCCACATCACTTAGTTCTGATTGGATATAGCCAGTGCTCTTATAATGAAAATGAAATTAAATTTGGAACTCTAAAGACTAACTCTAAGACTATGGAGACTGAGAACAGAGACGAGTATGCTAAACTCCTTCAAGTAGATGTTCCAAACAAACTGTTTAAAGGTTATCTCAAAGACTTTAAAAATGGAATTTTAAGTAATTCTCTAAGAGATGTTTATAATAAGAACATAGAAGATTTTAATTCAGAAGACCCTGAAGTTCTTTGGAAAGCAATCACCAAGACACTGTTAGAAGTAGAAAGCGTTTATGGTGGAAAAGAAGAAGGAGTTGTTATCAAGTACGATGACAAGATAATCAAAGTTCAGCAAGAATATCAGTTAGACCAAAATGCTCGAAGACTAATCAAACAAAAGTTCATGGAAGAAAATCCTGAAGATGAAGACCTATACTGGAAGGAAGTAATAAAAGCATCTAAGGAAATTGCTTCTAAGATTACAAGAGGTCCAATTAATCTAAGACTTAAAAAACTATCTGAGTTATTAGAGAAAACAGACTTTAACATATCTCATTCTAAGAAGAACGAGTTACAGATAAAAGATGATATCCATCATAATGCTAAAATTTTAATCTTAAAGGCATTAAAGGGAAATAATGGGTGTTTAATCTTAGGAAAGTTTAGAGTTCTTACAAATGGACACTGTAATGTTATCAACAAAGCATTAAAAGAGTACGACAAAGTCCTAGTTTGCTTAGTTTCATCTAAGGATACTAAAGCAACAAGAGACCTTAGATACAAGATGTTAGAGAAAACATTTAAGAATAAGATTGAAATCATTGAACACAATTCAGGAAACATCTTAGGAATGTTGTCTAAGTCTCCATTTAACATCAACACAGTGTTCTGTGGAAGTGACAGATACTTTGACTATGTAAAACAAGTAGAAAAGGTCTTAGGATTAGATGTTAGAGAGTATCCAAGAGACTCAGATGCTATAAGTGCAACAAAAGTCATTTCTAATATAAGAGATAAAGAATTTTTTGAAAAGAACACTCCTAAGGAGATTCATAGTTTGTATCCTGAGATTTTAGCAACTTATGATGAAATTAGTCTAGGAGAAGGTCTTAGCCAAGGCAAACTGTTTGTTGATTACTTAGAAGAAGATGGAGAAGGATGTGGAGGCGGAGACTGTGGAGACTGTGCCTTAGGAACAACTTCAGCTAACATCGCTCCAGTAACTCTTCCACTGGGTTCTGACATTCTAAGAAGAAAAGCAAAAGAACAGGATTTCAGTCTTAGTGAAGGAAACAAAACAGTTAAGATTCCAAGAAGCTTAGAACTGAAACTAGCTAATCTAATTAACGAAGAGTTTATCTTAGAACAAAATGTTCTCACAGATAATATAGAGTTACTTCTAAGAGAAAGTTTAGGCGATTCCTGGAAGTTTGATGGATTTAAGTGTTTTAAATCAATTTTACAATTTAGTTCATCTGGACCATCTAAGAAGTGTTTTAAAATCTTCCAAAATTAATTTTCAAAGTCTTTATATAAAATAGAGATTAATTTAAAAGGAGTCTTTAGAGACTCCTTTTTTATGGTCTTTAAAGACTCCTTTTCTTATCCTTAATCCTTAAACTGATAAAAATATTCTTGAAGAACAGGATCTGTTATTAAAACAGGTTTAAAAGCATTTGGAGCATAGTCTACGCACATATTGTGTCTTTTAATCCCATCAAATGTAGGACTGTGTTTTTCATGGATATGGCCATGCCAAATCTCGGAACACTCTGACTGGTCAAAGGCATTCTTACAAAGTCTTTCCTTAGGAGTTCCTGAACTCACGCAAGGATAATGACATATAAAGTGCTGACCTACAATGTGATAGTCTCTTATGTCTTTAAATCCTGATTTCTTATAATATGATTCAGAAAATGAGTCGTGATTTCCCCAAAGAAAAAGTTTAGTTCCCTTTAAACTCCTAAACATATCAGAGAAAATGTCTTTGTCACAACTTCTAATCAATGCTAAGTCACCTAAGAATACTACTACATCATCTTCTTTGACTATCTGCTGATAAGAATCGTACATAAACCTTGCACAGTCTATCATTCCTGTTTGACTATACTCAAATGGTCGTTTAGTGTACTTAATAATGTTAGTATGACCAAAGTGTTGGTCAGAAGTAAAATAAAGCATGAACTGTTATTGGCCTTTAGTGTACTTAATAATGTTAGTATGACCAAAGTGTTGGTCAGAAGTAAAATAAAGCATGAACTGCTATTGATCTAAAGGTCAATAGCTTCTATTTACAATCAGAGATCTGACTGTAGTTTAAATGTTTTTGATTTTGAAAAATCTAAACACTTAAAAGATTTATACTCCGAGAGTTCCTTCCCAAGAGTTTGGTAAGATTTGTTGTAAACAACAGACTCACCGAATTTTAAAATATTAATTGCAGAGTTATAATCTCTATCAATGATATTACCACATTCACACTCAAGTGTACGTTTGGTAACATCCTTCATTTCACTATGAATCTTTCCACACTTAGAACAAATTTGAGAACTTGGGTAATATTTGTCCGCAAGGACAAGATGACACCCAAATTTCTCAGCATTTTCTTCTAACTTTTTAAGGAAATAACTCCATTGTAACAAACTTACTGACTTTCCATGATTTCCACCCTTGGTGGAAGTTTTGGCATCTAAGTAAGATGTATGCCTAGACATTTCTTTGAGGTCTAAATTTTCGACAACTATCAATTCATTGTGTTTACACAAATCTCTTGATAACTTGTTGATATAGTCCTTCTGAATGTTATGAATTCTTTCGAAGAGTTTGTTACGTTTCATCGTTAAACGATGAACTTTAACAGAGGTACGAGACTTTTTCTCAGATTTGGTTCTCATCTTTGAAATAGTTTCATTTAAGGAATTAATCTTATTCTGAAATAATTCCATCTTAGACCTCTTTGTTAAGAACTCTGGTGCCTTCGCACCAAAACTATCGACAAATAAGTCTTTTAGGGAAAAATCTAAACCTACATGACCATTATCTACACGATTTTCGTAAACTTTGTTGACCTCAACAAGTAACGAAATCTTGTAAACTCCAGTTTTGGTTCTTCTAACTACTGCTGACTTAATTTTACCTTCTAATAACTTAGATTTAATACCATTACGTAAAAATTTAATCTTACCTATTTTTGGAATGTTTACATATGATTCTGACTTACAGTCACAATTATATGATAATTTTACATTATTGGTATAAAAATAATCACTGTGAGACTTTTTAGATCTAAATTTAATTAATCCTATGGACTGACCATTTGATCTTTTAGATCTATTGATTCTATTAGTTTGAATGAATTGAAACTTAACTTGTTGAAGAGTCCATGAATATAAATCTTTAAGGAATTCGTGCTCTGCACGTAAGTCTTTATAATCTTTATAATTAGGGAGTCTATCCTCTTTGATAGAAGTTAAATACTCTTCAACATATTGATTATATATGAATCTACAACCATCTAAATGTTCAGACAAAAGAATTTTCTGACTATCATCAGGTCTTAGTTCAAGAACTAAACCTCTGATGGATTTATTAGATTGATTCTTTTGTTTCATTTAGATTCCTTTTAACTATACATATATTTATATTTTAAAAATAAGCTAGATGGTTATATCTAGCTTATATTTTAATGCAAATCACTTAAAAAATAAAGTCTTTTATGGATTCTGAGGTTCAGTTGGTTCCTGTGTGTCAGACTGTTCTTCTGTTTCAGAATGACATAAACAACCCTGGCTACATCCGCAACCACAGTCAGGAATCAATTCTTCGTCGTCTCCTGAAGGTTCAACTGAGTAATCAACATCGTTAACGTACACAGCGATAGTTAGCAGACCATCAACAAACTTCCATTTAAGACTTCCACCTAAGTACTTGTCAGGAAGAGTAAACTTTCTACAAGCATCTTTGGTAGAGATGTTCTTCATAATGTACTTTATTTCTTTTTTACAGCAGTCACACTCACACTTACAACACCCATCACATCCATTTGCTTCACACTGTGGACAAGTTTGAGACTCTTCTGAGTCTTTATTCCACTTAGCATTAACAGTGATTACATTTCCTACATAACTGACTTTAATGTTTTCCTTTTTAAATCCCGCTAAGGCAACTTCAAAGATTAAAGTGTTATTAGCATAACCAATGTTAGTTAAAGGATACTTTGATGGTGTTTCCTGAGTCATTGGGTCAAAGAGAATCTTATCAGGATTTCTTAGAAAAGACTCAAATGGAAAGTGTGGAGTTGGTGAGTAATTTTTAGTATACCATAATGTCATATTTTTAATCCCTTTCGGCAATTAGTAAACTGAGTAACCACAGCAGGCTAAAGAACTTCCTAAGAAGAGACTTATACTCAGGATTTTAAGTCTTTTAGAAATTATAAACGTCTAATCACTTAACTATCATTAAGTCTTCGAATTTGTATTCTTTGAGTTCTTGGAATACTTCAAGAGCATTTCTCGCAGTATCTACCTTTTCCTGGACATTATCTAAGACTTCTTTAATTCTCTTAGGGTCTGTGAAACTTCCAGCACTTCCCCACCCAGAATTTCTAAGTTCTAACTTGATATTATCCTTGTCTGATAATGGTTCAAAATCAGAGAAAAGAGAGATGTCATTTCCAAAATAAATATCAATGTAAACAAGTCTATCTTCGTTTCCATTCTTAGAGATGTATTTCTTTACACTAAACTCTCTAACCTTTCCATTTCTCTTAGAGATAAAATTCTCTAAACTCTTTGGAAGTTCTGCTTCAACAGACTCATTTAATGATTTAAATTTCATTTAAGTTTCTCCTTGTTTTATTTTGTTTATATTATTTATATAAAACACTAATTATTTAAATTTCCCTAACATAAATAAATATGATTTTTTAAGGTAAGAAGAATAATAAAAATGGACCAGTTAATAGAATTTGCCTTAACATCAGGTTTCACATCTCCAGTAATTATAATATTTCTGGGGATTGCTTGCGTTTACCTATATAAAAAGTACGAACAGTTTACAGAGTTAACTCAAAAGTCTCAGGAGCAGAACTTAGAGTCGATAGATTCCATTAAAAGAACCTTAGACTCTATCTCAGACTCTAGCAACGACATTGAAGACTCTTTGAATAATCTTCAGTTAAGACTAAATCAACTGGAGAACAGAATGTCAACAATAGATGGAAGAAGTTCATCTGAGATGACTTCTATTATAAGAGACATAGATGCAATTAAGAGAGTCTTAGAACTTTGTATGATTAACACGCAAAGACTTAAATAAAGGAAATACCTTAATGGAAGGATTTACAGATTTTTTAGAAAAATGGTTTGAGAAGGACCAAAAGTTTTATTGTAACTTTAAAGGGATAAAGAGAAGAGACTTCCCAAGATGGCAAGGATGGTCCTATATAGACAGTCTAAAAGGAACCATCCCTGTTAGTGAAATTGACGACGAGTTCATCAACATCTTAGTTGAGAATATGTTTTTAGTTAGATTCCTTAGATACTTAAATGAGTCTTCAACAGATTAGTTAAGTCTAATAATTCTTTGATTAGAAGAACCTTTAAATCCTCCAAGAGTTCTTAGTTCCTGGATGTACTTTCCGTCTACTAAGACATCTATAAGCCCTGATTTTATAAGAGGAGAGTCTTTGACCTCCTCATACTCATATCCAGTATAGCACCAAATATCTAAACCCAAATTCTTTATCTTCTTAGCTAAGTCGATTAAAGGTTTTTGCTGAAGGAAGGGTTCGCCTCCGCTAAAAGTAACTCCATCTAACAAAGGGTCATACTTGATTTCTTCTAAGATATCATCTGTTTCAATAAAGTATCCTTTGTCAGGATTCCAAGTTTCAGGATTATGACATCCTTTACAATGGTGAGGGCATCCCTGGCAGAATATAACATATCTAATTCCCTCACCATCAACTGAACTCTGTTTGATAATTCCTTGTATTTTAAGTTTCATTTTTAATTCCTTTTTATTCTATATATAACAAGGATTTATTCCATTGCCTTTGAAATTTCGTCATAGAGTTCGTCACCATAGATATTTCTAAGCATCTTTGAAAACTCTTCTTTATTAACAGTATCATTCAGTTTTGGTTTTTCTGACTTTTCTAAGTCAACTATACACTTAATAAGAGGTCCATGATAAGAACCATAGTAGCTTATTTCGATTGAAAATGATGTAATAACAAACCCTTTTATAGCTAATTCATCTGAATATCTCAGTTCTTCTGAGAAGAAGTCATTGCTAAAGAACTCTAAGAGAAATTTTCCATTTTTATCTTCTAAGACGATATATTCACTGTACTCAAGCATTTCTAAAAAATCAGTAAGTTTCATTTCCATATCTTTTCTCCTTATAAGTATTCCATCTTCAAAATCAAAAGAAAGAATTCCAGTGTTATACTATTATTTCACTTCCTGTAAGTGTTCTAACAGCACTATCAAAATTGGCTCTTTCAATATGATGTACACTATCACGAGTAATGAGTATAACATATGCTTTGTTTATATACATTACACAGCTACCATTCCTTGCATATTGATTAAGTCTTTGCTGAACATCGTACCTAACCTCCTTATGTTTATGATAAGGGTATTTCTCAATGACATCTTCAAATGTATCTTCATCAAATAACAACTGCAATTCAGCAGTTTTTAACTCTCTTATATAAGTATTTGGAAAGAAAATAAATCCATTGACAATAAGCTGTTCTTCCTTATTGTCTAAATTCAATAGTTCACCTACAGTGAGAGTGTAAAAATCTATATCACAGTTTTTATATTCCATTTCCTTACTCCTTTCTCTTTATGTTTATTATAATGTATTTTGAGTTTAAGATCAAGCAAAAATTTTAGTTTAAGACAAAAAATAAAGGGTCTTTTTGGAGACCCTTTAGAAGTATATAAATCTTATAATTTATTCTTAATTTCTTCTAAAAGACTTATAATTTTATCTAACTTTTCACTATCTGAAAGAAAGGGTTCTTCTGTTGGAAATCCTGATTCTCTGTGGTGCTCCAGGATAGGGTCTTCACAACACTGTGGTAAAGGTGGTAATGGTGGTAAAGGTGGATAAAGTGATTCTTCCCAATCCCTCGAAAGTCCAACATCTTTAATTTTGACTGTATATGATGGTTCTTCAAAGTCACAGTGTTCCTCAGCAGTCTTAATTCTCTTTTCTAAGAACTCGTCTAAGAACTTCTTAGCTTCATCATAAGTATCAAACACTTCGTATGCCTGAGTAGTGAATTCTGTTATTTCTACGATATAACGTTCCTTACTCCAAAGGTCTTCTTTAGACAAAGTGGCCACAAAGTCAGGAAGCCCAGTAATAAAGTAAGTTTCCTTAGAATCAGATGAAGATGTTACTTTTGTAATTCTATCCATTTAAGTCTCCTTAGTCAAATATTTCTAAATATGCTTGCCTAAGGCAAGCATATTCAGACGTTGTACTTTCTTTTAATTATATTAAAAATTTATTAAAAAGCAAAGGAAAATCTCGTTTATAAACGTAACTTCCTGATTTTTAAAATATAAATAAATTTAGAGAAAACGTACTAAGAGGTATTCTAAAGATGGATAAAATAATTTCAGAAAGAACATATCGAGGTCTAGTGTTAACACTAAACCCGACATCTTCTGACAAAATTAAATTATCAAAATCTTTAGACATATCAAGATGGTTTAAGAATAAACTTATTGAAGAATATTTGAATTGTATTAAAGAAGATAGAATGCCAAATTATCCATCATTTCCAGAATTACGTGAGAAACACGAATTCCTGAAAGATATGGAAAGTTGGGCATGTTCTGCTATAAGATTGAACTTCGTTCAAACTAATAAAATCAATAGAAATAAGAGATTGAAAGGCCAGCCCGTAGGACTAAGACGTTTCAAATGTAAGAAAGATCATAATGACTCTTATCCTTCCTCAATCACGAATATTTCGTATAATCCTGACGATGCGTCAAAGTCATACGTAAAGATACCGAAGATTGGAAAGGTTAGATTTTTAAATAAATATATTGAACCTATTTTTCTAAAAGATAGTTCTAAGATTAAGTATGGAACTATCAGAAGAACTAAAACTGGGGTCTACAAAGTCTCATTACTTGTCGAAGTCGACAAGGTTTACGAAGAACGTGTAGATAATGGTCATATTGGTTTAGATTTTTCCTTGAAAGACCTGTTCGTTGATAGTTTTGGTGCGAAGGCACCAAAGTTCTCAACAAAGAGGTCTAAGATGGAATCACTTCAAAAGAAGATTAATTCCTTAAATGAAACTATTTCAAAGATGAGAACCAAATCTAAGAAAAAGTTTCGTACCTCTGTTAAAGTCCATCGTATCACGATGAAACGTAACAAACTCTACGAAACAATTCATAACATTCAGAAGGACTATCTCAACAAGTTATCAAGAGAATTGTGTTTACACAATGAATTGATAGTTGTTGAGAATTTGGACCTCAAAGAAATGTCTAGGCATACATCTTACTTAGATGCCAAAACTTCCACCAAAGGCGGTAATCATGGCAAGTCAGTAAGTTTGTTACAATGGAATTATTTCCTTAAAAAGTTAGAAGAAAATTCTGAGAAATTTGGGTGTCATTTTGTCCTTGCAGACAAATATTACCCAAGTTCTCAAATTTGTTGTAAATGTGGAAAAATTCATTCAGAAATGAAAGATGTTACCAAACGTACACTTGAGTGTGGATGCGGTAATATCATTGATAGAGATTATAACTCTGCCTTGAACTTATTAAATTTTGGTGAGACTGTTGTTTACAACAAATCGCATCAAACTCTTGGGAAGGACCTCTCGGAGTATAAAACCTTCAAACATCTGGATTTTTGTGCTACGCACAAGTCTCAGATGTCTGAACTACAATCAAATATTTGATTGTAAATGGAAGCATCTATCCTTTAGGGAAGATGTAGGTCACATATGCCCTATTATATAATAAAACACATTTTTTTAAAAGAGTTTTAAATGAATTAAAAACTAAAAACTAAAGAATCTCTTTTGAAGTTCACCATAGTAATTTGGACAAACAAACTTAGAACCATCAAAGTATGGTGTCTGAGTAAATTTGACAAGATAATCTCTTAGAAGAAAGACCTTTTGATTTATGTCCTGTTCTGCTTTCATCCAGGTTGTACTTGGAGTCTTTTCATAGACAATGTCTGAAGCACTAATTAAAGTCTTTATTCCTTCATCAAAACAAACACACAGTCTGTATTTGTTATAGTAGTATTTTCCTAAGTAGTATATCTTAGTCTTAAAGACTTTACTTAGATTATTTCCATCCTGTCTGTTTTTGAGATTAAAGAACAGAGCATACTGTGTGTCCTGTTTCATGTAGTCTGCTTTGACCATTACAGGATTAAGGACATTAGTATCACCAGTACGTCTGTATAAAAGATACTGTTCCTGTGGTTGGACTGCTATTGTCTTAGACAAAAGAAATCTTTTCTCATTCTCAGGAACTAAGTCATAATTGAGCATTATAGGTAAAACAGGAACATCCAAATACCATTTCTTAGATATAGGACTTATAAACTGTTTTACTGGAATTTTATTGTTGATAAGGGCCTGAATACACTTGTTGTAAAACTCAACATTGTAGTATGGGTCTATGGTTATAAGCATTTCAGGTCCTCTTATTTAAACACTTCTAACAGTGTTTGCTTAACACCTAACAGTGTTTTACTCTTGCTTCTACTTCTGCAATTTTACCGTCATTAAAACGAGTCTTGTAGTCTCCTGAGAGATATCCTGTTACACGTCTTAATCTCTGAAAGGTCAGTCCCTTTCCAACTTTTCCATCTTTAACTAAAAGTTTCATTTTTTCTCCTTCTTATATCTTATAATGACAAACAAACAACTTGGACTTCAGTGTCATCGCTTTCTGTGTCTTTTATTCTATCATAATCATATACGCACGTATACTTTTTGTCAGAATATCCTGTTTGGACATTTTTAAGTTTTCCGAACTCAAAATCATTCTCCAAAACACAGACTTCAATGTCGCCTTTTTGGTTTTTAATCTTTTCTAATTTTCTAATTAAACTACTAATTTTCATTCTCAACGTTCTCTAAAGTTTTAATGATATTTATTATATAAGAAACTTAAAATTAAATCAAATCAAGTGCCTAAACTAACTGAAAGGTCTCTTTCTCGATAATTCCTTCTAAGATTTCAGTCTTCTTTGGGTCTAAGACTTCAAAACCCAAACCAAACTGTTCCTTTGAGTTTCCAGGAAAAACACACTTTAAGATGCCAGTGTCATTGCTTAAATCCCAAACAGAGTCTTCTAAGGTTTTATCTTTGTGCTTTATTATCTTAAAGATACTATTTTCCATTCTTTGTTCCCTTGTCCTCTACGTCTCTGAGTTCCATTATCTTTTTCAGATGTTCCAGGAACTCTAAGACTACTCTTTTATCCATCATGTCAAAATCTTTGTAAACAGTATTAACAACAGTGTCTAAAGCATCTATGTTTTCATTTATCAGATAGTAGACCCTGTTGAACTTATCCCTGTCATTTATGTAGTCAAGGATATTGTTCTTTGCGCTTTGGTACTTCTGATAGTCCATTCATCTACTCCATTAACAACTATTCATATATGAACCTAATGGAACATATCTTTTTTGTATTTATTACTGAAAATGATATGATGTAGTTCACCCAAAATATAAATAAATTAAAAAAGAGTAGACCAAATGACCAAGAACGAACAAATAAGACAAAGTTTATTGGAAACTCGTGAGAAGAGAAAATCTCAGGAGTGCAAGGTCTATTCTCTTAAAATTCAGACTAACAAACTTTCTAAGAAACAGAAAGAATCATTAAAGATGATGTTTGTTGAAGGAAAGTGGTTCTGGAATCACATTGTAAATTTCACCGAAACTAATGATATTAAAGACGTTGATTTAAAGATTAAAAGTGTTAAACATTTTGACAAAGAACATAATGAAGTTATTTCTGATTTTAACTATCTAAGTTCACAACAAAAATTAGGACTATATAAAAATTTTATTTCCAATATTAAGACATTATCCACTTTAAAGAAGAAAGGTAAGAAGGTTGGAAGAATAGGATATATTTCAGACCTTAAATCTCTTCCGTTAGTACAGTACGGCAGTACACATAAAATTGTAGACCATAACAAAGTTAGGATAGTTAATGTTGGAACTGTAAAGGTACAAGGATTAGAACAGTTCATTTATGATAAAGATGTAGAGTGCGCAAATGCAAATTTAGTACATACATCTTCAGGTTATTATTTAAAGATAACAACTTTTAATAAAAAAGAAGAATACACAAAACCTGAAAAGGTCATTGGTATTGATTTAGGAATTTCTACACATATCACCACTTCTGAAGGTCAAAAGATTAGTGTTCTTGTTGGAGAAACTGAGAGACTAAAGAAACTGCAAAGAAAGATGCAGAAACAAAAGAAAAACTCTAACAACAGGTACAAAACTCGTCTAAAGATCCAGAAAGAATATGAGAAAATGTGTAATCGTAAGGAAGATTTAGCAAATAAGATTGTTCGTGATTTAACAGATAATCAAATTTGTGTTTTCCAAGATGAACAACTACATGCATGGTCTGGAACTTTTGGTAAGACTATACAACATAGTATTCTTGGAAGAGTCAAAGCAAAATTGATGAGAAATCCAAATGCAATTTGTTTAAATGCTTATCTTCCAACAACTAAACTGTGTAGAAATTGTGGAAAATATCACGACTTATCTCTATCAGATAGAACATTCTCTTGTGAATGTAGTATAACAGAAGATAGAGATATTCATGCATCTAAGAATATGATATTTTTCTATAAGAATAATATAGGTGTGGGACGCACCAAATTTAAGCATGTGGAGATTGAAAAACAGATCTCTGAAGCAATTCAGAGATCCAATCAATCAACGAAACATGAAGCATCTTCCCTTTAGGGCAGATGTAGTTCACCTTCTGAACACAGTCTTGTTGATTGTAATAACTCCTTTTTTATTCTGAGAAGCATCCTCAGACGTAACATAGAACAGATTATCACCCTGTTTAAAGACATTTCTGTTAAAGATGTCCACACAAGCAGTCTTTACACACTGGATGGCGACAACTGAGAAATAACACATTCCTGTTCCTGAACTGACATCTAAGAGATTAAGTTCTTTTATAGAAACCTCTCCATTTGTTTTGTTCTTTGGAAGGTCAGCCATGTTATTAATTTCTACGTAGACATCTCCAGTGTTCACCATTAACTTGATGTTTCCTAAGAAATCATCTATGTCCTTAACCATGTTCTTTACGTTATCCTCAGGAAGTTTTGAACCAAAAGGATAGATATTTCCAAACTTAAGAAGACTCTGTTTCTTTTCATCTAAGATATCATATATAAGTTTATAATCTACTCTGAGCATTTATGTCTCCTTATAATTTTAAAATCTCAGTTACTTTGACTCTCTGATACTCAGTCTTAGTCTTTGGAGTTATGTCTATAGTAAAGATAACTCCCTCAGGACTCAGGAAACTCCCATCATCATTGTGCTTTACTAAGAATGTCACGATATGATTGCACACTGTTCTTCCTAAAGAGTCTTTTCTTTGAGTCTTAGTATCAACCATCTCACCCAAAATAGGTCTTACTGTTCCAAAGATATCTATTCCATAATTCAGTTCCTGTTCGAACTGAAGTTCTTTAAATGTAAATCCTTTTTCTAAGTTTTCTTTGATATAATTCTTAGTTTCTTTTAAAGACGTATCTAAATTTTCATTTGTCTCAATGAACTGTAAAATGTCTCTGAATCGTTTAAAAATCATTTAAAACTCCTTAAAGCATTAAAGCTCTGTTATTAAAATATTTATAGAATATAAATAGACATATAGTTGAAAAGGAGAATACTATGAAATTCAAATATCTTAACGAGGCAGATACTGAGTTTGACTTATATCCAGTTATCAAGGACCTTCAGAAGTTAAACAAAGAGTTCCAAAAGGAAGGTGAGATTCTTTGGGCTAATAAATCAGGTCAAAAGTTCAGAACCTATCACAATGGAAAACTCCATCAGTTTGAAATTGAACCTTACACTTTATTCCAGTTAGGAAAGAATGACGAGTATGATGAGACCTTAGTTAGGTCTACTAAGTACATTCTTCACTTCCCTGAAGGACTAAGAGGCCCAAGATTTTAGGATTTTAATCTTTTAGAACATCTAAATAATATAAAAGAGTCTTCAAAGACTCTTTTTTAATATCAGTTTTTATATAAGAGGTCATAAAATGAAATTATTTGAAGGCGGAGATGAGACTGTTACGTCTAAAAAAGGAATAAAGACCAAAGCACAAAAAATCCCTCTAAAAAAGATAGGGAGGAGCAGGTTTCGAAAAGTCGTCACTGACTTACTAAAGAAAATAAACAACGACTTTAAAAAGAAATTTAAGACTCTTCTTTGGACAGATGAGACCCAAATCGAAACAGGATTTACTTTTAATGGGAGTTCATCCTTCATCATGGACCCAAACATTCCTGATGAAGAAATAGTCAAATACAAAGAGGTCGCGGGAGATATAGACGTAGTAGTTCCTGATTTTCAGAGAAAGAACATCTGGGATTACCTAGAATCTATTGACTCTAAGGAAGTAATTCCTGGAGTGACATATATGGGGTGCAACAGGACTAAATTTTCTCCAATTGAAAATCAAATAATCTGTGTGTTTGTAGCTGACTTTGATGGTCTTAAAGTCCCAATGCAGATAGACTTGGAGTTCTTACCATTCAGTGAGACTGGATTACCTTCTGAGTGGGCTAAGTTCAGTCATAGTTCCAGTTTCGAAGATACAAAGGCAGGAATTAAAGCGGTTCATCATAAGTATCTTCTAAGAGCATTAGTTTATGGAATCTCAGTAAGAGACGATATTGTAATCTGTACTACTAAGTCCACATATGACAACTACACTATCTCTAAATCAAAGAACTTAGTTAATCCAGGAATGATGAAGTTCTCAGTAGGTAAAGGTCTTAGAGTCGCATTTGAACCTCTACAAGACCCTGAAGGAAATCCAGTCTTTGATAATGGTAAACAGGTCTTTAAAGAGATTCCTGTAAAAGACAGTGATTACGTTACAGATGTAGCTGAGATATTAAAACTAAGTATAAACCCATCTGATGCTGAGTGTTTAGAGTCTGACTCTAAGAAGTTTTGGTCTTTTACTGGATTAGTAGAACTTATAAAGACTTATGTTCCTAAGGAAAATTGGGAGACTATAAACCAAAAGTACGTTAGTATGCTTTGGGAACTGAAACCGAAGGCTCAGAAGTTAGAAAGGTACGACCCTGAATTAGACTACAAAGTCAAAATTTCAGGATATAAGTTCTTTATTGATAGTCTAGGTCTTAGTGACTTGTCTAAGGATTTAATTAATCCATATTATGACGAATACAGAATAACTGAGAGCAAGCCAAGTGGATTTAGAAGTTATCTAAAGAGCAAAGGATTTATTTAAATATGATAAAGGAGTCATTTATGACTCGAATGAAAGGAGTCTTTAAAGACTCCTTTTAAGTTTTAGATTAAGTCTTTTATATAAAGAGGTTTAAATTCTATTTCATCATCTACTATGACTTCAATGAGGTTCCTGTCAGGATAAACTGTAAATCTCAGAATCTTTCTGTCTTTGAGTATCTTAAATTTTTCATCATTCAGATACGCACTAGTAAGAGCGCGATAGTTAATAAAATCAAACTTAGTAGGACTCATATTTCCAGTTCCTTGGACTCTAATTTTGTAGTTAATGAGTTCTTCTGAGTCTTCTATTAGCCATAAAAATCTCTGATTAAGATTCATTTCAGTTCTCCTCTAAATTGTTGATGGAAGAGTTTCCTCAGGCTCTATCTCTATACTTGGACGATAATGATTAACAAAGATACAAGTCTTACTTGCTCTGTATGCTTTTATTTCATCAAGAAGCACAAAGTCCATTACTGGAATTCCAAGACAAACAATAATTCCAACTAATGCTAAGACCTTTCCAAACCATGCTCCATGGACTAATAGGACTATCGAAATCCAAAGTCCATAGAAACAAAAGCAACATCCTAAGAGTGAGACTAGCTTAAATGTCTCGAAGTAATAGTCAAAGAATTTTATTAGTTCAGTTAGTTCCATTTCTCTTTCCTCTTAAATAGGAGTCCTAGGACTCCTATCTCCTCAAAACTACTTAAACTTAAATCCGTTTGCTTTTAAGATAGCAGAAATTTTCTCTTTTATCTTATTAGATACTTCAGTGAGAACCTTTTGGTCATCTTCCCATCCTTGTAATTGTGAGGAATATCCTTCCCAACCCTCGCACCAAAGCTCTTCGTCTACGACTTTGTCGTCCATTACCTGGATAACAACTAAGTCATCTTCTACATCAGTGTTCCATGCTTCGCCATAAGACTCAAAGCAATAACGTGCTACACCCTTTTCAAGGTTGAAATTGATTTCAATTTCTAAGTCTTCGACTCTTACTGAGACGTATGTGACTTCTACGTCATTTGCCTTAGCTATTTCTTTGATTGCTTCTAAGATTTCATTTCTCATATCCTTTCTCCCTTTTTATGCTATTATTATAATATAATTTTGAGTTAAACTCAAGAATTTTTTTTGACTTTAATTAAAATTTTTTTAAGACAAAATAAAAGACCTCTTATTAAGAGGTCTTTAATATTTCAATGATTATTGATTTTAGTTGTTATTTGTTGTTATAACAGAACTAAAGTCATTCCATTACAAATGTAATGCTTCCTGAATCAAACACTTTAAGATAGCCATTATTAATCATATTCTCAGATTCAGTCAGATTTTTATCGAAATTCTCAAGAATATTCTTTAGTTTGTGTTTTTGACACTGATATCTTGAGAGTACTTCAAAATTCTTAGAGTAAAAATAACTTGGTTCATTTATAGACAACTGGGTAAATCCAAGAGTTTTATAGATGCTTCCATATGAGTATCTCAGGTTACAATATGAGATAACCGAACCCTTATAGTTTTCTCTGAAGAACTTAAATAATTTTGATGCTCCTCCAACTACACAGTATCCTCTTAGTGAACAAAGTCTTAGAAGTTCATAGTCATACTTTTTGTTAAATCTTGGTTTCCCAAATGTCATAATTTGAACTAAGTTATCATTATAAAATAATCCTAATCTTATATTAGAGCCACACTTTCCTTGTATATGATTTTCATCTAAGAACAACGATGCTTCTTTTGAAGAAACTTGTCTAATCTCACAGTTCCTAGCATAAATTTTAGTACTCTTTCCTAATGAGTTAAGAATCATAGACTTCCAAATTTCCATATTATCTGTCTCAAATATCTGAAAGAGTTTTATTCCTTTTTCTATACACATTAAAGTCTTTTCTTTATGATAGTTAGGTTCATAGAGTGAGTGCCAATAGTTTCCATTATATTCTATGGCGAGATTATAATCAGGAATGAATATATCAAGTTCTTTTGGTGGGATAATATCTCTACTATTATGGATTTTATTCTCTACAGGAATCCAACTAAAGAGAGAATTTTCAGCATCAGAACTTCCTGTTCTGAATTTAAATTCAATTCCAAGATTCTTTATCCTTTTGTAGATAACACATACATGGACACCAAAATACTCAGAACACTCATGGATTTTTAAAAATCCATCTTCTATAAAATTAGCTTCTATGTATTCTTTGTTGAAATTTTCAGCATGCTTATACTTAGAAATAGCACTCTTAGTGAGACGTTCTTTAAACTCTGAAGTTTTGCAATAACTTGAATATCCATATCTTTTTAAGCATGTTTCCTTTGCCTTTTCAGGATTAGTAAAATCTTCTTTTCCATATCTTTCAAGTTTTGTCTTTCTTATCTTTTCTAAGTGTTCTTTCTTTTCTTTTTCTGTTCTGTTTAATAATGTGTCTGAGATACTCCGTCCTATTTTAGTGTAATCTTTATTTTTGTTAATCTCACCATAGTCAAAACCTTGACCATAACACTTAGAACAACAAAATATTCTCGGTTTAACAGTCACCTTTCCACAGACCTTACACTTTGATAGTTTGTCTTGTATATAAAGGTTTATAAATCTTAAATCATCAGACCCAATCTTCTTTAAAAGTTCATCGAACTGTTGTTTAAAATAAGGATAGATGCTGTTCATATCAGCAGAAAACTTGTTAGGACCTTCTTCTCTATGAAGTTCTCTGAGGGACTCTTCAAAATTATTAGTTTTGTCTATAATCTTAGAAAATCTTTCAAGACTATAATTGAATTTCATACTGCATTCTTTGGAACAGCATTTATTATGTTTTCCTTCAAAATACTTTCCACAAACAGGACATTTGTTAAGTCTTCCTCTAATATATAAAGACACATATTCTAAGTCTGATGAATTTAGCTTAGTAAGGATTTCATCATAGTTGTCTTTAAAATCAGAGTAAGATTCTTTGATAAATTTGAGAAATGAATTTTTAGCTTTCTTATACAATAAATCTAAAACTTCTTCAAATGTATGACTTTTTAAATTTTCTTCTATAAATTTTGATGGATTAAATTTTTGAAACATAATAAAAGACCTCTTACTTTAATTATAAGAGGTCTTTAAATGAGTTTCAATGAATTTTAGCTGTTATTAGTGCTTATAACTGAGCTAAAATCGTTTGTACCAGCATTTATAAAGTTAAGATGAATCATCTCTGATACATACGTTGGCTTTATGTAGATATCCACAACTAACTGATTTCTTGAAATTACATCAGGAGTGTTGTTAGATGTATCACAAATGATATGGAAATCCTGAATACCTCTTCCTGCCTGAACAGATGCTAAATATGGTTTCATAATAGCAATAATTCTATTTCTAGTAAAGGTATCATTGAATTCCATCACCTGATACTTAGACATCTTAGCTAATGCTCTTTCAATAGTGTTGCTTTTGTGTTCTGTTAAGGTCGTTAATCTTAACACGGGATTAAACCCAGCTAATGCTTTCACATTAGGTCGGACTATATCTTCTTAGCATACCACTTCCAGCCACTTGGCTGTACTCCATTTAGTACGTTTCACAACGTTCATTAGGATAGTCTCTGACCTTTTACCATGTCTTCTCAGATTTAGGTACTTAGGTGCTGATTTGCCAATCCTTTAACTTTTTCAACTGTCATAGACTACTTTCGTGTCTATTGTAGTATAAAGGCTCTAAGGCAGTTCCAGCAATTCAATATGATTTTAAAGTCTGTCCAACACACTTTGAAATCGCTCTCACATTCTCTTCATAAACTCAAATATATTTATATTTCTTCTTTAGATTTCTTTAATTCTTTGTCGATTGCTTCAAGACGTTTCTTTATCTTAAATTTAAAGGGTTTATTTGTATTACATTCATCTAACAAAACATTTATCAGTTTACATAGAGAGTGTTCTTTAGTATAAAAATTCACTATTTCTTGATATTCTGTGTTAATAGATACTTTAACAGAGAATACTTCATTTGTTGTTTTGCATTTTACCTGGGTCATTCAGTAATTCTTCCTTTGTAATTGAGCACTTAGAGTTCTTAGAGCAATTCTTTCTTCCTGGAATCATTTCGAGATTCTTTAGGGAACCGATAATCTCAGGTGGAATATTCTCTTCAAATCCTTCTCTTATACTAAACTTATGATCTATATGATAAGCATCAGAGTTAAGGTCTATTCTTCCACGTTTATCAAAGTCTTCAAGTGATTCTAGGTCTTGTTTATTCGTAATCCTCCAAACATTTAAGCGATATAATTCGTATTCAGTTCGGTCTTCATCAGAAATCCAATGACCACTCTCTATCTCTCGCTGTTTTCTTAACTCTGAACTAAGGTAGTATTCAGAGTTATACTTCTCGAGACTTGCCTCTTTTGATTTTATCTTATAATCATCGGAATTAAAATAGTTCTCAACGCCATATTTTTCAATATTATGATTTTTAAGTTTTTCCTTAAATTCATCTGTTTTAGAGTAACTTGTTTCGCCATATTTTTCGAGATTAGTTTTCTTGATAGTGTCTTTTGTCTTTTGAAGTTTCCATGTACTGGTGACTCCGTGATTTTTTAAAAGAGTCTGTTTTGCCTTTTCTCTTCCTTCTTTTGAATTTGATCTTTCTCGACCATTGTTTATTTTAAAAATATCAGTTGTTCCATATCGTTCTAAGAGAGTTTTCTTTCTCTTTTCTTTTGCTTCTTTTGATTGTGCTTTTTGAACTCCGTTTTCGTCATACATATTGTGCTTATTCTGTTCAGAATTGAGATAGTCATAAACACCATAGTGCTTAAAAACAGTTTCAGTTTTCTTTTTCTTTATAGATTCTAATTGAGAGACATTTTCAACACCATATTTTTCGAGATTGGTCTTAGTCACAGTTTCTATTCTATGCTTATGCTTACATTCTTTTGAATCACAAATATCTTTATATCCTAAAGAAAAACTTTTAAACTCTGATTCTTTCCCACAATATTGACACTTCTTTATTTTCTCAGGATACAGTATATCAAAACATTGCTTAGGTGTTAAATTATTTTCGATTCTAAATTTTGGTTTAACATATTTGTTCTTTGAAAGATTATTAAGAATTTCCTTCTTAAGTTCTTCTGTATTCATTTTATTTTCCCTTTTTGGTATTTTATTTTAGGTGGTTCCCTTTTTGGTATTTACCCACCTCTTCGCGCTAATGTTAAGCTACTAATGCGAATGAATCGTCATTAGAATTTTTTAAAAACAGACATCTTACATTAACGCGGTCAAAAGAAGAACTCTTATCTAACATTGTCTTCTGTCCCCAAAGAACAATTCCTTGTCCTGGGAAGTCAACGATTGGATTAATTCCATTAGTGTACAGTGTATTTCTCTGGGTCTGGTTAGGATTGTAAGCTAACTTAGTTACATTCTTTAACTGACCTCTGTTAAGACCTGCGCTCGCATACCAAGGTTCTAAGTCCTGAGATGTCCTTGCTCTAAGACCTGCTACATCTCCTGCAAAGTTAATCCAACGATAAGTGTCATTGTATCTGTCGTACTGATACTTATAGTTAGCTACTAAGGAAACCCTGTCTGTGTTATAGTTGATAGTGTTTCTGAATCTAACTATATTTGAAGTTGCTTCAGCACTTCTCTTAGACACTGTTAGGATACCCAAGTTTTCATTCTCAACATACTCATAAGGAATTCCAAGATAAGCTATACAGTCCTGTCTTGCCTCAGCTAAGTTCTTAGCACTGATACCATTATCCAACTCATTAGAAATAATAATATCTACATCTATTAAGTCTTTGTTCTCAAAAACTTCATAAGCACTGAGTAAGTCATCCTTTTGAATAGGAGAATCACTTGCGTCCAGTGGACTTAGAGTAACACCAAAGTAATTTCCTTCTGAGTCTGCTACTAAGCAATAAGACTCTACATTAGGAACTACCTCAGGAGTATCACTCTGATTCCATTCTCCAATTCCATTGTCACTTACCCATGGATAGATTGTCTTCTTTGAGTCTTCAGTGGTTGCATTGTTACACTTAACATAAACAATATTTGATGTTCTGTTAATGACCTTTTCAATAAACATACTGTTGTTGTATGAGTCTTTTTCTTCAGGGTCTAAGGAACAAATATATCTTTCCTTGACTTCCTTAGAAACCTCGTCATAGATAACAACTGCTATCTGTGCTGAGTTAGTCTTTGGAGCATACTCAAACAGGTTGTCTACTGGGATTCCTGGAACAACATATCTTGTGCAGTGATTTCCAGTATGCGCTTTGTCATTAGAAGCAAAGTCACTTGGGACACAAATTGCTATCTTATAATAAGAACTTGCTATTCCTGGAGTTCTTGTCATAAACTTCAACTTTGACTTAGATGTACTAAAAGCAATAGACCCTGAAGTATCCTTGTAGTCAAAATCATCAGGATTTAAAACTTTTATATTAGTCTTAAATAAGACACCCATATCTTCATTTAGAGTAGACCTCTGAGTGATTCTAAAGAAGTTATCACCCTGACCCTCAGAAGGACTAACAGTATCCTGAGATACTACATTGGTTCCTTTTAGACCATTTGGAATAAACACTGGAACACTGTAGTTGACAATGTTAGTTTCATAGGTTCCTGTTGAAGCACCTGACTCGTATTTCATGAATCTAATAGAACTCTTCTTCCAAGTCAGATATGGAGGTTTGTTCTGGTTCTCACCTACTAAGGTATGATTGCCATATTCTAATGCTTCACAACTTCCATTATGATGTTCTAAGAGTTTAACTACTCTTGGGTGTTCATTATAGAAGTCTATGATATTAGACTGAGTCGGTTCTAAAGTCTTTAATGCTTCAGGTGGGAGTTCTAAGTCTCTGTCTAATTTCATTGCTACAATGTCGTGACCTTGAGTATCTGACACTGTTTCAATTCTAACAATTAGGTATCTCTCTGTCTTTGACTCATCGATAACTGACGCAGGGTCATTTGTTCCTTGAGCAAAGCAGATAACATCGCCAGGGACTAAACCTGGATTGGAATCAATAAGAACCTTTTGGTCATCTACTCCATCACCATAACCAAAGATACCATAGTCTACAGTTCCATATCCTTCTTGTGAACTAATCCCTTTAAACTTAGAATTAGTAAAAATAGGATAGCCATTCAGGTTACATGCTCTTGAAACTAAGAGTCTGTTTCCATACTGAAGGAAGTTATAACACTGATACCAGTCATTATAGTTATCGTTTGTTGGAAGTCCGTAGAATTCGACTAAGTCATCTACAGAAGTAATCTCAGTGTATTTCTCTACAGGTCCTTTGGTAAAATCTCCACCAAAGACAGTTGTAGAAGAAGATACAGATGGGACAATTTCACTGGCATCTATCTCAGTAACATAGACACCAGGAGACATCATTTCAGCCATAAAAATCTCCTTTTTTGTATATTTATATTTGACTTTAACTTTTTAATAAAAATATAAATAGTTTAAAATCAACTAGGAGATTTATATGCTTTTGACAGAAAAAGTGAAGGCGTTTTTTAGACCTCATAAGTCTAAGAAAATGTCTTCTACAGTTAATCCAAAAAATGTCTTAAACAACCTTTCAGATGAAAATGGTTCTCTAAGACTTACAGACTTCTTTGACTATCAAGAGGAAAACCTGTTGGCTCCTTTCTCAGAGATGACACAGGAAGAGTTAGTTCAAAGACAGATGATTAAAATCAAAAACTACAGGGCATGCGCAATGCAACCTGAAGTTTCTAATGCTATTGATATTATAACAAATGAGATAATTTTTGCTTACGAAGGATTTCCTCTAAAGCTAAATGTCGAAATTGACAATGAAGCACTTGTAAATGCTCTTCAAAAGGCCTTTGACAAGATAATCGACTTAGGTAATTTTGACAAGAACCTGTTTGAAGTTGTGAAGAAAGCGTACATTGACGGACAGTTGATTATACACTGTCAGTATGACAAATCAACTAAGAAAGGAATTCAGAAACTAAGACAAATCGAACCTTGTGGTCTGTACTTTGACTTCCAGGACAAAGTCTACAAGTATGTAGAAAACTCTCCAAACTGTATCTACTTTAATCAAATGGAGAATGAAACTTATAGCCCTGAAGAAATTGTAAGAATGGACTTTGGTCTCTATGAAGACAACTGGTTGTGCCTTAGTTACTTAGAATACAGTCTAAAGTTAGCTAACATGTTAAGGTCCTTAGAAGACTTACTTATTCCTTTAAGATTTTCTCGAAGTGTAGCACGAAGAGTCTTTAATGTGGACGTTGGTAAACTTCCTCCTCAGAGAGCAGAAGCATACATGAAGGAAGTCCAGGGAAGATTTAAGTATAAGAAGTTTTATAATAACGAAACTGGAGAAATTTCTAACCAACAGCACATCACATCTTTAGTTGAAGACTACTGGTTTAGTAACAGAGGTGGTGACAAAGGTGTTCAGGTAGATACCTTAGATGAAACACAGAACTTAGGTGAAATCACTGATATCTTATATCTAAACAGAAAACTTTATCGTTCCTTACACATTCCAATGTCCCACTTAAACATTGATGAAGATGCTGACCATGCCTTTGCTATTGATGCTACTGAGACAACCCAGGAAGACCTCCAGTTTATGTGCTTTATTTCGAGACTGAGAAAGGTTTATTCTCAGTTGTTTAAAGACTTACTAAAGAGAGAAGTAATAAGTACTGGAATAATGAAAGAGGATGAGTGGGACACATATAACAACTCTATCAATATAGACTTTACAAATGAAAATCTCTTTATAGAGAAGATGAAAATTCAACTTTTAAATGACAAGATTGAAGCATGGGATTCTATCAAGGAGATAGGTGGAACAGTGATGCCATTTAAGGAACTGATGAAGAGGACCTTTGGTCTAACTGAAAACCAGGTAAATGATTACTTAAACGACATCGAAGAAGAGAAGAAGTCAGGTAAGTTTGATATCTTCTATCAGTTAGCTGATATTGAGTTAGGAACTGAAGCAGGTTTAGCTGGAATGACCGATGCTGAAGGAAATCCAATGACTATCCAGGACTTAGCGCCTAAGGTCTTTACTGACCCTGAAGACTTTGATGAAAATCCTTGGCCTGAGGACACCTATGGAGATGAAGAAGGAAAAGAGAATGACAGAGAGAATACTGAAGAAAACGAAAACCCTGAACAGTCTCAGTCTCAGTCTCAGGAACAAGGACAGCAAAATCCAGGAAACGTAGGGTCCGTCAGAGACGTAGGTGGTTTTGATATCTCTAAGGACTACTCTAAGGAACAGGAATTAGAAGACTACTTAAATCAGTTTAAGGAGTAATTATGGGATTTAATCTGAACTTTACTCACAAAAATGAATACAGTCTCCATAATAACATTATTGCTGAAGCAATAGGGCTTTATGGTGTTCAGTGTAAACTGATTATTACCTTTAAACAAAATATAGACTTTACTGTGTTTGGAGACTGGTCTAATATAAAGACTAATGGACAAAACATCTTTGATATTGATGTCTTGCCTGCTGACCAAAGCGACATTGAAAGACAAGAGTATCAGTTTACAGAGTTTGGTCTTAATTATCTTTATAGCAATGAAGTCTTTATTAGTTCTAAGAGTCTAGCTAAATTAGGAATTAACTTAGAAGCATTATACAGTGCGTTGATAGTATTCCCAAGTAACCAAGTAATGGAGATAACAGATGTTGACTTCAAAGTTCCTGGAGTCAACAATCTTTGGGCATATTCTGACCTTAAGTCTGTTATTAAACTAACACTGAACTCTTATCAGTTTAAACTCCATGATGATATCCAAGACAAAGACTTAGTCAATACCTTAGAAGTCGAAGTATCTGACTCTGTCAGTTTAGCAGACAGTCCTGAGAAGATTGAAGAGAACATAGAAATTTCAGATGAAAACTTCAAAGTCTTGGATAACTACTTTGAGTCTATTTTGAACACAAAGACAGACCAAGACATAGAGTCTGAGGTTAGAGATGTGACTGTGGATGTAGATAAGAATATAAAAGAAGACAAAGATGATGGAGTTCTGAGACCTATTGTTGATAATAGTGAACAAGACCCATTTGGGTGGTAATTTAAATCTTGTTTTATATATAGACATAAAGAAAATTTTAAAAAGCACTTTTTAGTGCCCCTTTTTATCATTCATTTAACATTTTTTATGTTTAATTAAATTTTCCCTTGAGATATTTCTCTAGTTTTTTCGCCATATCATAAGCATCATACTCGAGGTCCTTGTGGTGGAAATGACTTGCATAGAGTTGGCTCCCTTCGAGAAGATCAGGGTTTGTTGGGTTGTATATAATGAGATAAAAGCATTCGTCTCCCATTCTGCATTTCATGTCTACATCAATAAGGATATTTCCTTTATCTACTCTAACAGTTCTCCCTGTAACTCTATACTGGAGTTTCCTATCTACAATAAAGAAATCGTCCTTGAGGTTTTCTATCTCTTTTACTATATCATCTAAGATAATTTTTTCTATCAGTTTCATATAACACCTTTATATTAGTATCAAAATAAAAAGAACTACAGACAAGACACCGAGAACCATTAAAACAAAGCCATAGATGTCAAATCTGATTTTTTTCTCATCTTCACAAAGCACAAATCCAAAGACAGCGATAGAAAATGCTATCCAGTATATGCCTATTATGAATGAGTGCTTTGCTACTATATCTAACAAAGTGATCTCTCCTGTTGGAAAATAAATGGATGTTCAATTTTGTCTCTATTTATATTTCAACTTCAAACTTTGCTAATCTAAGGTCAAATTCAGTCTTTTCTAAACGTTTAAGGCTACTATAATGTCTGTTTCCCTGACACCAAGGACAATCGCCATGATTTCTACAGGATTTGTCGATTGCTTTACACCCAGTATACTGTTTCCTGTGTTCCTTCTTGTGTAAAATTGCTTTGTCTAACATATTTCCCCTTAGAGTTTCTATAACGTTTTAATTCTTTTAGCCAAGATATTAACAGTTTATATATTTCGACTTCTTCTGCCATATCATCATTAAGTTCATAGAGATTACAGAAGCACTGTAAGTGTTCTATGTACTCTTCTAAAGTAAATATTTCCTTAGGCATCTTTATTATTCCAAATAAATATATGTATTTAATATAAAGGACATAAAAATGAAAAACTTAAAATGTAACTGTGACTGTTGTAATTGTCACAAATATATAGTACTCCAAGACTTTTGGTTAAGAGACATAATGCTCTCAAAAGGACAAGTCATTGGAGAACCTGTTTCTAAGAGATGGATTGAACTGAGATTAGTTGCTCCTTATAAGTCAGATATTCAGTTTGGAAAGGAATGTGCGACCCAAGTAGCTGAGAAGGTCGCCAAAGAACTCCACAAGGACAAACCTTTGACTAAACCAAATGAAGTAGAAGTCTCAGAAATAACTGTTCCTGACTCAGAGACATCAGAGTCTGAAACTCCTAGGAAAAGAAGAGGTCGTAAACCAAAGGTTATAGTCGAAGTCCCTGAAAAGTCTGAAATCCTGTTAGAAAAAATGATTAAAGCAGAAGTTGATTCACTTTAAACAACAGGATAAAACTTATTGTCTTTAGAATTTAACTTAAACCAAGTTCCTTGTCTAAAGATATAACTTTCTACTCCCTGAAGGTAGATAATCTTTTCCCTTCCTCTTTCAGGGAGTTTTTTACAACTCTTAGCCTCAGCATCTGAGTCTATACTGGAGACACTTATAGGTTTTAATTTAGAAGGGTCTACTTTCTTTAATACTGTTTTGTATCCAAGGGTCTTAACCTTAGTCTTAGACTCATTAAGCCCTAGTTCGTTCTTCATCTTCTCTAAAAGATAATAATTTACTTCTCCCATTTTAGTATCCTTCTTCGTGTAATTTAAAAATGACCTTAGGACTTACTAAGTCTCTTACTCCTGTTTCAATCTTTGCCTTAAGGTCGAACTCAAGTTCATCAAACGCTTCATCTAAAATAGCATCCAAGTCCTTAATGATGTTTTCAGCATAGACATATTCAGGAGAACCTTCTTCTGAGTCAGACATTGTGTTTTCATATCCACCAATAACCCAGAGGCACTTCTCAAAGACTAAGCCAATAAATTCATCAAAATCAAAATTTTTAGTTTTCATATCTTTTCTCTCTTTCTATGTTTCTATATAAGAGACTTAGATTTCTTTTAAGTCTCTTTTGTCCCCGGTCTTCTTAGTTGATTGGAACGAACTTTTCGCCACAGTCTCCACAAATAATGTTAAGTTTGTAATTGTGGAATCTTACTCGTCTTCCACAACAAGGACATTCGTAAGTGACTGGTTTGTCATAAGTCTTCTTTGCTTTTGGAAGAGGGTCTTTGCCATTCTCAGTTCCAGTAGTCTCAATGGGTTCACAACTCATTCTAACTGCATCAAAGTTGAAATCTAAAGAATCAGCAAACTTCTTTCCTACTTCATTTAAAGTAGTATAAGCAAAGCCTCTGTTTCGCATTTTCTGTACGGTTAAGCCATGTGCTTCTGCAACTTCCTTAAAGTGCTTGTTGTGATACTGCTGAGAGTTACAGTCATCTACTCCATGCTGTGAGTTATAGAGGTGGACTACTTCGTGGAGTAATGTTTCAATAATACCTTCCTTGGTTCGGTTGAGATTTTCTGCTACGATATTGATTTCGTAGACCTTTTTCTTTTCGTTAATCCATCTCTCAGATGCTGAACACCAACCTAAGACTGTTCTACGTCCCGTCTGAACTGTAATGATTGGCTTCTTGAGTTCGTTGTTGTAGAGTTCTGAGTTAATCTTATCAAAGGTCTTTTCTAAGATTTTAATGATGCTTGACATTTCCATATCTTTTTTCCTTCTTCTTTTCTCTTTATGTTTATTATTATAATGTATTTTGAGTTAAATATCAAGCAAAAATTTGTCTTAAACTAAAATTTTTTTAGAATAATCTCTAGAAACTCAGAATGATGTGATATAGTCTTAACCTTAGAGTCTAAGAGTGGAATAATATAAGATGTGTCTATTTCATCAAAGCAACGAGGACTAAAGGTTGTAACAGTGTCTTCCTTAGTTAAAGGAACTGGATAACCTTCTTCGTTGGTAATGATAATCTTAGACACAGGGTCTAAGGATGGTAAAAGTTGTCCTAATGTAATCATTTTAAATCCTTATAATAAAAAATGCTCTATAAAAGAGCATTTAAACAATTTAAGATGTTCTGATGTTTCAGTGAAGAAACTGTTAGTTTCTCTTTGTTCTTCCTATCACAGACTTGTATCTTAGAAGCATAAACTCAGCGTGTTCTTTGTTAGGGTCTGAGTCTAAGAACTTAACGTCAATTCCATCTGTGTCAGGAAACACGACATAGTCACCCACTTCCACTTCAGAACAGTCCTTTCCCTTTGCTAAGATAACTCCTGCTGTAGGTCTGTTGGTGATAGATTTCTTGTGTTGGATGATAATCCCACCCTGAGTATACTCGTCTGTTTCGACTTCATCAGGTTTGATAAGAATATAATCTGCTAAAGGTTGGAACTCAGTTGATTTCATTTGAATTTGTTGTAAAACTGCCATTTCTTTCTCCTATTATGATTTAATTTATTATAAAGAATTTTTTAGGAAATTAAAAGAAATTTTTATGTGTCTTTATATAATAAACAAGATTTAAACTTTAAAGAAGACTCAAACACTGTTTAAGACATCTAAAAAAAAATCCTGTTCTCCAAGAGAACAGGATATTAGAATGTTAGTATACATCCTGTATACTGTTATGACCCACTTCCTGAAGAACTAAACATTCCATCAATTTCATTATTGGTGATAGAAGTTAAGTAGTCGTCTGTTAGTTCGGTTAAAGATGTAGGAACTGTTATATTACAAGTTGCATTGGAGCTAGCATTAGCACTAAATGTCTGAACATTTACTCCATTTTTCTGAATTGTTAAGGTAGCATCATGTACATCTGAAGCATTTGCTTTAAGATTCAGTGCGGCAGTAACTACTTTATTCTGAACTGGATTAGTAGATGTATCACTCAAAGCACTGTCTACTACAAGGGTAAATGTACAAGCACCCATCTGAACCCACTTATAGGTTCCTGAGACCTTTTCCCATGCCCATACAGTATAGACATCTCCTGAAGACTCATTAGTATCTGGAACTAAGTATAACTTTCCTTCTTCAGGAGTAGTTACACTATCTAAGGAAGCAACAATAGTTACAAGACCCTGTTCAAAGGTTTCCAACGCAGATGAAATCATTGTGTTGATTTCCTGTGAAGTAGGAATCTTAGCATCTATTGCTTTAATTTTGTTTACAAGGTACTGAGTACCTGTAAAATCCAAAAATTTAAGTTGATTTGGCATTTTAAATCCCCTTTAGGTTGTTCTTTAAGCTAATTTAATTAGCTTAATGTTCTAAGAATAGTTATTTTTGAAATTTGTTCTTTTGTTTGTGCATTTTTCAGCAAAACATCTCTAGCATACCAGTACCTAGCATAAATTTCTTTAACCTTAGCTTTCATTTCTAGTCCCAATTCAATTATTTGTTCAGGACTTAGAGTTCTAAGAATATTATCAGCATCCATAATACTGAAGTTTTCTCTTGGCATTATTCCTGATAACATCCCAATGGCATTAGTTAAGAATGTGTTCATGTTGTCTTGGTCTTCTTGTCTAATCTGATAATTAGCATCGTTATACACAGCAAACTCTATCTGTCTAAGTTTGTCCCTTTCAGTTCTTAGTTCTTGATGTTTTTGTTCTTTAAGAGCATCTAAGTCTTCTTGAACAGGAACATACTCTTGAATTTCAAAAGTATCTCTGTTTTTCCAAATTTCAGAACAATAGTAACTTGTATCATTTCCTTTAACAGTAAATGGAATCCATCCATATTCAGGGTGGTTTAACTCACAGTCAAAACTTGTGTGTTCTAAGTCATTCCATCTTGGATTTCTTATTTGGATTGTTTCTTCAGTATCTTCTGAATTTTCAAGCATTCCATCTTGTTCTAAGTTTTCTATATCGTCCATTTCATCTCCTTACTTTACTCATTAGCGAATAATGCTTCAACTTGTTTAAATTCTTCATCTGTCTTTATACCTAAGACAGTCTTTAGTCTTTCCTTTAGAGTATATTCATATAACTCCATAGCTTTTAACTGCATCTCTGATTGTTCTAACGGGTTACAAGGATTAAATGGTAATTCATTCGCTTTCCATTTTCTTATAAATTCTCTGTTTTGCTGTGTTCTTATCTTAATCTGAAAATACTCAGCTATTCCTCTTTCTTTGAAATCTTTAGATATCATTAAAGGAATTGTTTGTTCTAAAGTCATTTTTATTATCCTTATTATTACACTATCTTAATCCAAAGACCAAACAGTAGCTTTGAGTTAATACCTGGTTGTGACACACCACCACCCATAAGTTTCCAAGTACCTGTTCCTCCAACAGACGGTCCCTTGGAGTACTGCATTGTTGAGTTTGATGTATTGTAAACACAGGTTGCATAGTACAGGTGAGATGGACTTGTTAAGACTCCTCCAAAACTAGTTGAGTAAGTTACTGAGTCTGATTCGGCAAATCCTGAAATAATAGTTCCTTTGACAGGGGTAATATTACCTGCTGAGGTACTAGCACCACCTGATATCGCACTAACTGTTAGATACTTATCACTCAGAGCAGTTCCATTTTCGTAGAAGTTTACAGCATATGCCCCTTTCCACTGTAAACTTGACGTTCCAAGTGTTTTAGAGTTGTTTGCCAGAGGAGTAAGGTTAGAATCCCATAAAGCATCAGTAGAAATACTCTTCCCTGTTGTTCCCATGGTAAGAGTAACATATGTTGAAGTAGCAGTTGCACTAGGGTCTAACGCTCCGCTTGTTAACTTGTTGTAAACTCTCCAAGAAGTCCTTACATGACCTGTTGTTTTGTTTATCTGAGTAGTCAGAGCGAAAGCATCATTTCCATCATAATCTTTTTGATAAATTCTCGCAACAACCTGATCAGAAGTTGGAGCAGTTCCGATTTTACAAGCACTGGCATAGGTATTCTTCTGGTACAAGTATCCGTATCTTGCATTTGCGTACAGTGCTGTGGTGAATCTCGCTGCCTCTGTAGAGGTTGCTGTTTTGTCTGCTGTAGCGGAAAGAATTATCGGATAATTACTGTTTGCATTGGTAACAGTTTGAGTTACTTTAGTATCAGTGTTTGTGTCAGTATTCACTGAAGTGTATGTTCTGTTAGTAACACTAGTAACACGACCTTTAGCATCTACTGTTATCTCAGGAACTAAAATTGTTGCATTATTATTTCCAGTAACATCTGCACTTGGACCATATGTTCCTGCTGTTACTCCAGAGTTAGCTAATGTAACTGGTACTGACCAACCTTTCTTACTACCAGCAGAAGTACCTGTTGCATCACCAGTTAATGCTACTGTGGTTGTTGCTGAGAATTCAGTAGCACTAGATGCATTACCCGTACAAGATCCAGATGAACCACTACAATTACCTGTAACATTACCCGTTAGATTACCACTGAATCCAGAAGCACTAACTACATTGGTGCTAGGGTTGATTTTAACACTCTTAGCAAATATACCAGTTTTAGCACCCTGATTAGATGTTGCATTAGCGGTAGGACATAACAATATTGGATATGTACTGTTAGTAGTACTTACGTTCTGAGTCATCAATGTATCTGTGTTATTATCACTTGGTAATGTAACTGTCTTGGTATTAACTTTTGTTATATGACCATTAGTGTCTTGTGTAACAGAGTCAATACAAGTAAATGTACCGCCATGAGCAGGAGATGCTGTAGATGTAGTATTTGAACTAAGTGTAATAGACGGATGCTGAGTTAAGAATCCACTATCATTAGTCAACTCACTAGTCTTTGTAGGAATTTTAGACAATATGTAGTTCTTTATATTCGTCCAAAAACTTAGTGCACCGTCTTTATCTAAATATCTAAAGGCCATTTTTACCTCCGATATTAAGAACCTGAACCTGTAAACATAGCATCAATTTCAGCATCCGTTAATGCTATTAAATCAGATGATGGAACAAAGTTACTATCATTTGTAATATCAGATGTCTTAGTTGGAACTGTTATATTACAAGTAACATTTGAACTAGCATTAGCTGTGAATGTCTTAACAGTTGTCCCATTCTTTTGAATGGTTAAAGTAGCATTGTTGATAGAAGGTTTGTCTGATAAGTCGTTATAAGACCCTGTTGTTGCTACAGTTGCTAATCCTGCTACATCTCCAGCGGTATGAGTATGTCCAGTAGCTGATTTGCCATCCAACTGAGTTTGAATAGCACTTGAAACACCACTTAAGTATCCTAATTCAGTTGTTGTGACTGTAGAAATTCCAATCTTCTTATCAGTCCCTGTTATTACTACTCTAGATGCTGTTCCTAACTTTCCATCATTAGTAATACTTCCATGAGTATGAGATGCGTTTGCTTTTCCATCTAAGGCACTCTTAACTACTTTATTCTGAACAGGATTAGTAGATGTATCACTCAGAGCACTGTCTACAGTAAGTGTAAATGTCTTAGAGCCCATACGCCTAAAAGCATTATCTTCCCATGTGTAGATAATATAAACATCTGAATCTGAAGGGTCGATCACCAGGTATAACTTACCTTCTTCACCAGTCTGAGGTAAAGACTCTACAATAGTTACAATCCCTTCTTTGTAAGTATTCAAAGCACTAGTAATCATTGTAGTTATTTGAGATTCTGTTGGTATTTTACCATCTATTGCTTTTATTTTGTTTACAAGATACTGTGTTCCAGCATTATCGAGATATTTAACAGCCATAATAAATTCCCTTTGAAAAGTTTGATTTAATGTATTTATATTGAATGTCAAAAGACTAAAATATTTGGGTTAAACTCAAAAACCATAATTTTTTGAAGGCTAATTATAAATAGCTATAAATAGAGTCTCAGTTTAACAAAAAGGAGAATAATATGGCAAACACAGTCACAGAAAAGACTCAACTCTCAAATGGAGTTTGGGTTGTTCCTGATGGAGACAATAACTGGGGCGGAGAGTTAAATGATAACTTTGTGCTCCTAAATGGTCTCTTAGACAGGAAGACTTTAACTTTAACTAAAAATGCTCAAACAGTAGCTACCTTTAATGGTACTCAGAATGTAACTGTTGATATTGGAACACAGTTCGCAACTAACGATGACATAGATGGATTATTTGGAGACTCTCAGACTCAACCTGACTTAACCAAAGATGTTAATGTAGGCAACTTAGACAGATTTAAGACCGACTTGAGTTCAAGAGTTGTTTCTTCAGTGTCTTTAGATAATAATGATGACTTAGAAGTAACATACTTAGATGGACAGTCACAGACAGTTAGTTTACCTTGGCCTGAAGTTCCAGTTTCTGTTGTTGATGCTTCTTTTTCATCTAATACTAATAACCTAGAACTGACTTTAAGCGACAACACAACTAAGAATGTGTCTATTCCGATTCCTACAGTTCCAACTTCAGTTGTAGATGGTGCTATCGTAGACACAAACAAACTGGAACTGACCTTTAGTGACCAAACAACTAAGCAGTTGACTCTTCCATCAGGTGGTTCAACACCTACTACAAGAACTGTTACTAGAGTTCCTGTTTACTTCGAAATTCACTTCAAAGTTGGAGCAGTTGCAGAGTCTTCATTAAATGACTACAATGAGTGTACTGCTGACTCTGTTTTAGGAATCACTGCTCAGGATGTTAAGGACATTATTAGGGTTTCTTCCGAGTATTACGGTCACTATGAAGACACTCCTGTTCCTGAAGGAATTGTAGTAACTGATGTAACCTCTACAAAGGGTTATGACGAGTTTGACAAAGCATTCCTGGTAGCTGTTAACCTAGCAGTTCCATATACTAGAGGAGGTTCTTATCCTAGTGGAACAATTAAATTTGGCTTAGGAAAGTCTTTTGGAAACATAACTATTTCTGATTCTACAATTATAGGCGCTATAAATCAGGCAAGACAGTCCCAAAGCGAAGAACAGATTGAGTCATTTGGTGCACAGATAACAGGTGGATATCCTCAACTTTCATTCGGAAGCGACTGTTCTATCGGATCAAACACTAACTACTTTGAGATAACTGCTTACCTGGATAATCAGGATATTAGTACAAGTCAGTATCCTCAAAGTGTTTCTAATAACTGGGTTGGATACAGTAATGATTTTGGTTCTAACTGTTCATTCGAACTTCAGGTAATTTCTAAGTATTCTTTAAACGAATCAGTAACATTTACAGTCTCTGAATAAAGATGAAGATAGTTATTTTTACGTTTAAGGATGCTCCTAAGGAAAGGCAGAAAAATGTCAAGTCCCTGAAAACTAAGCTAAACAAAGCCATTCAGGATTCAGGGATAGACTTAGAAGTCTGTACCTTTGTTGGGTCTAACAAAACGTCTGAGAATTTAATTTCTTTATGTTCTTTATATAAAAATGAAGATATTTTAATGTTGGAAGACGACATTGAACTCAGTGAGCATTTTTTAGAGAATATCAGAAAGGTCATAGAAAAGAATCCTGATAGAATTATAAATTTCCATTATAATTTTGACACTAAGGGACCAGAACTGTATTCTGAGGATAATTTAAGGGTTTTTGAGGAAAGGGGTTCTAATTATGCCTTTAATCAGTGTGTTTATCTTCCATCTAAGATACTTCAAAAGATTTTAGACTCCAAACAGTTGTTTAAAGCATATTATGCTTATGCAAAGGAAAATAGACACGCCTACATAATGGCTAGAATATTCGAGAAGGATACATTCCTTGTAGTCAGACCTAGTCTAGTTAGACACATGGAATTTGAATCGACAATATCTGAGTCTGTTATAAAGACTAAAGACTTTATAGATTATTAGCTATTATAAGAAAAGGGAATTTTAAAATTCCCTTTTTATTTCTAAGACTCTTTTGACTAAGAATCAGATGAAGGTGTCATAGCGTTGATATGCTTAAATATTGTTTTGTCTATAAAGAAGAATATAAACGAACCTATAATCTGAGTTACTAAGAGGTTAGCCCAAAGAGACAAATAAGGTTCAAAGAACTGCATAATAGGAATCATTACAATCCCACTCACAATCCATCTTAGAACATAGATACTAAATCCTAACATCTTACAACTTTATCTCCTCTAAATCTTTTAACCATATTTGCTCTTTAGACATTTCCTTTAATTCCTCAAGTTCTGAACTCTTTGATAATGCCTGATTCTTTAAGTCTTCAACTTTCTCTTTTGTCAGAGAATAGATAGGCATCTTTAAAAGATAATCATAACTGTCTTGGACTTTTACAATTTTCTTTACTTTGCTTAATGCTTCAATAACCTGTTCTTTAGGGATATTGTTTATCTTTAGTTTCTTATCTATAACCATAGTAATAAACAAAATCTTAGAGTTCAAAATGTCTAATTCACCCTGAAGGGTTTTTTCCAGAAACTCTTTTCTCTTTTGAATAAATTTTAGCTTTATATCTATAAAAGACTTGATTATTTCTTCTGAGTCTTCGAAAATCCTGATTTTGTTATTTTCATCTATACAAGTATAGTTCTCAGTAATAGGCTTTTGTAACTTTAACGTCTTTAAAACATCTTCGTGTTTAAAATCCTTTGGAACCTTTACTTCAAACTCTAACTTACAGTCTCCATCTGACATATCTGAATAACTCAAAATTGTCTTTGACTCTTCCAAGGAATCTAAGACTTTCAGGTAGGAGTTTAAATCATAAGTAAATGGAATTTCTTTAATTCTGTATACATTAGACTTAACCTTTTCTACCTTTCCATTTACTAACCATTTCTTTGGGTCGTCAGGGAAGTTAGGGTCTCTGATAATGTCGCCATTATATCCATTATAAAATGGATTTAACCAGTCTTTTCTAGTAGGCTTTTTATTAAGGAAGTTCTGAATGTACTTAATGATATTCTTAGGATTTCTCGCTAAGATTTTCTGAGCAAATCCAGAAGAAACTCCTTCACTCCCATTAACTAAGATAATAGGGATAGTAGGAACATAGAATCTTGGTTCTATAGTAGTTCCTTCAAATGTCTGTTTTACTAAAATATCATCATCTTTATAATTAAACAGACTAAAGAACATCTTAGAACCTGAAGCATGGATGTATCTTGGGGCACCAGGTTCGTTGTTTGAACGACATCCAAATGCACCAAACTTCTGAATCAAAGGAATGTTATTGGTCCCTGCAAAGTCCTGTCCTAGAGTAACTATAACTCTCCATAACCCATCTCCATGGAGATAATCAGAGAACTCAGAACACTTAGAAGCTAATCTCGAGACCTTTTCTGTGTCTTTGATGTTCTTCTCATGGATAGTATAAAGAACTTTTCTACTAGCATTTTTAAGTCCATCAATGTAACTTCCAATCTTTCTAAGATTATCATAGCTAGCATAATTAGACAATCTTGTATTTAAAAATTCTTCAATCTTAACCGAATCTGTCATAAATCAAAATCCTTTAAAATCTCTTTGTATCTCTGTTCTAATGAGTCTAATGTTTCATTCATTAGACTCTTTTCCAGTATTTTACGTGCTTGGAAAATCTTAACTTTATACAAAACATAAGCTGATAGCATAGGGTCGATTTTAGCTATTTTCTTTAAGATAGAACTCTTAGTCTTCTCTTTTCTCGCATCAACGTCTTTACTCATTTTCTTTATCTTTATATAGAGAAGACATATTTCTTTATTTTTATCACTTTTGACTTCTGGATGATCTTCGAACAGTTTGGAGATAATTTCATCTTCATTTGAGTTTTTCTTTATCATTCCCATCCAGGATGGATCTATGTTGTTTTTACTTAAAAGGTCTTTGATAGCCTTTGCTTTTTGGTGACCCTGTGTAATAGCCTGACTATGATTTTCTCCAAAAGACAAATTTCTTAACTCTATATAGTTAGATATAAGGGATTTTAACTTCTCCCTTTCTTGTTCTGTGAATTTTCTCACTAGTGTTCCTTATACATCAGCGATGTTAAAGTCGTTTTCTAAGATATGTTTCTTTCGCGGTTCAGAGTCATCTCCCAACCACTCTTCTAATGAATTATATGCATCTTCAGAATTAAAATCAAGCATCTTAATCATCTTTTCTAAACCATCTGTCTTTACAACCTTCTTGAGGTCTTCTTTCTCCCAGGAACCTAATCCCTTGTAATAGAATGGAACTTCTCCAGGTTTAGTCTTAGACTCATCATCTAAGTCATAACTCCATCTCTGAAGCTTTTGCGCCTTTAAAAATCCTATGATAGGGGTTTCAAGCATCCCAGTTCTTTCCTTGTACTCAGGTAAGTATTTGTTAATAAATCCTGAGAGCAATGCGCGAATGTGGAATCCGTCTAATTTTCCTTAAAAAATATACTAGCCCCAAAGGGCTAGTCTAAGTCCTGGTCGGAGGCATAGACAATCTTCTCAAAACCTCCTGTGAGAATTTTACGTCTTCTGATATTAGGATTTTCTCTGTATTCCTTTAATTGTTCTTTGGTTAACTTGACCTTCTTAAATTCTTTCATATCTTACTCCAAATAAAAATTTTTTCTAATTCTTCCAACGAATCTGATGTTATAAGGTTTGCCATCTATGTATCCAATGGTATTATCCTTATTCTTTTGAATTATATTAAATTTGTCTTTATATTTCAATAAATATTTTTCTTCAGTACATTTCCAAGTATCTTTTCCATCAGTTACCCATAAAATCAGTGTTTTATGTCTGTTTATGTGCCTGTCATAATTTTGGACTGAAATCTGTTTGTTACATAGAGGGCAAATTTTAAACTGGTATTTGTCATAAACACCTTTAAGGTTTGGGTTAGAGTCAAATTCTTCCTTTGAGACTCTTTTTGTTTCTCCCGTAACCTTATCTTTACAAATCACATTTCCTGTTGTGCCAACTTTAAATTTATCTTTATTACTGTGGTATTCATCCTGTGTAAGTCTAACATACTTACCTGAGTCATTCAAAGCAAAGACAACACCTTTATTAACTCCAACAAGATTATGTTCAGAAGCGAAGCTTTTACTACACCTGATTATATTTCCATCTGAGTCTTTAAAAATTGTAAGTCCATCATGGTCAGAGATATATCGTTCTCTATTCGCATAAAATTCATCACATGGAATAGACCTCTTACACTGGAGAATATTGTCAAAGACAGTAACTAAAGATGTTCTGTCTTTAGTATAATATGAATAATTAGACTGATTAAAAAATAGTTTATTTCTGCAAGCATCCACTCTTCTTAAAATCTTACTTTCGAATGCGAGTGCCTGAGTGCAAGTGTCAAACACCTTTATGATTTTAGTCTTAAAGGATTTAGGGTCTTTTTTAAACATTTCCCTAACAATCTTTGAACTTGTGAAATATTTTGTCCCTAAATCACCAATATCACCAGAGTGCTTCCCTATATAATATTTGGGACTCGTCTCTCCCAAATATGTTAGTCTGTAAACAAAATGAATCAACCAATAAACTCCTTAACACTCACCCACTTCCCATCTACCTTAATCTCGTCATTTTCATTTACAATCATTTCTTTTCCATTAACTTCAATTTTATAGAAATCACCATCTTCCATAGGTTCTTCTTCTTCAAGACTCTTTACAATTTTATATAAAGTACTTAATTCTTTATTAGAAGTGAACTTTGACTGAGACGCATTCCAAACGTTCAGTGGTTTTCCTCTTAGACAATAATATGCACACTGTTCTCTTCCTAGAGAAGGTGTTAACCCTGCAAGAGCAGAATTATGTGTGATAATTCCATTTCCTAAGATAAAATCATGTTTCCCAGTTACAGAGATATCAAAAGTGTTAGCATATCCATTATCTTCAACTGACTCTATATCAACTAATTCAAAATTAAGTTCCTGTTCTTTAGTTAGTTCTTGCATTTATTTTTTCCTGAATTATTTTGATTAACTTTTCAGCCATCTCTGTCCTATCATCTGTGTCAAATATAACGTAGTAGTCAAATCCATTTGCTTTCGCTAATCTTTCCTTTTGTTCGTCTTTTTCTTTTCTTTCATTTAATGAAAAACCAAAAGGATTTTCTAAAAGGTTATCTTTGTTATAATGATATAGAGAGCCATGAAATTCAATTATAGTCTTTATATCTAAGATACAAAGGTCATATAATCGAAGTTTCTTAGCTTTCCTATCCCAAAGGAAATACTCCTTATTTCCATCTACACCTATATAATATTTTAAATGATTCTTATCGAGAAAATCAATAATAGGTTTAAAATATTTTAAAGAAAGTTTTGATGCTTTTCCTGCCTTTACTTGTATCTTCTTCTGAAATTCTTTATAGTAGGTTTTCCAATTATTTCCATATCTTGTTTTAAAGAACTCCTTTGAAAAGCAACATCGTTTTCTTCTCTGTTCAGAGGTTTCATTTTCGAGTCTTTTCTTCAGAATTTGTTTCACTAATTTTATATGGCCTTCCCACTTTATTTTTCCAAGTTCGGGACCGTATCGCGCAATAAATGATTCCTCTGTTTGTTCTACTTTTCGAAGATGTTTCTCATATTCTTCTTTCCAAGAATCGCCAAACTTTTTCATAAAGTGTTCTTTACAACACGTTGCTTTACTTTTACAAATCGCTTCTGCCTTTTCCTTTCCGTATATTCTTATCATCCCTTCCTTTGTAACTCTTTCAGAAATGGCTTTGTTTCTCTTGATAAATCTTTCCTTTCCATCTTCGTACTGGTTTATATACCATTGTTCATTTCGTTTTTGCGCATTACTATATTCTTCATCTGAGGCATAATTTGTCCTATAAAATGGAGATTTATTTCGTTCTAAGATTCTTCTGTTAGCTTCTTCTTCGCTTATATTATAAGCCTTTGAAACAAATTCAACTGAGTTTGGATTAAGACCTTTTCTTGGACAGTTCTTAGTATCAAAGCAAATATGCTCCTCTATAAATTTAACAATGACAAACAAATTTCTCTCTTCAATACAATACTCAGTATCAAATTTAACAATCTTCCCACACCAAGCACATTTAGGAGTCTCTAAGTCTCGTAATCTTTCTAAACACCAGTCTTTACACTTCATTCCAGTAAGTTCTTTGAATGGATAGAACAAACTGGCCTTTGGAAAAGTGGTGAATTTCTTTAGAAGTTCATCTGTTAAGACTCCTACAAATATCTTTAACTCACACATTGTAAAATCAAACAGTCTCCTTTAACTATCTCAGTTCCTTTAACTCTTTGAATTCTTCCGTCTCTAATAACACAAAAGAAATCATCATCTGTAAAATCTACATAAGTTTCTTCAAGAAACAAACGTTTTTCTTCTACATCAAGCACTTCTGAGAATCTAGCATCATTTCTAATCTTAGACCTAACAAGAGAATAATTTGAATTTAAGTCTTTAGCCTTAACATACTCAAATATTTTTCTTTCTTTATTATATACAAAGAATGGATGCTCTAATCCACAAATAACATATCCATCTCTAAAATTTACTCTAAGTGTCTTAGTGAGTTTGTGTGATTTACTGAGAACTGTTACTGGATTAAAGTTAGAATCTATGATTGTATCACCAATGTCTATGTCTCTTATTTGTTTGCTTCTAAAATCAGATGTAAGAACTTCAGTATTTTCATCTAAGCAAAGTCCCTCAACGACCATTATGTATTTACTTTCCTTTAAAGCAGGTAAGTAATGCTCGTCTTTGATTTTCTTTGCTTTATTAAGAGTCTTTAATTCCTGTCTGTTTTTAAGTTCTTCCTTTATCTTAAAGACTTCTATGATAGGACTAATTATATTAGAGTTCTTTAAAATTTTCTTTGAAAGACTCTGATAGTCGATATCACCAAAGTACCGATTTACTTCTGAAACAGAGTTAGTCAGCTTTTCCTTGGTCTGAGAGTTGAACTTAGGATTAGCAAAGTTCTTAAACACACCAACTACCATCAGCTTGTTCTTAATATCAGCAGGTTTAATAGTCTTGTACTTCTTAGAAAGACTGTCTCTCAGTAAACTAACAATGTTGTTGGCTATCACATCAATGTGAGTTCCACCATCTTTGATATTAAGACCATTTAGATAACTAAACTGTTGGAACTCGTCTGAAGGACTTGGAATAACAGCAAAGCTAAAATTATCACTCTGAAAGACCTCAAAACTTCCTTCATCAGCAAAACTGCTAACATAAGACTTAAAGTTCTTAGTCTTAATAGCTTTGTTATTAAACTTAAACTGGATTAGAGGGAAGCTAATACTGAGATTTAACAGTCTCTGATAGACTAAGTCTTTGTGAGTTTGGTCTATCTTTTCAATTCCAAAGCGCTTAAGGTCAGGTTTAAACTTAACAGTAACGCCCTTAGAGACTGAGTCTGAAACAGTTTCCTTATAATCTAAAGCATTATTTTTAAACTTAACAGTGTATCTGTTCTTAGAGTCATCTGAAATACCAGTAAATTCTGTACTCCAAACATTCGTACAGTAACTTCCTACACCATTCATCCCTAAGTGAGTTCTGTTCTCGTCATTGTCAAAGTTAGAACCTGACATTGCATATCCCCAACAAACAAATGGGATATACTCTCCTTCAGGATTTTTAGAAACTGGAATTCCTGGACCATTGTCTTCTACAACAACAGTATCATCTGTGATTTTAACACTTACTGAGTTACATCCTTCAAAGTTAGTCTTAATAGCAATGTCAACTGAGTTGTCTATAATCTCGTTGATAATCTTTAAAAGTCCTGGAACACACTTAACTGAAGTTCTCTGAATCTTGTCATTAACTAAGCAATAATCTTCTACTTCCACTACATTAGAAGCACCAATATACATATTTGGTCTTTCTAAGATATGTTCTCTTGATGTTTTCTTTTTGTATATTTCTTTCAATTTTGATATTCCTTAAAAATTCAAATGCTTTAGTCTTCTGTGACTAAAGCATTCTTAACATTTTATTTATTATAATATAAAACATCCAAAATTTCAAGTCTCTTATTCTGACTTCTTGGCTAAGACTATATGTATCTTGTTTCCTGAACTTCTGTGAACTAAGTCATTATATGCTAACAGGACTTCATCTAAGAGATGGTTCTTTGAGAACTCTACAATCTCGTCTTGGGAAGCATTAGAAAGAATTTTCTTCTTAGAAGGAAGAACTTCTTCTACGTTCTCGGTATCTTCCTGCTCGTAAACATCAAAATGAGTATATGAGTCATTTAAGTCATAAAGTAACTGTCCTAATGTAAGCATATTAAAGTCCTTCATAAGAGTTAATGATATTACAAATTCTTTGGATTTCACCAAAGGTAAGTTCAGGATTATCATTCTTAAAGACATCTACAAATGCATGAGGGTGGCCATTAACTGAACCCAAAATTTTAAGTCTAAGATTCTCTGCCTCTTCCTGAGAGAATATCTTGTTGTTGAGTCTTACCTTGATGTTTCCTGGAGTAATACACAGAAACCCTCTTTGCCCTTGATTAAAAGCATTTATTTCTGCTTCTACAAAGTGGATATCTCCAAACTTGATAGTCACTTTGTCTGATTTTAAAATCTGTCCTTTCTTAGTTTGTTCTTCAAGTTCTCTTAAAGTCTCTTCATTTAATATTTCTATGTCTTTATTATAAGAAACTGGAATTTTTTCTTTAAACTGTTCTAAGAAATGCTGATAGCCATACTTCCAAAAGTAAGAGTTCATACTTACTGATTTTTCAAATAAAGGACTGTCAGTGACAAATCGGTCAAACTTATCTATTACTTCAATAACAGCATTAAGATAAGGAATATTCAGTTTCAGAACATCATAGACAATCTTACATCCACATCTTGAAGGGTCTATAATTTGTTTTAAGATGCAGTTATCTCTTACTTTGACACTAAAGTCCTCAGGATATGAGTGGTGGTCTAAGTGAATGACAGTCTTAAAGTGGTTTAGAAGATTTTGGAGCAACTCAGGTCTCTCTGAGAAACTCAAGTCACAAATGAACACAGTGTCTATGTTGTTCTTAGCCCCGTATGTGATAATATCTCGAACAGTGTCCTTCATTGTAACGTAGTCTTCATAGAACACTTTGTCTATCTTTAAGTTACTGTGTCTAAGACATAATTCACATCCAACCGCATCTAAGTCATTATGTGTAAAAACAATCATCACTTTCCTCTCTTAATTTTTTGGCCTGGCTCTAATGAATCTAACTGTGACTCAATACTCTTTATGTCTTCCTTAGAAAGAAACTCAGAGTATAAAAGTGCTTTGTCTAAAGATATTTTAAAGTATTTTGATATAAGATCAAGTTCTTTAGACTCTATCTTGTTTCCTTTTATAAACTTAATGTACTTAATCCTTCCTTGAGTAATAGACTTTATAAACTCTATTTGTGCTTCTAAAGGGATTTTGTTATATACATTCAGGAACTGTGCTATCTGTAAGCATCCTGGATTTCCCTCTAGCCATCTTAACATCAGGAATGGACTTATCTTGTCTAAGTCCTCTTGGGTTAAGTCTTCTAAGTTCAGTATCTTTTTAAAAGCATTAAACATTTAACTTTTCCTTTAATTTCTTAACAAACAAATTGTTTATAGTATGCCCAGGTTTAGAACACTCTATTCTTCCTATAACAGGAAATCCTAAAGCACTTAAGTCCCCTATAAAGTCTATCATCTTGTGTTTAGCTAACTCATTGTCAAACAGAAAGTGGTTTATAGGATTATTATCATTATCTAAGACAATGGAGTTATTTAAGTTTCCACCCAGTGCCATTCCATTCTTCTGCATCTCCTCAACATCTCTAAGATAACAGAACGTCCTTGCTCTTAGGAATTCTAAAGATGTGCTTATGTCTTTATTATAAAAGAACTGTTGTTTTAATCCATTAAAATCTACTTTAAGGTTAATGCTTAATTTTCCTGATGGATATGCTCTGATATACTTTTCAGAGTCATTTTCATCTATAACTTCTATTCCTTCATTTGGAATAAAGAAATCTTTGATGAAACCATCTAAGTCCAAGACATTATCCTTGAGCATCTCAACAAACACAAATGCTCCACCATCTAAGATAGGGATTTCGTCTCCATCTAAGATAATATCTAAGTTTGTTATATTAAGAATAGACAATGCACACATTAAGTGCTCAATAGTCCTTACTTGCCCAATTTTGGTGCATAATGATGTTCCAAAGACAGTGTCAGGACTCACTTTGATGTTGTTAAAGGAAATCCCTGGTGCCTTTGAAGGTTTGAGTAAGACATGGATAATTTCTCCAGTATGGAGACCTATTCCTGAAAGTCTTACTGAGTGTTTAATTGTTCTTTGTCTCATAATCCCATACTATCTCCTTATTTTTATTATAATAGGATTTAAATAAAAAATCAATATTTAGATGTTTCATAAACATTTAAATCATTGTTCTTATATAAAGACATCTAAATGTTCCATAAATACATAATATACAGAGGAACTAAAATGTGCTATCTATTTGGAAAACTAATCTTTAAGTCCTACATCAATGAATCCTTAGACTTCGAAGAAACCAGGATTCTAAAAATTCTTCAGGTTCTTAATAACACTGTAGAAATAGAAATCGAAGACACATTAGAACCAGGAGACCCAAAGTTCCTTAAACCAAACGCGCCAGAGTCTAAGTCTAAGAGTCCAAGAGTCTTTAAGATTAAGTTTGAAGACTTTGAAAATCTCCTCAAAACTAATTCAGAACTGTGTATCATAGACGACACAATATCTAAAATTTTCATCAAAGACCTAAAGGAATATAATCCAAAATTTAGCTATACGCATTCTAAGACATTTAAGTATCTTTAGGATATTAAGATTCTTTTAATGATGTTTGTTATATAGAAACTAAGATTTAAATGTTCATAAATACTAAAAATTTAACTCAGAAGGATAATGTATGCTTTCAAAACTTTTTAAGAAATCTGAAATCGAAGAAGAAATTAACGAAATTGAAACCTTAAAGCAAAAGGCTAAGGATATCAGGTTCTTAAATCTCTCTAAGGAGATATCCAGCTGGTCTAAGGATCCATCAACTAAAGTTGGCGCCATTATAGTAGGTCAAAAGGGACAGATAGTATCACAGGGTTATAATGGATTTCCAAGAGGATTTAATGATTCTGAGGAGTTATACGCTGACAAAGAGACTAAGTACAGATTTATTATCCATGCAGAGGCAAATGCTATATATAATGCTTTGTATAATGGCGCAAGTGTAGAGGGTTGCACCATCTATGTTCATGGACTTCCATGCTGTACAGAATGTGCTAAGGCTATCGTTCAGTCAGGAATAAAAAGAGTAGTTTATGACTCAGAACCTAAGTCAAACTGGATTAAGAATTGTGAAGATGCTTTAGAAATCTTTAAGCAAGCATCTGTAGAAGTTATTAAGATATGATAGAAATAAGGGACATCTAAGATGTCCCTTTTAACATTTTAATTAGTAATCAATAGTCAATTCTCTCAATTTCTGCCTTGATTCTTCTGTTCTTGAAGAAATCAGGCATTGGATCAAACTTATCAATGAACTTTCCATTTCTCTTGATATAGTAGAGTTCGACACAATCATTATAAGGGAAATCACAAATGTTTGAAAGCATCTTTCTAATCCATCCAATTGTAATCTCTTCATCGAAGTTATCTTCGAGGGACTCAAGAGCATTTTTAAAGTCTCTTTCACTGAAGTCGTCAATTTCATCACGAAGCAGATATGATAAGATTAACACATAAGCGTGAAAATCATCTTCTGCTTTAAATGATTCGATAAAAGTATCACTTGGGTCATCGTAATCTGAATTATTACCACTCTTGTAGAAAAATTCGTATTTGTTCATTTTTTATCCTTTTAAAGTTTAATCCCTAAATGCCTTTGATAATGCTTCAGACTGCTTAAAGACACCCATTGAGTTAGACTTTGCTTCTTCTGAGGAAACAAACTCAACATCGCCATCAGACTTAGTTTCTTCCTTACGTATAATTCTCCAGAGGTCGATAACAAAAGCAAACATCTTCTGTTCCATCTCAGAAGGATTTTCAATCTTACTTGCTTCTCTGAGGGTTTCAATGAGTTCCTTTCTGTATGCATCTGTGTACTTAATGCTCATATTTATATTCCTTTCTCTGTTCCTTTCTTCTTTATGTTTATTATTATAATGTAACTTAGAAAGAAAATCAAGGAATTTTTGAGTTAAAGACAAATTTATTTACTCTTTACTCTCTACTCTCGGTCTTGTTTTTTCCTTCTATAACAACTGCTCTATCGTCTCCACTAAAATAGACTCCAGTGCCATCAATGCAGTGTTCGTCCCATGACCAAGCATCCTTCTGGGTGAGCAACTTAACTTCCTGTTCACCGTATGCTCTCTTAAGTTCACAGAGTCTTTCAATAAGTTCATCAAGCATCATTTAAAATTCCCCAATCGCCAATCACCAAAAAATCTCCAAAATCTCATAATCACAATCATCGTCAATAAAGTAGCCATTGACTTCCTTATCAAGAACGTCGTTAAAATCTGTTAAGTAGTATTCATCAAGATAGCGTTCAGAATAAGAACGTTCGTCTATGTCATCATTAAAATGGACCCAAATCCCTTCAGGGTTGTCTTTTAGAAATTGCTCCGCTAATTCTTTAAAGGTCATTTTTGTCTCCCTAAAGTTCCTATTTGTACACTCTCGCAAATAAATCACCAACTATAGCAACATAAAATCCTCTTCTGACTAAGTCTCTCAGATGTGAGTCTATCTTTTGTCTAAGAGTCTCTTTCACTAATATCTGTTTAAACTGCTCTGAGGTCATTCCTGTTAAGAGTCCTAGAGTCCCATCTCTAAGGTCGCTCAACTTCTCAAAAGGTTCAAATTGGACTTCATTGATTGTAAGAACTTCATCTGATGCCATAGGGATAACATCTAAGACACAGACAGTTTCCCAAAATTCTTTTTCATTTAGCATCTTTTTGCTCCTTTAAATACTTTGCACACAGTCTTGAACCATCTTCGTTAGTTGGTTCTTCTATCTTGTTATTCTGAAAGTAACGTATACATTCCACATATTCTGTTTCAGGTTTCTGTGGAATGGCTTTCCCTTCTAAACCCATACAAATAAACACAGACACACATAGAATAAAATCCCAAACTGCGTTAGGTGTTCTGCCTTCACTGTTTGCATTGATAATGATAAGAACGATACTCATTATTAAGTTAAAGACAAGAAGTATTGATATTATATGATATAAAGTCATTTTAAATCCTTTAAATTCTTCTTCATCTGTTCAGTGAAGATATAGTGTTCTGTGTAAGTGATTAGTCTTTTAAGACCCTTAATTTCTCTTTTAATATAGTCTTCTTCCAGACTACACCAAAGACTATTACAGTCTTCTTCCTTTTCCTCTAGTCTTCTTTTAAGAAACCTGAGGTCATCTTTAGCTTTGCTCAGTTTAGACATTCTCAGGGTCCTTAACATCAGATACGAAGAATGTGACTGTTCTAAGAATAATATTGAATTCTATCCTGTTAGGAACTAGGTCTATTCCTGGAATATAGTCGACGTTCTCGAATGTAATTCCGTTACTCCATCCTTCTTCATCTACTACATAAACTCCAAATCTTTTAGGGATGTGCTTAATCCAATCTCTTACTGTTGAGTTATAAAAGTCCATTATAATCCTCCTGGAATCCCATCTTCATACTCAGTAGTAAAGAACATCACCGAGTCTCCCCAAGGACCTTCGTGGAAAGTCTTTATATGGAGTTCACAGAATCCTGAAGGATGTTCATTATGTGTGACTTCTAAAATCTTTCCTGGAAAGAACACTGTTTTCCCTTCTTTGAAACGTCTAGTGCTTAGAATGTTGTCAGTAGACATCACAACTACTACTCCGCTTGGAGTCTCGTAGTCTTCTCCGAAGAGATTACAAGTGCATGGAGTATTTTCATGGATAAACAGTATTTCTTTATACTGTTCTTTGATAGACTTGATGGTTTCTTCAGGATGCTCCCAAAAGGTCTTGTCGAACTCTTCGAAGTCTTCCTTAGAAAGTACATTTTTGATGTCTGTGATAGCGTTGATATTCATTGTCGTTTCTCCTTAAAGGATTCCAAGATAGTTAAATGTAATAACTAAAGTGGTCAGCAACACCACAATAGCAAAACCAGAGTCCTGTTCTCTAGCAGAGAACACAACATAGAACGCATATCCAAAGGATAATACTAAGTAAGTGATTAAAACTATCTCTGTCATCTTTTCTCTCCAAATCCTTTATCTCTTATCTATGTTTATTATTATAATGTATTTTGGGTTTAAGATCAAGCAAAAATTTGAGTTTAAGAAAAATTTCTAAAGAAAAGACAAGAAAGGGTCTTAGAAAGACCCTTAAAGACATTTAGATTGTGTTTTATTATATAAGACTAAAGGATTTTAATCTTTGTAAACGACTGTGACATACGTTGATGTTTCACTCTCCTTAAAGAATTTAATGTCTAAGACACAGTGTCCTTTACAGAAATTCTCGATTTTTGAGAGGGTCTCATAATTAGACTGGCTCCTATATGGATTAGATGTATCTAAAATTTCCACTTTCATTTTAAGACCATGCTGAGTTTCAGGACTATCTATCTCGTTATTTTCCCAAGCATCTAATTTTTCCATAAACTTCTTCAACTTTTCAGTATCCATTGTAGCATCTACCTCTAAACCATTATCTTTTTCCGTAATCTTGTTTATTTTTCCAAGAATATCAGGACATCCAAATTCAAATCCAAATCCTGTATGAATTATTTGCTTCATCTTTGTCTCCATTACTCAATAAGAGCAAATCCATCTGCACAAGGGTTATCACTGGTCTGTGGTTCGTCCTTATCTGAAGAAAACTCACAGATTTCTACATCTTCATACTCACAGTCGCCATAAGGGTTTGTTCCAGCAAGATACTTAACAGGAATATCACCATGTTCTAATTCAATTGCTCTTAGTAGAGCGATAAGGTCACTTATTTTTGTCATCTTTTATTTCCTCTAACTCTATTCTTTCTAATTCCTCATATGGGAATATACTGTTTACACAAAGACTGTTGTGACACCCAAAGCATCTTCCAGTACACTCAGGTTCAGGACTTTGGGACATTTCCCATTTGCCCATCTTTGATAAGTTAAGTTCCGAGTTAGGTCTTTCTATTCTGAATCCTTCGATATCTTCCATTCTTAACCCTCCATCTCAAAGTCTATTTCAGTCTCCAAAATGGCTCCATACTCTTCGTAGTCTTCTTCTGAAACTTCGTATTCGTGTTCTTCGACCATATCATAGCCATCCCAGTTGTCTAATCCATACGACTCCAATGCGTCTAAGAACTTAGCATTTTCGATTAACTTAATTAAATCTTCTTCTGAAATTCTGAAATACTTCATCATTCCACTCCAACAGTCAAGCATTCATTTATGTACATTGATGTAATCTTGGACTCAACTGCGTCCAAGACTTTCTTGTTCTCATTCTTTAAGAGGTCCTTAACCAATCCCGAATAAACAACTTCTCCTTTCTTTACAATTCTAATTTTCTCTTTACTATCTAAGAAACCTATAATGCTTTTAAGTGTGATATCCATTAGCCAAGCCTTACTTCAAAAGTTAAAATTCCATTTACAATGTCCATTGACGTGATTCTGTCTTTGCTAATAACATCTCTAAGTGCTAGTTTGTTCTTACTCCTTTCTATTCCTTTTATGCTTCCAGTATAGACAATCCCGGTCTTGTATCTAATTCTAATCTTTTTATTAGGGTCTAAGAAGCCAATAATGTTGCTAATTGTGACCTTTTCCATATCTTTTCTCCTTATGCCTTACACCAAATTTCAAGAAATGAGTTATCTAAGTATGGCTGAGTATATGCCCATCTTGTCACCTTAGGATTCTTAACATTTCTGTATACTTCTTCAACTGAGAAATATGTACATCCATTAACATAGATGTTCATGTTAGTTGGAGTAATTTCAAGTATCTCAGTGTCACAACTCTGACAAAGAGTCACTTCTGAACCTTCCATAATCTTTAAGAAATCCTTTAAACTAACCATTTTCTCTATCCTTGATTCTTTAGATATAATATAAAACTAATCATCTTAAATGCTTCAGGATCTTCCTTTTCAACCATCTGTCCTAACTTAGTAACAACTGGTACCAAACAAGGAAACCTGATATCTGACTGAACCAGGACTTCTAAGAGTCTTCTTCGTTGTTCTTTGTCTAGCTCTAAGAGGAATTTCTTTTCTTTTGACATTTCTTCAAACATCTTTTCAACGTTTGAGACTTTCTGGGAAAACTCCTCACATTTCTTAGTCAGCTTAATCGTATCTTTCGTAGTCATTTGTGTACTTCAAGTTCTCAGTTAAGATAATCACCATTGCGTCTACACTAAAGATGTGAACTGTTTCTCTGAGATTCTTAATCATTCTCAGAAATAATCTTGCTTTGTGAGACTCGAACTTTTCTTCAATGTCGATGCTATGTGGGTCAGGGCCATCTCTGATTTCCTCTAACTCAGAAACAACATCGTCTAAGTCTTTGTCTAAGTTTTCTTTGAGATACTCTAAGAGTAAGTAAGTTTCAATGTATGTCATAGTGGTTTCCTTAATCATTTCCAATTTCTATGTCCTTTTTGTCTTTCTATGATTATATTATAATAAAAATCGAAGAAATTTTCAAGGAAAAATTTGAGTTTAAGTAAAATTTGAATGAAAAGTTTGATATGGCTCAAACTTTTCATAAAGAGAAAATATAAATAGTACATTAGTAGAGTCTTTCTTTCAGAGGAACTACGATAAGGCGCTCTACTTTGTCCGCTCTGTCACAGAATGCTTTGTCACCTTCTATGGCTTTATTACGCCAAAAGTAATCCATAGTTTCACTCTCTACTTCACCATTTTGAATATAGATTAAAACAGTGCCTAAAGACTTACCTCGGTTAAACTCTACAACAGTTCTCCAGTCACTGTTGATAGACTCTAAGGCTAAAAGATTAACAAATGCTCCTAATGTACACGGTCTACTAATACTAAGATTGTACTCAAAAGTGTTGTAGTCGTCTGTTTCTTTTTGGTCTGATTTATGGTAGGACAACTTTGCTTCCTTTTCCACTAATTCCTTGAATTTCAGGGTCTTTTCCTTTTTGTCTTTTTCAATAACTTCCTGTTTGAACATCGCATCCAGTTCTTCCTTAGTATGTCCTGAATTAAGATGCTCTTCTAAGAACTTAATCTTTTCCTTGTCATAGTTCTTTTTAGTATTAAAGTCATTGTTTTCTTCCATCTCTTTCTCCTTTTAAATCCTTAAACAACTTCCAAGACAACTTAAACCCATCAGGTAACTGGTCGATAAACTGTTTAAACAGTTCATTTTCCTCTCTGAGTTCAGAGTTTTCTTTCTTTTCCTTTTCCAGTTCTTCTTTATAGAACTCTAAATGGTCTTTTCCAAGGTACAGTTCTGCAACTCTAAGGTCATTTTTCTTCAAACAGTCTATGATAATCTCGTATTCTTGGAGTTTATGGTAGTCTATCTTAAAATTAGTTTCATATTTCTTTAGAAGTTCTTGGAATCGCCTTTCTTCATTTTCATTGAGTTCGATACTGTCGTCATATCTTTCATGGGTATACTTTAGTTCATCTTGGAGTCTCTTTATCTCTTCCTTTAGATTAAAGATAGTATTTTCATTCTCTAAGAACTTAGACACTTTGTTTAGAAGTTTCATCTTCGTTATTCCAATCCCAGTCAACAACAGTAATGATAATATCAGACTCAGTTTCTTCTGACTTAGTAACAACCATGTTAATGACTGGATTGTTCATCCAGTCTTCTAATGTCTTAGTCTCCTTAGAGTTACAGAGTTCTTTTCCATTTTCATCTCTAACAATGAATCCCAAGTTGTGTTCCTTCCTGAAGTCAGAAGAGTTACACAAAAAGTCGAGTAATGTTTCAATCATAAAAATCCTTATGTCTTTATATAATAAACAATATTTTAATTTTTATCTAATGATTCCAAGAACTTCTTACTGTCAAAATACGTTGTATAGAAAGTTAGAAGACCAGTAAAAACTCCTTTTTGGAAGTCATTTTCTTCTCGTTCACTTTTCTTGATATTAGCTAAGACAGTTTCAAGTGCTTTCTGCATCACAGATAGTTTATATGCAAGATGAAAACAAGTGAGAGTACAGTATAGAAGAACAAACATAACGACACAAATTATAATATCACTCACCCTTCACTCCAAATGGTCTCCATTCGCCGTTGACTTCAATTTCATATTCTTCAAAAAGACGCTCCAAACTGTAACTTGAATCACCAAGAGTGATTTTTACAGATTCTGGCTTATGCCGTGTGCCTAAATACATGTGACGTAATTCTGTTCCATACTTACTTCTATAATGGATAATATCGCCTATTTCATGCTGTTCAATCCAGTCATTTAGTGAATAAGGTCTGTACTTCTTTTCAGGCTTCTTAACCCATTCTTCAGGAAGGAAATAAGAAGATTCACCATCAAAATCATCAGTAAATGCTGTTAGTCTATGCATGTCAACTTTCTTTAAAGTTGCATATTTTAATGGATCTTCTGAATTTGCAGACTCTAGATCCTGAAATGTTCCAAGACAGTTAGCAAAATATCCTTTCTTACCTATAAACTGTTTAGCTACATCAATATCCACACAGTCCAAGGGTCTTCTGCCATCTTTAATTCTCTTATCTAACTTCATTAACTTATTCCTTTACTCTGTTTTAAATGTTCCAAATGGGACATACTTATTTTCAGAGTCTAAGAGTTCATACTCTTTAAACAGTTCTTCTAAGTGAAACTCACAAGCACCTAAGGTTACAAATGGTTCAAAGTCATAATATCCTAAGAAACACTGAGTATAGACAGTTCCACCATCTTTTTCTCTGAATGTTATAGGTGAAAGAAGAGGAAACTTAGACCGAAATTCTTCTAAAGTATAAGGTCTGTACTCTTCACTTGGTTCAGGACTCACATAATCTTCAGGTAAAAAGAATGAATAAAATTCTTCGTCATCAGGAGAAAATAATCCATCTTCAACACATTTCAGAGTTCCAAATGTTAACTGACGGACATCTTCGAAGTCGTCAACATAACTACCAAAGTATCCTTTCTTAGAAGTATAAAGACATCTTTTAACTTCGTCAGTGTCAAATCCACTTAAAGGGTTCTTTAAAATTCGCTTGTCCATTATCGTTCTCCTATTACTTATTGTTCATCTATGTCTATCTGTCCATTCTGAATTAAAATGTATAATAATCTTAATGCTTCCTGTAATGCTAAAAGTTCACCAACATCAGTGATTTTAAATGGTTCTGTTCTGTATATAGAACCTTCTACCTTTGATGTTAGTTTATATAAATTATCTTTATTCAGATGTCTCATTATATTCTCTCCTTGACTTAACTTCAATAAAAATCCTTATGTCTTATATTATAACTAATAACATCTTACTTTGTCGATAGCATCTCTGATAATCTTGTTTAAAACTGGATTATCTGACTTACAGTTTACACCAAAAGTTCTCCAGATTCCATCTTCATAGATTTCATACTTTTCGAACAGTGTGTAGAGTGTAAATGCTGAGTATCCTAAATGGATTTTCTCAAGATAATGTTTGCCTTCATCATATCCTAAGAACACTCTGTGCATAACTGGTTTTGCTGATTCTGCTGATTCTAAGTCTTTTCTCTTCTTCCTAAAGACAACTTCAGTTCCAAGTCCATGAGTTCTCTTCCATTCGTCTAAAGTATAAGGTCTATACTTCTGTTCTGGTTCTATCCACTCTTCAGGTAAGAAATAATTAAATTTATGACTGATTTCATCAGAAAATGCTTTTTCACTGTCATTGTCTACTTCCTTTAGAGTTCCATAACTTAGGGAAGTAAATCTTTGTGAATAGTCTGTGAATCCTAGATATTTAAATGCTCCAAGGTCGTTAGCAAAGTAACCTTTCATTTCAATGAACTGTATAGCTTCCCTTATGTCAATACAACTAAAAGGTCTTCTTCCATCTTTAATTCTCTTATCTAATTCCATATTAACTCCTTATTCGGCTACTCTTGGATTACTCTCTGGGTCTGTAATACCAATTACAAACTTCATCATCAAGAAATTTTTTCTTTCTTCAGAAAACGGAAATTCAGTCTTGTCTAGCTTGGACCACTTTCCTGGCTGGAAATTCCCTCTAGAATCAAAGTCGCTACACACAAAGAAAATTTTACAAAAGTCTAAGTAGTCCTGCTCTTCTTCTATCTCTTCTTGGCTCTTGTTCCTTTCATGTTCCTCTTGTCTTAGAATTTCTTCTAAGTCCTCAATAGGCATTATGTCTTCTTCAGGAATAAAATAACGATATGCTTTGTTATTTGTCACAAAACACTTATCATCTTCTTTCAATGATTCTAATGTCCCATATACAAGTTTCTTAGAAGAAATAGTCATATAATAAAGAATAGAATTAGAGAAATATCCTTTCTTTCCAATGTCATCTTCATTTGATGTCGCTACAGATTGAATATCCTCTATGTTATAAATTCTTCTGTCTAACTCAATGTTCATCTTAGCTCCTCTTTACATACTCTACTACTTTAACTGTCTTCTCTTTCTTTTCGACTTCATAAGGTTGGCTGAAGAACTCATCTTCGCATTCTTCAGTTAACCCTGTTCCCATTCAAAATCACTTTTAGATGCAAGTCCTGCTTGACAACGCTTAAACAGTTCTTCCATTCTATCAGCATTTGTGTTGTTCCAGTAAAGTTTCTCCCACAAATCTGCAATAATATCATCTTTAGAATCTTTGTAAAACCTTATGTAGTCAACATCAATAACTACAGTGTCGATAAAAGAATGTACTTCGATATTACACACATTTGACTTTTTAAGTTTTTCATCTTCTTCGCCGAATGTTTCAATGAAACGTTTAAATGAACCATCATTCCAATAGTTCCCATAAGTGTTTATTCTGTACTTCTTACACTTAATATTTTTTAGATAAGGAATCCACTCTTCTAAAGTATGAAAGTAGTTTCTTGTAATCATTCTTCAACTCCTATTCCAAAAGTTTTCCACTCAGTTCCGTCAAAGTATTCAAATTCATTTTCTAATAAGTATTTCATATCATAACCACACTCACCACAATCAAAACACACATAAACTTCATCTTCTCCACAACTATCACTAAAATAAATATCAGTTATGATATACCTTCCCTTCGCATCTGCCTGTCTGATTGAGCGTAATTTGCCTGTATCAAACAAGTTTAAAAATTCTTCACTTGTAAAGGCTCTGTATTTCTTTTTAACTTCCTGTAACAGTTTTTCAGGAATAAAAAACTATATCCAGAATAACCATGCTTAACATCACGTGGAGTTCTAAAAATATTATCATCCCCAGAAGTATCGACCTCTGCCAGTTCTGAATAAGTACACTCAGTTAAATCCTGTAATTCAGTTAAATCACATGTAAAATAACCTTTTTCACCAATCAATTCGTCATTGAATCGAATAGCAGTTTGAACATCTGAAAAATCTCTAATTCTTTTATCTAATTTTCTTTCTATAATCATTTTTATTCCTTAAATTTACAAAAGCATCTGACTTACTATATAGACATTTAAGCCTTCTTCAGTCTCCATTTCTAATGCCCTTTGTCCCATTCTAAAGCAAACAGTCCTCAATAGCTCCACTTGACCCACTCAGTAATCCCATATGATACTTTAAAGGGTCAAATGACTTCTGTGCTTCTTCCTTTCTCTTAATAAATTCATCAAACTCATCACTTCCAAAGATATTGGAGTATATCTCTTCTATGACTTCAACTACCTCATAAGGATTCTCACCAGGTTCTAGTTCATTCCAACGCAGTCTCATTTCATACATTTCTTCTAAGAGTTTCTTGATTTCATCTAAAGTCATATTTCATCCCTCTTTTCCATATAATTCAAGTTTAAGTGTGCTGTGTATAACTTTGCTAATTCTCTTGATGTTTTACATGAGATAGTATTACACACATTATCAATTTCTTCGATAAAGAACTTTGTTTGGACAATCTCAAATTTGTCTCTAAGAGTCTTGTTTTCCTTAGACATATAATGCTCTAAGTCAGACTCAAGGTAAGCTATTACTGTTTCAACAGAAGTATCATCATCAAAACCCTTAAGGTATTCTACTAGGTGAAATAATGCGATAAAATCAGTCATCTTTTCAGTTTCCATTTCTAACCCTCTTAACAAATTCATCAAATTCTTCTTGTCCAAAGATTGTTTCATACATTTCTTCTATAACAAGAAGTGCTTGCCAATTTAGACTGCCACCATAATCATCTGTTTCATCTGTATACCATTCTTTATACGTTTCTTCTAAGAGTTGCTTAAAGTCTTCTTCTGTCATTTTAAAACTCCTCATTATCAGGAAACTCAGTGAATTCGTTTTCCTCAGTTTTGTTATCTGAGAATAACTTTGTTTTAGGACTCTTATGGATTTTATAGAGAAAACACTCTTCAAAAATACGAGAAACTATATCAGCATTAAAATCGAATAATACACCTCTTCCTTCTAACCTGAAACTGACAAAACAGTGAGTCCAAGGTCTTCTATATCCAAATGTGATACTTTTAATATTGTCTTTACGAGAGTTATAAAAGTTAGCTAAGTCACACACAACATCATACTGTTCTTCAGAAAGATGTTCCTTTATCATTTCTTCAATGTCTTGGGTGTCTATAATCATAGCTATTTGCTCTCCTTGATTAACTCTTCGAATGCTTCCTTTCCAAAGATGTCGATGTAAAGGTCAGCTAAAGCAAAGATTTCACCATCAACCATGTTATGTAGGTCTCTGTCATTCCTTACATTCTCAGACTTAATTTCTTCTTTATATTCTAAGATTCTTGTTTCTAAGAGTTTTTTTACTCCATCTAGGGTCTTAATAGTCATAAGACGTCTCCTTCCTCGCGCTTCTTACTTTACATTTGGGACTAAAACTACTGAAGGTTCAGATAACCAAAGGGTGCTATCCTTTAGTTTTGAGTGAAAGATATCATAGGTGTAGAATCCAAAAGGAACATCTTGGACCTTTCCTTCGAAGAGGATGTTTCCCTTGATATCTTTTAAGGCGATGCTTTTTGATGGATTTGACTTTACAAGGAATACTGCTAAAATCATATCTTTACTCCCTTTCTTTTCTCTTTATGTCTATTATTATAATGTATCTTAGAAAGAAAATCAAGTAAAAATTTTAGTTTAAGTCAAACTTTTGTTAAAATAAAAATTTATAGAGACTTTGTCTCTATAAAAAATTTTTATATGTAGAAGTCTACTTCAGCAATACTCTCTCAAATGGAACAAAGTATGGGAACTGTCTTATATTTCCCTCTTTATCTTTGGTTATAAAGCAATAATCATAATTATCATCTATTCCAAGGAGAACTCCTTCAAATACTTCAGGTCCTTCTAGGTCGTGGAAGTCTTGGGCTGAAACTCCAAACCATCCTCTGTCACCAACATAAAACTCGTCACACGTAATGACTGTCTGAATATCAGTTTTGTTTAAAATTCGCTTGTCTAGGTGTCTCATTTTAGTTCAATCCTTATGGCCATTAAAAGTTTCATCTTATATCTTTATATAAGAAACATAGTTTAAAATTACATTTGTGAGTTCCAGTCATTCCACTCACTTTTCATGTCATAACAGTCTACAAATTCTTCGATTAGTTTCACCTTTGCCTCAGCATTTGCTAGTCTCTGCATTACATTATCCAACTTAGAACACACAGAGTCGTAGAGACTCTTAGAGTTAGAATTCCTTAACATCTGATTTTCTAACATTTTGTCTTCTAACTGTTCTTCTAAGATTTTGATTTCTTCGTTTCTGAGTTCAACGATACGCTGAAGTCTTCTAATAGTATCTTTAAGATTTTCTGTTTCAACACTGTTCATAATATTATCCTCAAAGCTAAACTATACTTAACCCAGTACATCCTATAATGTTTCCTTCTGAGTCTCTGAGAGTCTTAGAAGGAATCATTACGTCAGTTCTTTCAGGATTGGTTTCTTTCAGTGCTTGTGCTACTCTAGCACTCACAACGTAGATAGTATTTTCTTTAGGTTCAGGAAGACCACTTATCTTTCCATAAGTGGCCCTAAAGACAGGGATCCAGTCTTCAACTACCTTTATTTCCTCAGAAGTCTCTTCGCAACGAGCGAGTCCTGATGGCTTGACAGTTAGAGTCTTGGTTCCAGTAGTGATAGTAATATCGTGTGGGGTTAAGTTGATAATCATTTCTCTGTCCTTATACTATGCACTGATGACAAACACAATATCTATACTGTCTCCACCGGGATAAACATAGACAGTGTTTACATCGTAATCAAGATACTCCTTGAAGGATTCTAAGACTTCTGTTCCTTTGATATCTTCGATTTCAGTATATCCAACATCAATAGAAACAGTGTCATTCTCAGATAAGTTAAATTTCTTTAAGTATTCTCTAAGAGTCATTTCTATTCTTCCTCTAATTCAAAGGTTAAACACAGACCATCTTCAGTTTCATTAACTGAGATTTCTTCTACTTCTCTATTAAAGTAATCTTCTAAATCTTCGTCTCCTCTGAATATCAGTTCTATGTCATCAGGATATTCAAAAGGGTCTCTTGGAATCCAAAGAATAACATTGTCATTCTTAGATAGATTGAATTTCTTTAAGTATTCTTCTACGTTCATATCCTTTCTCTCCTAAATCTCTTTATGCTTATTATTATAATGTATTTTGAGTTTAAATTCAAGTAAAAAATTTTAGTTAAAGACAAATTTTTTAAGGAATTCTGAGAACTGTTATAAAGAAACACTAAAGGTGTTATTTGGATAAGAGCATCTTGGAGTTTGATGCTCTTATATTGAATACAATTAGAAATACTATGTCCACATTCCAGGGATCATCTCAACAAATTCCTTACAGATATCTTTGTATCTTTCTATGTCTTCATCTTTCCAAAAGTCATAGCCTTCTACGATAAGACCTTCTACCCTAGAACACAGTTCCTTACAGTGGTCTTCAAGCTCTCCTTTTTGACCTGCTCTTTCTTGGAAGTCTATAAGTGCCTTTAGGTGGGTGTACATAAAGCAAGCAAATGTAAAGTCTACGTTCCAAATCTCGTAGTCATAGAATCCATAATTGTCGTAGTATTCTTTACAGTACTCGGTGTTAAATCTCGTTTTAACATCTTCTTCTGCTTCTCCTGGTCTAAAGAAATTTGTCTTAGACTTTTCGAACAGTGGTTGAAGTATTTTTGCTCTGAACATCTTCTTTCTCCTTTAAATCCTTATTTTCTTTCCAAAACCAAACTTTTCTCCTATGCCTTTGAGTTCTGTTCCTTTGTTTTCTGTTCATAGAAATCCTTAGCTTTCTTAGTCAGCAAAGCATTTAACTTAGAAAAATCAATAACAGGAAACTTATATTTAAAGACAATGTTTGAAATCTCTTCTTTAATAAATTCCCTTGAAACAAGATTAGCAAGTTTAAAAATATTTAAGTCTTTATATAGAGAAACATATTTTAAATATTCCTTTTCTAAGAAAACTTCATCGAACCAGTTGTCTAAGATGTCAGCATACATATCATCAGTGAGACACTTTGCTCTAATGGAAGAATTTGGCTTTGGATAAAGAATCTTTCCCCAAACAGTTCTTCCATACTTATTTTCGTGCCCTGAATATGACTTAATAACGAATCCTTCTCCAGTCTCAAACTCAGGTCTCATTAAGAACTTTGAAAACTCTTTATTCTTCTCTAATAATGCATCTACATCAGATAATTCTTTTCTTGGAACAATCTTAGATGGAACATAGCTAATCCCATGTTTGTCTAAGATATCCTGGACCTTTTCAATCTGAATGTAATACTTTTCATTGTCTATAATAGCAACAACATCAAACACAAAGAACTTATGGAGGAACTTAGGGTCTACAAGGAATGTCCCATTTTTAGTCATCTCGCCACACAGAACGATATAGTCAGGATTAAATGGTGTAAATGACTTAAATGCTTCAAAGATTTCTTCCAGTGCTTTCGAGAAATTCCCATAATTTTCCTGGACAAATTTAGCAAATCCTTCATTGTCATTCTGAACTGTTAAGAACCTTTCTCTGTTTCCAGGAATGACATCTTTAGTTTCAGTGTTATAAATCACCAATGAGTTAGTACCATCTATCTTTGGCTGAACAACAAGACGAGGTTCATCTAAGAGATACTCAGTTTCATCGGTCCCAAAACGTTCAACATGCTGATACTTAAAGATACTAAAGTCTAAGTTCTGAGTCATTTTAAAATCCTTTTCTATATAATAAAACACTAAATTTTAAATTTTTCTAAGGTTTCCTTTTTGATATACCGTCTACACATCATTTCCTTTTCTACGTTACTAAGATAAGAGTCTTTTAAGGCAGATACTATGTACAAACACTGTCTTTTAATGTATTTCTCAGTCTCAGAAGGATAAGGATTAGAGTCAACCTGATTTATCGCTTTGTTAAACTCGTTAATACAGTTTTCAATAAAAGTCATTTTTATCGTTCCAAATAAAAAGGAGACACTTAGTATCTCCTTTGGTTAAATTACTTAGTCTGAATTATCTACGAGGGAGGCGATAATAGCTAATGCAATCACTAATCCCACAATACAGATACTCAAGAGCACCGAAGCTAAGAATGGTCCAAACAGAACCCAAACCCAGTCCCAAGTAATTACACCACATAGCTTTAAAACAATCAAGACAATAGTCAAGAGTCCAAAGAATCCAACACCACCACTTGCATATATGCGTTCATTTTCATTTCTCATATCATTCTCCTTACATAACAACACCAAATGGAACCCACTTATGACTTTCTTCGTCATAATACTCATAGAACTCTGAGAGGCTCTCTAGACTATAAAATGTGTTTCCTATGAGTGCTTCTAAACCTAAGCTAGTAATATCATACCCTAAGTACATCAACTTACTAAAATCTTTTGTCTCTTTTTCTCTTAACTTTAAGACTGTTCCAATCTCAAACTTATGTTTCCATTCCTCAGATGTAAACGGTCTTACTTGTACTTCCTTAGGAAGGAGATAAGACTCAGGGATAAAGAATGACCAACCATACTGGTATCCTTCAGGACTCTCAGAAATGAAGATAGTATCTTCACTAAAGTCTAGTTCGTTTCCATCTTCGTCTGTGTCTGCTATGTCACTTAGTTCACCATACTTACACCACTTCTCTACATCACTAAAGCATGACAGGTCAAGAGCAAAGTATCCTGTCTGTCCTATCATAGTTTTGTCATAATGTATAAGACTCTGAATATCATCTTTGTCTTTGATGCGTTTGTCTAATTTTAAACTCATTTTCTTTTCCTCTATTTAATACATATAGACTTCTATATCTCTTGGAGAATACATTTCAACATAGCTTACATCTTTGATTGCTTTTAATATCCCTTCGAGATAACCTTTGAAGAATGATGTATCCATTCCCTGTTCTTCAAGAGTCTTAATCGTTCCTTCGAGTTCTGACTTCTTTGTTTCCAGTCTAGTCAGGACCTCTCTAAGTGCTTCAATAGCAGGATTAGTTATATGTGCTTTCATTCTTTAGTCCTTAATACATTACATCATAATAAACTCTTGAAGGGTCGTATAAGTCATACTCGTCTAAGTTTTTCTTTGTAAAGGGTTCTCCAATTGGGTTTCCTGGCTTTACTTTGAGTGTGCAAATCAGGTCGTTTTCAATTAATTTCTCAGTTTCTGCTTCCAAGCTAACTAAGGAAACGCTCTTATCTGAGACTCTCACAACCTTGGCAAAACTGTGAAAGTGAAATCCTGGCTTAACTAAGATATCATTTACCTGAACTAAGGTTTCTTTGTCTCGGGTAAGTTCGTCAACAGTATTAAAAACAGCAGGCATTCTTTTCGTTCCCTTCTTTGGCTTCTTCAGTTGCGTCACTAAACACGCTCTCTACAGCGACTATAAACGAGTCACATAACTGTTCGTAATAAATAACACTGCAACTCAGTAAACCCAAAGACTCCAAATACTGTCTCTGGGGTTCGTAAATTTCCATATCTGAAACTGTCATTCTCTTTCTCCCCAAGTTCCTTTAAGAACGATAAGCATGATACAGTCACCATTCTCATAAACAGCATCTATGGAAATTACTTCTACTTCTTCGATATCAAGATATGTTGAAAGATGAAGGTCATTTGGTCTTCCTTTAAAGAATGGTGTTCCCGTCTGAGACTTTTGATTATAGAGTTCTACTTTACAAATTCTAAGTGTCTTGAAAAGTTCTTTGAATTTCATTGTTATGTCCTTTCTCTGATATCTTTGCTTTATGTTTATTATTATAATGTATTTTAAAAGAAAAATCAAGACATATTTTGGGTTTAAGTCAAAAATATTCGAAGTTTAGATGTTTCTGAAAAAGCATCAAAGCATTTAAATCATGTTTATTATATAGATATAAGATTTTAAAATATTTTAGATGTTTTTAAAGGCATCACTTAGAAGCTCTTAAATGCTTTAATGCTTTAATGCTTAAATGCTTAAATGCTTAAATGCTTAAATGCTTTAATGCGATGATAATGAAAAAGCCAACAAACTTTTTGTTGGCTTATTTGTGACATAGAATTTTCTTGAATGTGATTTATGGATTAATCCCAGACTTCAGCGTCTTGTGATCCAGAAGTTTAGATGATTTGGTCAAAAAAGAAACCATTGAGTTTTTTGACAGAGCCCTTTGCTATTTTTGATATATCACATGGCTCATCGTCTTCGTCAAATACTTCAAACTTGTCTTGTGTTCCAATTCTAAAGCAAATGGAATCTGTAACAAACTCGATATATAGAGGACTGTCTCTCTCAACAGACTGTTTAAACCTATTCATCACAGTTTCAGTCTTAAAGTCTCTTATAAACTTAAATAATGCCAGTTGCTTATCTGTTACAAATGAAGTGCCATCTTCATATACTACACGCATATAATAGATACTGCTTCCCATTAATCCGCATCTATCTACTTTTTCCATCGCAAAGGACCACAGGTCACTTATCTTGCCACTTCCTGCAAAAATTCCATCTTCACATGATAGCATCATATACAGTTTGGTGTTTGCTTCGTTTAAGTTCTTAAATTTCATCATTATACCTCTAAAGCATGATTATTTTTTATTTATCAGTCCTTGGGAGATTCTCTAAGACTTATTTCTTAACATATAGAGCCATTCGTCCATAACCATACGAGCATGTGCTTTGTCAAAATACTTTTCATCTCTATGCTCGAAAAATCTCTCCATTCGGATATACTCATTTTCCTCTTCCTTGTTAAGAATCTTATCAGACAAAGAAACAACGAAGTTTCTAAGTCTATAATATCTTAGTCTATATAAGACATCTGTTATCCAAGAAAGTTTCTTGGCACAAGTAGAGCCTTTAAGATGGTTTATCTTATAAAGATACTCAGTTTCTTTCTCTGTTCTAGTCTTAACTACTTCTACTTTTCCATTAAACAGTCTAAGTGTAAAAGCATTATGATGATTTTCATAACCATATCCATCTTCAGAAGTCATAAATGTGACAAAGAACTTATACTGTGGATAAGTCTTTGCAAACCATAACAGTTCTTCTTCACACTCTTCTAAGGACTCTACCCACTTCCCAATGGACTCAACTTTCCCCACTTTGTTAGTCTTGTAATTAACAAATGAGTAAGGACCACCTACAAATGAACTTCCAAACAGTTCTACTTCGAAGATACCAGGATTTGGATTCTGATTCCACTTAGTTCTAAACTCTTTAAGTTTAGACTCATATGTATTTTCTAAGAATTCTAAGACTTCAGAGTTGTCGGGATTGTCTCTTAAAGACGATTGAATCCAGTCAGGGATTTTCTTAGGGACTCTCACATAGTCACGACAGAAGTTTCTAAATTCATCATCATTTCCTGAACCCCAGTAAAACATAGACTCATTTCTCATTATCATAGACACAGTGTCTTCGTGGGAAATAGTATCAGGAGACTCTACGAACACAGTTGTCCACTTGTCTGTGAGTTTAAATTCTTTCCAGTTCTGTTCTTTTTCTAATGTTTCATTGAATTTCATTCTTTAATCTCCTATACAGACTGTTTGTCTATAAACATCCTCCGCAACATCCATGCTCAACGTTTACATTAAATAAAAATGTAATTTCTTCCTTTTCTTCATCTGTGAGATTTAATTCTTCCCATTCAGGATAGTCAAAATCTATCTCCCAGTCACCTTCAGTGACATGGTCATTCCAGTCTTCATCGAAGAAACAGGTTCCTCCTGAATGGAATCCACCCTTAAAAGACATTTCCTTTCCATCTATCTTTAAAGTAAGAGTTCCCATACATAGACATGGATATTCTCCAGTGTAGCTAACAAACTCGATATTTCGCATAATTACTCTTCCTCTTTAGAATAGATATGTATAACATGCTCACAAAAATCAAAATGTTCAGAAGAAACAATTCTTTCTAATATCTTTTCAGAAACTGTCTTTTCAAATTCAAGATATGATTCCTTAGAAATAGTAAAACTTAAACATTCGTTTTCATCAGGGTCATAAACTATCGCTTTGAAACCATCATGCGAGTCTTTTGTTCTTCTTAAAAACTCCTTTACAGTTTCGGTATCTTCGTCCCAAGTATCCTTGTGGTATTTCTTAGTATAGATACACATCTTCATTACGAAGAACTTACCATTAGTATAAGGAGGTTCAATGTACCAGTCATGAACTTCTTCGTTTAAGAGTCCATCATAACCATTCTTAGATTCTTCAACTTCCTCGATTTCTAAGTCGTCAATAAAGATATCCCAAAGACTTTCTCTAAAATCCTCAGCCATAGTTTTAATAAGTTCGCTAACAATCATTTAAATCTCCTTTCTCTCTATAACAAAACACATTTTTAATAACACTTTAGATGGATTTCAATAATTTGATGTTTACCTCTATGAATCTGAACGTACTCTTTAACATCTAAGCACAAAAACTCGCATAGGACAAATACATCATCTTCATCTGAGTCATATACTTTGCCATCAGTTTTATCATAGATGACTATAGTATTTTCATCATCAAAATGGATGTTTTCTAAAACATCTGATACAGTAAGTTCTTTCTCTTCGTTTTCTTCATCTTCAGAGTCCTCTTCAGAGTCTTGGGATTCTTCGGTATGAATAATTAAGACCAAACCACCATTTTCAGAAGTGAATCCCCAAGTCATTACGTCTAAATCTTCTAACCATTTAAGAATAGAATTACAAACTTCTACAATACTCTTAAAATGATATCCATTTATTCTAATTTCTGAAATTGAAATTTTACTTAATGATTCTAACAGTTCTTTAATCTTCATCTTCGAAATCCTCATCTTCATCCCTAACAGCACCTCTAACCCACCAAAACTCAGACTCGTCATACGAAGTAGGAAGTTCTTCAATGACTAACTCACCACACTCTAAATCGTCGTACGGGCACTCGTAAATATGAGGGTTTTCGTATTTCTTTTTAAATTCTTCTGCTTTTTCTAAGGAATCAAAGATACAGATAAGGTCTTTCTGAGAAATAGCATCTCCAAAACCTCCATCTGTATCGTACTTGTGAAAAACTCCAAATATTCTCATTCTTTTCTCCTATTACAATAAAAGAGTTTACTAGATATAATCAGATTGTAAAAGAACCTGCTTAACGAAGTCTAATTCTTTAATAAGAACATCAAATTCTTCTGGGCTATCAGGGTCATCAGTAATTTCAAAGTCATCCAGTTTGATATCATAACCCATTACACGTCTGCTAGGTTTACAAGTAAACCCTGCAGAGATAAAATCTCCTTCGAATGAAGCATGATCCCAAAACATTCCATCAGCACTATCGTTATCATTTTCATAATAATCATATCCATCCTCAGAAGGTTCTACTTCAGAACATGAAATAGTCTTTGGAAAGTCTACATTGTAAAATGGGCAAGTCTCCTTGATATCCTTAATCATTTCCTTTTCAACGTTCATTTTTATCTCCTTAAAATTTTTGTGCGTTATAGAAGGACAAAAGTATTTATAAAATTAAAACCTTTCCTTCTTTAACTTCTCCGTCTTTGTCAAAGTCTACAATATCATTTTCGACATGTAAACGTACTTCATCAGTTCCAAAATAGTCTCCACCATCATCTCTATACTGAACTTCTACTCTGATGTTGCCATGCTTTTTCTTAATTTCCTGTAACTCTCTAATCAGGTCGTCAATTCTCATTTCGGTCATTTGGAACTCCTTACTATAAATGTTGTCTACAATAATATTATAATATAAATAAGGAGAAAAATCAAGAAAAAGTTTGGGTTAAACCCAAACTTTTTAAGAAAGAAGTCTTGAAACTCCTTTAAAAAAGAGACAAGCATAAAGCATTGTCTCTTATATAAGATATAAAGAATTAAAATCTTAAAATCACTTAAATCTCATAAATGTGATTTTACCTTCTAATGGACATCCTTCAAAGGCCCACAAAGCATCATCTCCCTTTACCTTAGATACATCCCAATTTGACACATCCTGATTAAACTTAGTATAAGCAAACATACAGGATACATCTGTCACACTGGAAGTATCCCAGTTAGTGATGTCGCCCTTAGAGCCTGTAAATGCAGATCTTTCAAACATATAGGTCATGCTTGTGACATTACTTACATCCCACTTACTAAGGTCTCCATTAAATGGACTTCTCCTAAACATAAAAGCCATATTCTCTACATTAGAAACATCCCACTTAGAGATATCACCTGCAAAGGCTGATTCTTCGAACATTCCGCCCATATTTTCCACTCTAGAAACATTCCACTTGGAGATATCACCATTAAACTTGGACTTCTGGAACATCTGGTGCATATTCGTTACTTTAGACACATTCCACCGACTCAGGTCTCCATTAAATTTGCTTCTCTTAAACATTCCACCCATATTATCTACTTTAGAAACATTCCACTTAGAGATATCACCATTAAAAGAGCCATATGCGAACATTAAACTCATATCTCTTACATTGCTTACATCCCACTTAGAGATATCACCATTAAATGAACAACAGTTGAACATGTTATGCATATCTGTTACTTTAGATGTATCCCATTCAGAAATATCGCCCCAGAACCTGTCACAGTCTTCGAAAAGGCCACTCATATCAGTAATATCAGACGTGTCGATGAAGTTTAAGTTTCCTGTAGGCCCTACCTGTTTGTTGTATACAGAAATGTAGTTTCTGACCATTTTCTTGAACTCTTCGTTGTTCTTAGGCTTTACTCTTTCAGGAAGTTCTGTCTTAGACTCAGAACCTTCGTTGATGATTTGTTTGAATTTCATTTAAGTTTTCCTTCTGTTTTAATATACTAGTATGCTAATACTATTTATATTTCCTTTTGATAGTTTAATATAATTCGAAGATGAGACTCTTTTAAGTGCTTGCTTGGATTTTGGAAATTAAGAAAGGGGCCAAAATGACCCCTTAGATGAAAAAGAGACATAAAAAAATCATTGTCTCTTATATAATATAATTTAAATTAGTGTTCTTTCAAATATTCTTTCAATAACTGGAAGCGGACAAACCTTATGCAGATTCAGTCTGTGTCTTCTGTCTATGTTTTCCTTTACCTTAGGGTCTTCGCATACTCCAGTCATAATGTACTTGTCTAAGACACTGTATGTAAATCCCAAGTTATCTTCGTCTGTTTTACCGCATAATCCATCTGATGGAGTCTTATGGACCAAGTCCTTAGGGATATCCAGTAAGTCTCCAATCTGAATTACTTCGCCAACAGTATATGAAGCTAAAGGACCAATGTCTCCAGCACTGTCACCAAACTTAGTACTGTATCCCACATAGTCTTCAGAAGCATTGCAAGTATTGATTACTCTTCCACCTTCTGGAACTCCCTGCGCCACAGCATACAGTGTAGCCATTCTGAGTCTTGGAGCAAGATTCTGTTTTAAAGCATCTGTGATTTCAAAGTCAAAAGAACTGTTGGCAGTCAGAGCATTTAACATCTCATTATAAGGATTATTGATATTAACTACTTTATATCTAATACCAAGATGCTTTACTACTCTCAGAGCATCTTCAATGTCTTTCTGAACTCCATTAGGCATTAAGACTCCAATCACCCTGTCTTTTCCCAATGCTTCTACACACAGGGTACTTGCTATGGTAGAGTCCTTTCCTCCTGAGATTCCTATAACAGCACTTGCCTTAGGACCATTTTCACTGAACCAGTCTCTGATAAAGTTAATGATTCGTTCTTTTTCTTCTTTTGGATTAAATGTATTCATAGTTACTCCTTAAAAAATCCAGTCTAAAAATGACTGGATTAAAATGATGTTTATATATAAGATTTAAGATATTTTAAAACATTTAAAGATGTTCTAATCCTTCTCAGAGTACATTAGTCTAAGGCTAATTCCTTTCTTCAACCAGTCTACATACTCAGGATTCTTACACATTCCCTTTCCTTCAGAATCTGATATCTTAGCTACATCCTTACCATTACATTCTGTTACCTTCATTACAATATTAAGAGGTTTCATGCATGTATCATTTGATAAAAATGTTCCAATCCCAAATGCTACCTTTGCTTTGTTCTCAAAGTGATTAGCTATCATATCTGCTCGTTCAAAGTCGAGTGAGTCTGAGAACAGCAAAGTCTTAGTTAATGGGTCTATTCCAAGACTCTTAAAATGTTCAATTTCCATTTCACCCCACTTGATAGGGTCTCCTGAGTCATGTCTTACTCCATCAAACACTGAAGCTAAAGCATCACTAAAGTCTAAATTAAACAACTTAGTCCCTAAAGTATCAGTCAGAGCAATACCATTCTTCTTCCCATACTCCTTAACCCAAACCTTTAAAGCATAGTCATTTGATGTTAAAGGGTCTACTCCAAATGTCCCCTGTCCCATACACATAATCCACTCATGTGCCATTGTGCCAACTGGTCTTACACCAAACTCAGAGTACTTCTTAGCTAAGTATACATTTGAAGTTCCAACAAAAGTTGACTTAGACATAGTCTTATTAAGATAGATAAACTTCTTAACAACATACTCCTGTGCTTCTGCACAAAGTCTTCTTCTAAGACCAAATTCAGAGAATGCTGATAGATAATACTTGTTGCTTACTAAGTCCTCAAACTTCTGGTCTGTTCTTCTCTTAGACTCTTTAAGTAACTCGTCAAAGTTATCCTGAGACCTGAAGTACACTTCATTTACAATAGCTAAGATTGGAATTTCATACATTGATGTCTCTAACCAAGTTCCTTTTGTCTCAACTGACAGGCCACACTCTGAGTCCATTCCAATAAAGATATGCTTAAAATTAGGGGCAAAGTTATGAAGATAGTCTATATAAGATTCATCTAACCATGAGATACTTTTAAGATAGTTCAGTTCATCTTCAGTAAATCTAAGATTACAAAATGCTTTAATCTGCTCTTTGATTTCCTGGACCATCTCTAAGGTGAACTTTACGTCTTTGTTTCTGCACTTAAAAGACCAAGTAGTCTTGTACTTAGATGCATTATGGAAAATTGCCTGACCCATTGAGAACTTGTAGAGGTCAGTTTCTAAAAGTGACTTAATAATAGGTTCAAATTTCATTCCCTTCTCCTTTTCCTTAGATAATATTCTTTTCTTTTAGATATTCTATAAACACTGGATGAATTTCTTTGATATTTTCCTTTGGATTTTCTCTTATCATAGTTCCTGAAACTGGAATAACTGCTCTTTCGACTAACTCAAAAGTATGCTTAGGATATATCGTTTTGAGCATTTCAAGATAACTCTGTTCTCCTAGATACCATGCAATTTCATTTTCTAATGGGTCTAAATCTGCATTCTTAAACAGTTCATTACACCATACTTTCCAGGATTCTAAGTCAAACTTTCCTGTGAGTCCAATTTTGTGGTCATCTACAGAGACAACAGTTAAATCGTTAAAGATTTCTTTGATAAGTTCTACTCTGTCTTTAAATGGAATAAAATCCTTACCTCTGTCTAAGTCATAACCACAAACTCCAATGATGACTTTGTCATTTTTAAGTGCTTTATCTACAAGACTTAGATGTCCTTTATGAAGTGGAATAAAGCATCCAAATACTATCCCTACTTTATCCAAGGTTCCTTTCCTCTGTTTACAATCTCTATCTGAAGGGTCTGCATTGAATCTAATGCTCTATTGTGAGACTCAGGAGTTACACCTGCACAACAGGAAGCATCTACTTTGATATGGGCATTTGGAAGAGCAGACTTAGCAATTATAGCATTACTAATAACACAGATATCAGTACAAAGACCAATAACTTCTATGTTTTCAATATCATAGAGTATACTTAATTGTCTGAGTTTTGCACTTAACTCGAGTGCACCAAATGTAGGTTTGTTTATATAATAAGTATAAACTTCCTCGTCCAATCCCAGGAGGGCATCATAAACATCGTCATGAATACACCAACCAGAAAGAGACGGAACACAGTGCTTAACAGGAAGATTCTTGCCTTCTTCAGTCTCTAAATAATTTTCATCATGAGTATCCCTAGTAGCGAATACGAAACTATCAACATTATTATAAGACTTAATCTTTTCAATGACATTTGGAACAATCATCTTAGCCTCAGGAGTTCCAAGTGCTCCGTCGATAAAATCATTCTGCATATCAACAACAATCAAAATATCTTTCTTAACCACTGTTATTCTCCTAATCTTCAAATACCCATCTATAAATTTCAGATGAAACCCTGTTTGAAAATCTGATAAAAGGTCTTCCCTTCTTAGCTGAAAGAACACTCTTTTCAAGAAGTGCTCTTGCTTCTTCCTTAGAAATCCAAACAGGTTCTGTTTCTTCCAGGTCACTATCTGAACCTGTAATCTGCCCCTCTGCTATACAGTAAACTGGGACTACTGTTTCATTTGACATCCCTACACTTGTATAGCAAGGAGGTAAGATAGCTTCAAATTTGACTAGGTCAAGACCTGTCTCTTCCTTGAGTTCCCTGATGGCTGTTTCATCAGGAGTTTCGCCTTCGTCAATAAGACCTGAAGGAAAGTCCCAAACAAAGTCGTTGATAGTCATTCTAAATTCCTTCTGAATGAGCATCTTAGTTCTGTCTTTGTTATAGCATATAATAGTTACTGCGTCAGGATTTGCATTTTCCATTAAGTCATCTTTAGACTCTAAGGGTCTAGAAATAATCTCATAATCCTTGTTTCTTCCTTCATTTGAAGTATAGTTTGCTATATAAAGACCTAAAAATTTGCCTTTAAAAAGTTCTTTAATATAATTGAGTTTCATTTATTGTCCTATTACAACACATTCTTCATCACTGGAGCTATAATATTCAGGATAATTCGCTTCATCTAAATAATATTCCTCATACAACGAGTCATATTCCCAAGTCTTAACAGGTAAGTCTCCATGCTCTTCTTTGATTTTCTCAAGTTCTTCAATCATTTCACTAATAGTCATTTACAGTTCCTTAACATGTATACATAGCCAACAATCTTCAAAATAAGCATGTGTAACAATACAGTTATCATAATTAGATATTTCCTCAGATAACTCAGGAAAATCCTCAAACGTTACAGTAGCATCTCCATCGGTTATTTCTACATTATAATTTACGTGACCATATCCGTCACTGAAAAGATAGAGTAAATCACCTACTCTTACAGGGAGACTCTCTGTACAATATTTAATATCCTGTTCTAGCATCTTCGTATTTCACCCTTTACTCCTCAATTCCAAAAGGTTTCCAACCATCTGCTGTATATAACTCAAATAAGCTGAATAAGTCATTTAAACTATAATAACCTCCATCACCTAGACCTATATTGACTCTTGCATTTCCTTTGAAGCCGGTCAATAAAGTGTGGTATTCCTCTTCGGTAGTATCCCTTTTCCTAAAACGAATAACATCGCCTAGAGTACATCCTACATCATCAAAGAATTCTTCTACATCTTTGTAAGGTCTGTACTTCTTTTCAATCGCCCCCTTTACCCATTCACAAGGGATAATAAAGCGTGCATAGTCCCACTGCTGAATCCCGAGTTCATCAGAACCATAACACACTTCATAGTGGTCCGAAATATCAGTTAAAGTGACTTTATACACTCCTGGACCATCCAGATTTTCAAACCTTGATAAGTCTCTAGTGAAATAACACTTCTTCCCAATGAACTGTTTTGCTTCTTCTGTGTCAAAACAGTCTAAGTAAGTCTTTCCTTTCAAAATTCTCTTATCTAATATCATACCGCCTGTCTTCTCCTAAAATCCCTTAAAGTTAGCTAATACCTTTAAGTGATTAGTCACTTCTACAGTTTCTGAGATTAAGCGTTCAATTTCTTCTGCTTTCTTATAAACCATTGGTGCTTCATCAATAGTTTCTTGACAAATAGTTCCTGTTATTCCCTTCATTGACTCCTTAAAGTCTTCTAAGGTGATTAACTGCTTTGCTTGAGTTCTTGACAGAATACGACCTGCACCGTGAGGACCTGAGAAGTTCCATTCAGGATTTCCCTTACCTACACCAATCACAGAACCATCTCGCATGTTAAAAGGAATTAAAACTTTCTTCCCTTCTTGACAAGAGATAGCACCTTTACGAAGAATATGGTCATTGAAGTCTATGTAGTTGTGCATAGTAGTAAAAACTTCTGTCTTACAGAGTCTCACACCTAAAAGTTCTAATAACTTAGAGTAAATCTCCTTGTGGTTAGACAACGCATAGTTTTGACATATCTTCATATCATGTAAGTAGTTATCTAAGTTGAGTCCTGTAAGATAAGACAGGTCTCCACGTGAGTGGTCAGTCTTTGCTACTCGCATATGATAACCACAAACCTGTTGTCCTAAGTTACGAGAACCTGTATGAACAACAATATAATGGTCTCCAGTTTCCTTATCTTCATTAAGTTCAATGAAATGGTTTCCTGAACCCAGTGAACCTATTGAGTTAATCACAGTTTCAGTATGATTAAGTTCAAAAGTCAGTTTATCTAAACCTATAGAATCTACATCTACAAACTTAGGAGGTCTTCCAGCATTTGAACCAACGCCATTTGGAATCTTCTTACATGCTTCTAAGAAGACTTCAGGAAGAACCTTAGTGTCCTTTGGAAGCTTGATACAAGTCATGTTACAACCCACGTCAACACCCACTAAGTTAGGGCATAACTTATCTAAGATAGTCATTGTGAAACCTACTACACAACCCTTCCCTGAGTGTGTGTCAGGCATAATGTGGATAGTAGAACCTTCTGATAAATCAGTGTTTAAGAATTCCTTGATTTGGTTGATAACCTGAGGTTCTATAGTTTCAGCATGAATAAATGCTTGATTGAACTTTCCTTTTAAAATCATATCTTTGCTCCTTTCTTTATGTTTATTATTATAAAGGACTTTAAAAGAAAAATCAAGGATTTTTTTTGAGTTAAAGTCAAAAAATTTTTGGAAGAGAAGACAAAGTCTTCTCTTATGAATATAAAAATTATTTGTTGCTTGTATAATTTTTAGGCCTATATTAGGACTCTAAACTTTATCTGATAAAAACATGTTAATCTCAGTTGAATCACCGTATCTCAATATAACATAGCAATTATCTATAATATAATCTTTATACTTTAAGTAGTCTTCTAACGAAATTGAAGATGGTAAACTTCTAAACTTAAACTCATATGTATCCTTTTCTTCAACTCTAGTAAAGACATACAGATAATGAGGGACGTTCATGTTACTCTTTAACCACTCATCAAGAGTCATCCTATCCTCATTAACAATTTTAACACTGTTCTGCTTTTTCTTGAATAAAAACATTATTATACCTCGTTATCTAGTATTTTTCATAGCTTCTGTATTCTTTATCCATTCTAAGTTAATATCATAACCTATTCTTATTGGCATTTCATCCAGGATGTCATCATAGTCGTTAATGTATTCCTCATTTTCCTTTATGGCATCTTCATAGCCATCCCAGTTCTCAACACCTCGTTCTTTTAGAACTTCTAATATCTTAGAGTCTCTTAAAAGTTCTTTATATTCTTCTTCAGATATTTCATAAAAATAATACACCTTATAACCTCCCTGACATTAAAGCGTTAATCTGTATATTTTGGACTTCCTTTAATCCTACAAGCATATTTAGGTACCTCTGTAAGTTCTTAACAGGAAGAAAATATTTCCACTCATTATGGGTCGAGTAGAGTCTTAGAGACCCATCATGTACTGAAATATCGAGCGAATCATACGGGCACAAACCTAAGTCTTCAAATTCTTTAGTGTCGTCAGCAAACCAACCATATTGGTTATCAAGTTTCTTCATTTCTGATACTGACATTTTTTGTGTTATGTCTTTGCTTATAATAAGGTCTTTCAGTTCTTTCATTCGCCCCTTCCTCCACCTTCAATGACTACATAGCCATTATCTGTAAAGTGTCGTAAATTCTGTTGGTGAATGACTGTCTCCTTTTCCTTATCATCAGCTACTCTTACATCACGAATAGCCTCGTATTTTAGGAAGCCATAAGGATTAATAGCTACCTTAACACAACTTTTCTTATTTTCAATCTTTTGTAACTCTTTGATAAGTTCTTCAACAGTCATCTAGGTTTGACTCCTTAATTATTCAAATTTAAACAGATTTGATCTGTCTATAATATAGATATAACACTTCCCAGATAAAAACTGAATTTCTTTAGTATGATAAGACTTATACTTATTAAAGTCTTTGTTTTCTTTAATGCTCTTAATAAACTTTTCTTCTAAGACAGTCCTGAACTTTCCAAAGCCAATTATCTCCTGGACACAAATAGAATAGATATTTGTTCTGCACTGTAACTGAGAAAGTGTATTAAGAGTTCCTTCAAGATTCATTTTAAATCCTTATGTCTTATAATAATTAAACAAATAATCTTTAATGCTTTAACTCTTTTTGAGAACATTTGAATGATGTCAGTGTTAAAATCCCTCATGCTTTACTGACTTAACTCTTACAAACCATCTAGCAGTGTCGTAGACTTCTAGACCATAGAGTTCAACCGGGCAGTCCTTTACCATTCCGCAAAAGAAACTTTCACCACTATCGTCGATAATATGAATCACCTTTCTAGGTGATGACTTGGCTAAAACTTCTGCTACTATCATAATCTGTTACTCCATTCTAAAGGGTTCTCAGCGTTGTCTTCTTTAAATCTTTTCAGTTTATCTTGCTCGTGTTGTACTAGATACCAGAAAGGTTTACAACAGAAAAATGTCTCCTGAAGCACTTCTTCTTGACCTTCAGTGTGGAGGTATTCTATCTTAAAATCAAACTTAAATTCACCAGGAGCAGGGACAGGAGCCTCTGAGACACGAACTATAAGGGTAGTATCTTGGTCTTTGTATCTTCCAGGAGTCCTAATTGTTGCTACTTTGCTTTCAGGATTAACAGAGACAGTTAAGGAATCAGGGTCTTCATCATTTGGCTCGTCAATTAGTGCCTTGATAAAGTCAAGCATTTTCTTCATTGTAGACAGAATACACAGGGCTTCCTTCCATCCAATCACCTTTTCTTTTTCTTTCAGAACTCTCGAAAATTCCTTTTCTGTCTCTTCCTGAAACATACTAACAATCTTGGATAATTCTTCAATTTTCATTTATTGTCCTATTATAATAAAAGAGGATTTAAAAAATCCTCTTTAAGTTCTTATTACTTTAATCCTCTCGCCATATCTCTTAACTGAATAGCCTTTTCAAGAGTGTCAGTTTCGTCCTTATCGTCCCTCCACTCCATAAATCTTGGATGGCTTAATGCATAGAATTCGTGGCCTTCTGCTTTGGTCAAGTCATTAAACTGAACACTCAGAACCTTACCAATATACTTTTCAGGATTCTTAGTGACCTCATCTACCATAGAGTCAGTCATTCCTGAACACTGTCCTTTGATAGTTCCTTCGTCATTTTCGAAAGTAATAACCTTGTTCTTTCCCTCGTACTTAGTTCCCTTAGTTCCTTCTAAGAATCCAGTACATCTAACTTCAACATCGACTTTTAACTTAATCTTTAACTGTTCTTTAGAAGTTCCATTCTTGAACTTCATGTTAAATGACTTAAGAACACCACCTTCAAGTCCTTTGTTCATCCAGTCTGAAGTAGCCTTTAAAGCATCTTCAATGTCGTAAACCTTAAGACTTGGGACGACCTGGACTAATGGTGAATTGAGTCTTTCGATATTTAAACGCATATCAATAAGACGTTCGTCATAGTTTCTCTTAGAATCCTTTAAGGCGTATTCATCTTCAGTTAGACAGTCCCAAACTGTGAAGTGGATGTTGTTATAGTCAGGATTATCTGAGTTAATGTTTCCGTTTCCTTCTGCTCTGTTAGCATCAGGATTATCCGCCCTTCCTAAGGTAAACTCACCTAAGTAGTATCCATCAGGAAGAGTCTTCAGAATTTCTTCTAAGACTGGGTTCTTGTAAGACTCACCTGAACGAGTCTTAAACTCTACAATGCCATTGTGGACGTATGCTTCTCTGTAAGTACCATCACACTTTAACTGGATATATCCAGGAAATACAAACTTCTTTAAAGTCTTTTCTGAGAGTAGGCCACATCTGCAGTAGAAAGGTTTTGGAACAATTCCCTTAAAGACCTTATTCAAAGTCTTTTCATTGACACCAATCTTTAAGTCTCTGTCTAAGATTTTAAGGAATAAATCCTTAATTGTCTTATCACATGAAACATAGAAGTTCTTTGCTAATGCTAATGCACTATGACCTGTTACTTCTCTTCTGTTAAGAATATCTAAGACTTCGAACATTTCTTTGTCTGAGTATTCGTTGGAATCAAAGTCCAAGACAGTCTTTGAAGTTACACCATAAGTAAAGTTTACCTTGTCGTAGGTGTACTTTAAGACCTTTTCTAATTCCTTGTTGTCTTTATGACTTAAAAGGATATTAAACTTCTCTTTAGTAGAGGTTGTATTTCTGAGTTGTTCTAAGATTTCTAAAATCATATCTGTTCTCCATTGCTATCTCTTTATGTTTATTATTATAATGTATTTTGGGGTTAAATTCAAGGAAAAATTTTAGTTAAAGACAAATTTTTATTTACCACTAAAAACTCAAAAAGATTGAAAGTTCACTGAAGTTTTCTTGTGCTGTTATAACAACATAGCTTTTATAGATATCATACTTAGAATTCAGTGAGACAGTATAAACATCTACGCCTGATAATACAAGTTCACCATTTAAGTAAATGTTTATATCGTTAAAAACAGATAACATTTTAGTCTTTAAAAAATCATCTAATGTCATAATAACCTAATAGCCTATTTCATATTTTCCCTAAATAGTTCTCTGTTAGTCTTCTATGAATACTGTCAACACTGGCTCAAGTGTAAGTGTTCTTTTGTCATAGTTCCTTTCTCCACATTCGGAGAATCCATCATCTATGTAAGTGCTGAAATTTATCACTTCACCATCTAAGTATGTGGAATCCTCAGGAATGTCTGAGATGAGACCATCGTATTCTTTGTCATCCCAAACAAAGACTTCTATTCGTCTCTTAGACCTTAGGTTCGAATCAAAGATTCTTAGAAAGTCTCTAAGAGTAATAAAGTCCTTAGACTTAGGAGTGTTTTCTAACTCTACGCCATCCTCAGGAACAAAGTACTTGTACCATTTTCCATCTGATGCTCTAAAAGCATAATCACAAAGGGTTGTGTTCTCTAATTTGCGGAATTGTGCTTTTGCTACGAATTCGGCAGGATCTCCACTAAGTGACTCTAGGTCGTTTGTAAAGTATCCTTTTGAAAAGGCATCAGAGTCTGTGTCGAAATTTCCTTTAATAATATCAATAACTGAGTAAATCTTAGTTTTGTCTATTTTGCACATAAAATCTCCTTTTAGAGGGGCTCTGAGAGTCCCTCTTGTATTGTTAATCACTAATCTGTGAAATCAAAGAAATAATCTAAGTCTTCCTGTGAGAAATTGGCTTTCTTAGAGTAAACGTATCTCTTTACTTTGCAGAAGAACTCGTTGTAAAGTCTAGCAAATCTTTCGTTACCATTCTCATAGTGGAACCATATTCTGACATTTAGAGCTACATACAGTTCTGCGAGTGCTTTAATGTCAAACTTGTTGTCTTCTAAGATGTTATTGAAGCATTCTTTGATGTTCTTGATTTTACCACCATAGTCTGCGAAGTCAAGCAGGTGATGGAACTTAAACTCATAAGGTAAGCCATTAGGCATTCTGGTTGGGATAAAACTCTTGTAATTATCGTTTCTCATAGTCTTTACTCCTGTAATCCTATAAATCACTTTACAGTGACAATAAAATATTCCTCTATTTCTTCGATATTTGTTACTTCCATTCTTAGAACAGGTGTAATATGTATAAATTCGGGATACTTCCTTGCTTCAAGTTGGTCATACAACTGTTTACCATCAGACCTAACTATACGGAAAAATTTAGCCTTTAAACATCTTGTAAATGCTGTTTCGTTAAGCCAGTCTCTAACTATTTTTGCTCTCATAGTCTTTACTCCTTAATCTCTTTATGTTTAATATTATAATATATTTTGAGTTTAATATCAAGATATTTTTGGGTTTAACCCAAATTTATCTATACTATTTGAGCACACTGGATGGACAAACTTTATATAACATTCAGAACAGGCTTGGGGCTTTAGAGCATTTAAGCATTTAAATCTTGGTTTATTATATAAAGATAATGATTTTAAAATGCTTTAAATTGATTAATAAAGAAAAGGCCTCCATTTAGGAGACCTTTAGGGATATAGATTAATAGATTATTCTACTTCTGTTAGGTCAGCAAATACAAAAGGAACACTTAGACACATATAACACAATAAGTCAAAAGCAACTTTTCTGATTTCATCCTGTGCATGTTTAGACAATCTAAGACCAATAAAGTGTCTTAGTTCTCTGAAGTTCATTGTGACTTGGATATCAGTTGTAATAGCATTTGGATAAATACATCTTATATCCTCATTTCTTACTTTTAATTCTTTTAATTTCTTTATAGAGGAACTTAGATTTTCCAGGTATTCTTCTACAATCTTTAGTGCTTCTGGATTACCCTGGATTTCCTTAGGAATAACAAACTCTAAGTTATCAGGGTCCTCTGAGATATATCTTTGTGATGACTGTGAATAGGAAGCTACTCTGTGTCTTACCAACTGATGTGTGAGACTTCTGGAACAATTCTTAACCTTAAATGAAATAACACCATGTTCTAAAGGACTTCCATGACCTATTCTTAACTTTGGATAGACCCACTTACATGCTAAGATACTTCTAAGAAACTCATATCCTTCTTTAGCCTTTTCATTAAGACACACAGTCCCTTCTGAGATTGCCTGTCCTAATGCAGACACTTCTGAGTCGAAGAACAGTTCTAGGTTTTCCTGTGTAAAATGTTCAATATATCCAGGAACACTGTAGTTGAACCTTTTAGAAATTTCTTTGAGTTCACCAAAGGTCTTACAAAGTTCTTTTATGTAAAAATTCTTTATGTCTTTAATAATAGAATAAGATTTTTCTTTTAATTCAGTTGTTGAGAAATCAAGTTTAAATGGATACATATCGTCATAGTTAACTTTGTTAGAGTAACAGGTTCTAAATCCAGTCCAAATTAACTCAATTTCTTTGTCTAGGTTTCTTCGTGCAATATCAACTTCAGGGTAGTTTAAAAAATTCATTATATTCTCCATTTCATTTAAATCGTTTTATTTATTATATTTTATATATCTTAGAACTTCAAAGGATTTTTGTTTAAAGACAAAAGATGTTTTAAAGACATTAAAGTTTAAATCTTAGTTCTTTATATAAAGATACAGAATAAAAATTTTAGATATTCTGAGAGAAAATAAAAGCCCTTAGAAAACTAAGGGCTTAAATTTATTTGATTATGCTACTAGACTATTATGCTATTAGCGAGAATATAAGATTTCCACAATCGAAGACTTTAAAATATCCGTTTAGTCTCATATTCTCTGACTCTGTCTTAGACGGGTCAAAGTTCTCTAAAAGGTCTTTGAGTTTATGTTTTTGACACTGGTATCGAGTAAGAACCTCGTTATGCCCTGCATAAAAATAGTTTACATTAGTTATCCCGAGTTGTCTAAACCCTAGTTTTCTATAAACATCACCTAAAGAGAACCTTCGATTGGCATAGGATATAATAGACCCAGTGTGAGAATCTCTAAAGAATTTCAAGAGTTTTGACGCGCCACCTACTACGGAGGTAAACTTCTTAGAAGCTAATCTTAATAACTCGAAGTCATACCGTTTATTAAACCTAGGAACTCCAAACGTCATTACTTGGACTAATTCTCCGTTATAGAATAATCCATATCTGTACTTTGAAGGACAGGAACCTTGTAGGTGATTTTCCTCTAAGAACATTTTTGCTTCATTGAAGGATAATTCCTTTACTGTGCATTTTCTTGCAAAGATTTTAGTATTCTTCTTTAACTTTCCTGATATTATAGACTTCCATATCTCGATATCTTCAAAATCGAAGATGTGTAATAGCTGAATTCCATGTTTCTCACACTCTGATGTCTTAAAAATATGATAGCCTTCGGGTTTAAACTGTTCTGAGTGATAATAGGCACCATCATATTCTATCGCAAGTTTATAATCAGGAAGATACATATCCAATTCCAACGGATTTATAATAGACCTTATATTACATACTTTATTTTCTGTTGGAATCCATTCGAAGAGTTCCTTTTCTTCTTTTGAATATCCCTGGTCTATATAACTATCATTATTCTGCTCAAGGATTCCAAGTTTTCTTTTAAAACGATTAGCTACTACACGTGAGTTTATCCCGAAGTAATCCTCAAACTCTTGAATCTTGAACTTACAGTCTTCTATGAAGTTCTCTCTTATAAACTCATGGTTAAAGTCTTGAATATTCTTGTGATGCTTATTAAAGTTAGTATTAAATAGCTTTTCTTTAAAGTAATCTGACTTAGCGACATTCTCTTCTCCGTATTTTCCTAAACAAGTCTTCTTCGATTTTTCACGAACCTCCTTAGAATGCATAGGATAATCTACACCTAATCGTTCTCTTATAGATTCTTTTTGATGCTCTTTAACGATATCCGACTTCATAGGATGTTCTACACCGAACTTTCGAAGACTCGTTTCCTTCATTTTATTTTTAACAGACTCTGCTTGAAACGAACACTGAACCCCAAAGTGTTTTATTGATGTTTCTTTAATTTTCTCCCTTACTTGTTCAGACTGACCTGGATTAGGAACTCCAAAGTGTTTTAGTGATGTCTGTGCTTTCTTTTTCTTAACTTCAGGGTCTACATTAGAACACTTCTGACTACAATACCTTGTGAGTGATTCTTTTCCACAACCTGGGCAGATATAAAGGCACTTACGATAATACGCACTTACAAATCTAAAGTCAGTGTTCTTATACTCTAAATCTTCAACTGTTTGAATGTATTTTAGAAAACAGTTAAACTTCTCAGTCTTCCATAAGGTGCTTACTTTATAAAGAAAATCAGACAATGAGATATCATTCTGTTTAAAGACTTCAGTGTATATAAACTCGTTGAACGAGCGTTTATCTTTGGGAAGTTTACGTGAGGGAGTGTTTAGATATTCTTCGTTTATCATATATTATCCTATTAGTTTATATTATTGTAATTATATATGATTTTATGGAGACTTTCAAGACATAAAAATACCCTCAATTAAGAGGGTATTTAAACGTTGTTTATAAGATAATCTAGTTACTTAAAATACCTAAAATTATCTAGCAAGGATTGTGTTCGCAAAATCGATACCAAAGCTACGAGCGTAAGCCTTAGCGCGGTCATTTGAATCAGGAGATTCAATACCTGGAATAGTTGTTAAGGCATAACGAGTCTTAGCAATGATAGCAGGCTGACCTGATTCGAAGTTAGTTACACGAGTAAATGCAAGTGGAACATATGGAGCAAAGAATCCCATTGAGTCACGTCTGTCAGTACCCTTGTAAAGAACTGTACAATAATCATTTGTAGCATACTGGTCAATTACAACCTTATAACGATTATCAAATGTACCTGCAATACCACCTGATACTGGAGCATTTACACCACTAGCAACAGGAGCGGCCTGGAATGAACCAACCTGTTCTAACATAGTAGCTACAAGTGGAGATACGAGTAAGAAATTACCCTGTCCACGCTTGGTGTCGATACCAATTAAAGTAGCTTCCTTAGCAATACGAACAGTTTGAGCACGATAACGTTCAATTTCCCAACGACCATCAGGAATAATGATATCAGCCTGAGTTGCTGGAATACCAAAGTTGGTATCAGGTAACTGGGTAGCATTTGAGTTAACAAAGTCTACAACCTGTCTGTCCATTTCAGCCTGGATTTCATACTGCATTAAGGACATAAGTTCATCATCAGCGGCTAAACCGTGCTGTGCCTTTAAGTCCTGATACATTTCAACAGTGTAACGACCCTTTAAAGCTCTGTTTTCAACTTCTACCATTTTCTTGGCAATGCTGAAACCGATTTCGGACATATCGTCGCCCTTACGTTCAGCGTCCCAAGTGGTATAAGGACCGGTGAAGTTCTTCAGAATCTTACCAAATGCGGCTTCGTTAGTGTACTTACCAGTGATAGCAGAACCTAATGAAGTATCACCGACAGGAAGTTTAGTAGTAGTAAAACTACATAAAACCTTGTTGTCTTCAATATAGAGAACCTTACCATCACCTGCTACATCACCAACTGAAACAGTTAAAGCAGAACCATCTTCAACTTCATAGATTACACCAGTTGGAGAAGTTCCTTCATCAGTGAAGTTTACACCATCACCAATATACTGATTAACTAACGCATAGATGTAACCAGTTGGCATTGCCATTGGTTGAACACCTAAGAGTTCGTTGGCAATTAAGTTTGGATATACACGTCTTACCATTGGAAGAATGATAGGAGTAAACTGTGCAATATCTGAACTCATTGTGCCTTCATTCAGCATGTTCTTCAGTTCTGACTGTGTGTTTCGTAACATAAGAGACATATCTGCGCGCTGTGACTCAGTAAGTGGCTTATACTTAGTTGAGTTAAGCACATCGCGAGCCTTTCCCTTATCCTGTGCATAATTTCTTGCTTCGGTTAAAATATCTGCCATATTGGCTTCTCCTTTTTATTAGTTTTAATTTATTTATATTTGAACTCTAAAAATCGTTAAACGGTTAAATCAACCTATCCCAACGTGAACTTTCATCATCTAAGTTCTGTTCTGAGTCTAGGTCTAAGTCATCTAAACCAAATTCTGAAGATTCTGTGTCTTCTGTTTCTGGTTCATCTGTAACTTCATTCAACTTCTTATATTTAGGATTGTTAAGAAGTTCTTCTTTTAAAACTTCTAGCTTATCAAAATAATCTTTAGTTTGTTCAAATGGAATTTGGTCAGCTATTTGTTCAAATCTCTTAGCTTCAGTTAGAGTCATTCCCTGCTTCATTTCTGAGATAACACCCATCTTGAGGATTTTAGCGTTCTCAGAATTTAAGTTTTTATTTTCCTGTGACAAACTCTTAACTGATTCTGAGAGTTGAATGTTCTTTGAGTTAAGAGACCTAAAGTCAGTCTTTAAAGTCTTAATAGACTCAGTTAAAGAATTATTCTTTTCTTTAAGTTCTTTATTAGACTCAGTGAGATTTTCAACTTCTTCTAAAAGTTTCTTACTAGAAGACTTTAATTCATTGAATGAATCCAAGTTCTGTTGTAATTTTTCTTTTAGGTCTTGAATCTTCTGTTCGTTAAGTTTGTTCTCTCTGACCGTCATCTTCAGGGCTTCTTCAAGTTCTGAAGTCTTAGCCTTTTCATCATTTAACTCAGATTCCATTTCGTTCTGAGTATCAATTACTTCCTGTTGTGACTCTAAAAGTTTAGCTTTAAGATTTTCTGCTCTTTGCTTATAAACAATAGCATCTTTATTTGCTAAGTATTTAGTTCCCTCAGTAATCTGCTGAGACCTTACTCCTGCAACAGCACAAACAGCACTTAATGCTTCTAAGATAGACTCAACTTTCATTGAGTTTCTGTTCTGAACAAATGTTTCTCTGTGTTTATTAAGGAAGTTTTCAACAACCTTATCAACGTACTCAGAAACCTTTTCAGTCAGTTCCTTAGTGAATTTCTTTTGTTCTGCCTTATAGTGCTCTTCAAGTTCTTTTCTAACTTCTTCTTTGTAGTCTTCACAGTGTTTTTCTAATTCATCTATCTTAGAATTAAGGATTTCTTCATTTTCTTTCTTTAATTCCTGTTTGAACTCATCACACTGTGTGTCTAGCTTTGAGATTTCATCTTCTAAGAGAACCTTAACTCGCTCCTGAGACTTAGCTTCAGTTACAAGGTCAATTTGCTCTTTAATAGCATCTTTGATTTCAGAATCATTAAGCGCTTCATTTATTGTTTTATCTAAATCCATTTTTAATCCTTACATCTCACTTATTAAAGAACATAATGCTTTTTTAAGACTTGCTTTTAATTCTTCCTTGGAAACTGACTCTGTTAACTGAGGAATAATGTTTCCTGCTTTGTCAATTCCAAAAGTCTTACCCTGGAGAATGCCTTCATTTAACTGGTACATCTCATGGATTCCATTTTCATGGGACTCACAGATACCATTCATCGTAGCATTAAAATCACTTGGATTAGGAACAATGTCATAAGTAATCAACTTAAAGTCTGTTACGACGCCATTTTCAACAGTTCCAACACCTCGAGATGAAACAGAGATCTTTACTCCATTATCTATTAAGCACTTTAGTTGTTTTGATTTTTCATTATTAAGAATAACCGCCTCGCCCATCACAAAGTTTCCCTTGATATAGAGTCTGTTAATCTTAGCAACTGCTTGCATCATATCAACTTCAGTTCTTGGAGGATGTTCAAATTCCATCAAAGTGTTAATAGAGCCTGATTCAATTTCAGTCTGATATGCTTTTACTTCTCGTTCCCAAAGTTCTCTTGGATATACTCGACCGTTTCGGTTTTTCTCTCCGATTGTAGAAAAGATACCCTTGAGTTTATAAGTTTTTTCTTTCTGACCAGTTGCTTCATTGAGAATTTCAGCACTCTCAATGTCTAAGTTCTGACCATCAATTTCAAATATTAAATTAGCTCCGCTCATTTAAATGTTTCCTTATATAATCTCTAAGGTATTTATGTGAACTGCTATCACCCTAAAGGGTGATAGCTTCATGCTTCATAGATTGAAATTCAATCTCCACATGCTTAAATTCGGTGAGTTCCTCACCTATAATGAAATTAATATTTAAGAAAAGACTGGAACGAATCCCAGTCTTTCTTCTAAGATTACTTAGATACTTCTACGAATGCGTCTCTTGAAGTTTTCAGAAACTTCTTCAGTTCCATCATCTTCATCTTCTTCGTCACAAGTGTCAGTATTTTCAGCATCTTCTACAAGTTTACGAGCGCGTTTGATGTTACGAGCAAACTTACGACATGCTTCCTGGATTTCTTCTGCATCGTCTTCATCTACATCCTGGTTTTCCGCATCTTCGACTAACTTCTTAGCACGCTTTAAAGATTCAGAAACTTCATCCTGGATATCTTCTGCATCTTCAGTTTCTTCCATGAGTCTCAGAGCCTTGGAAGTCTTTCTCAATGCTTTCTTGAATGACTCCTGAATTTCTTCAGCATCATCTTCCTGAACATCTACATCAGCGATTTCATCTTCTGCTTCTTTAAGAGCACGTTTAATTCTCTTAAAGGATTCAGTTACATCATCAGTACTTCCTTCGATTTCATCTGCTTCGTCAGGGATTCCTGGTTCAGATTCAACCATACGAGAACGTCTTGCTAAACGACGAGATTCTGAAAGTCTGTTCTTTCGACCTCTAAGTCTACGATAACGAGATTCAACAATACCCTGAACACCTTCAGAACCACCATCTTCAGGGTCAGTGATTTCAGTTTCTTCAACAATTCTCTTAGCCTTAGAAAGCTTGCGTGAAACCTTCTTTAAAGATTCAACGATTTCTTCTTCGTCTTCATCTACATCAGTATTGTCAAGGACTTCTTCTGCTTCCTTTAACTTCTTATAGATTTTCTTTAAAGATTCTACTACTTCTTCTTCATCACCTTCAGCAACTGCATCCTGAGCATCGTCAATAGCATCCTGAATATCAGAAACATCCTGACCTTCTTCTTCTGCTACTTCTAATGCATCTTCTGCTTCCTTAAGTGCTCTACGAACCTTACGGAAAGACTCAGTTACATCATCAGTTGAACCTTCGATTTCGTTATCGGTTACTTCAACTTCTTCTGCTTCGTTGATTAAGTTCTTAATATACTTTGAAAGAGTGTTAACTCTACCATAGCGTTTTGCCATCATTATTTCTCCTTTGATGATATTTGAATTTTTAAGTGCGTTTTCCAAGTCTTCATTAAGAGCTTTGGCAAAAATATCAGGATTGGTCAACACACTTTTTAACTGTTTGGTATTCATTTCAAATCCTTAACAATTCTATCAATGTCAATTTTATCAGAAAAGTGCTCAATACTAAGTTGTGCTATGTCTAGGAGATATTTGGGGTCTATGATAACTCCATTCTTAGACATCCTGTTTCTGATATAAATCCTTGTTGCTAATCTAAAATCAGGAATTTTAAGCATTTTCTTAAAATCCTTATATTTAAATTCCAAAGGGACTTTAATGGAATTGTTTTTTATATTTATTTTAATAATATATTCAATTAAAGTCTTTCTTGCTTTCATTGGAATCCAGTGGAAATTGAGTCCTAAGACATATCCATTTGATATTCCGAAAACAATAATCAAAGGCTTCTGGTCGAATATCATTGTTTGGTCCTTTGCTTCATACTCAAAGAAAAGGATTGTTCCATCATCGATATTCTTCTTTTTTATTTCTTTATTTATATCAATTTTAGTTTCAAGAAGCCTTTTGATTACTTCCTTTCCATCTTTTTTACTAAAGGGATTTATTTTCTTTACAATCTTCTTAACAGAGTCTAAAATCCCCATTATTATGTCCTTTAGTTGTTATAAGCAGTCTTATTCTTAGTAGCAGGAGTATACTGTTCAGGTCTCATGTTTTCTGAGTCTTCACCATAGTTGAACCAACTATACTTCCATGTCACAGTGAACTCTTCTACATCCTGAGCACTTCCGCCATCAAAGTCCTGTCCTGCTACCTTAGTAACAAATGCTTCATAGAAACATCCAACAACAGTCTCGTTCTCTGCTGAGTCTAACTGAGCAACTTTAAGAGTAACAGAAACATCTGAAGGACTTCCTGTTGTAGTGTTTGAAATAGGATGGTCAACTGCCTTTGCCCAAGCAATAAATGCTCTCTTTAGGTCGTGAGTCTCAGAGTTATAGAATGTAGCCGTCCAGTCTCCTCCATTGTCACCCTGTTTAGGGATAAACAATTTTCTTCCTTGGGTATGGACTTCCGTAGCATCTGCACCAAATTCAGGGAAGCCATCACACTTAGAACACAGAATATCACAGGTTTCACTTAATCCTGTTGAACTAAGGTCTAATCCCTGTGGGAAGGTGATGTAAACTCTGAACCTGTTACTTCTTGCTCCAATTCCTAGAGCATTTTTTAATTTTGTTATTCTGTTTGTCATATAATAACCTTTAAATGTTTTAACTTATTTATATTGGATATTTATTAATCTCTAAACATCAGGATGTTTCCTCTAAGGAAACTTCTAACAACTGAAGTTTGATCGTCCCTTTGATATCTACAAACTAGATATTTTCCTAAAGAACCATCTTCTTCATCTTTGTCAAATTCTAACCATAAAGAATATCCTGAACTTTCAATAAGGAAACAGTCTTCAACATACTTTGAAGAGTCCATTATGACATTATCTGAGGTCTCAGATTCTAACTTTTTAAATCCTTTGTTAATAAGACACTCATTGTCATAGTTTGTGTGTCTTAGTTCAGATACATTAAATGTCCCATAGATATTGCTTATTTCAGGGTCTTCATTAGTTAAGGTCATTCCTGGAAGACTGTTGTTTAGTTGTTTTATAGTCTTTCCTGATGCTTGAGAACCTGACATAGTGTCAGGAGTACAGTTCTGAAATACTGGATAGACAACTTCCTCTTCAGGATAATGAGGGAGGCCAAACACAAATCCCTGATTTACGTTGTTTATACCATTTCCTTCAATTGTTATAACATCATTATAATCGTTTATAGTAATCTTATAATTACACCAAAATGGATAAGAAGATGTGTCAATTTCAAAGTCAACAGAACTGTTGTAAGTTCTAGAAACAGAAGTTCCATCTATATTAGCAGTTATAACCATTCTTCTGTTTGTTGTCTGTGCTTTGAACTTAATCTTTTTATCTAACAAACTAAACTGGGAGACCTTCACACTCAAGTCTCTTTGGTTTAAATAATTAGTCTTTATATAGAAATCATTGTTGTATGCTTTTCCATCAAATGCTTCAAAGATAAGATTTTCACCCTTAAACCCATGAGTATTGACTTTAAACTGATTTCCTGTTTCCCTTACTAGTGCTTTAGAGTTTCCAAAATCATCTCTGAGTCTTAGATAAGTCAAATTGGCAGAACAGTAATCTACAGTCAAAGTAAAGGCATCTAAGATGTTTGAGTCTGAAACTACCTTATGTCTGCTTTCATCTACACCTGAGAAGTATGGATACTCAGAACCCTTTAATTTAAATGAGTTATCAAAGAAGTCTTTATAGTAATAAGCATTAGACTTAGAAATTTCTATACTGTCATCCATTATCATTTCATCTTTGTACAGAAAGATATAGTCTGTCTTATTAATCTTTATTGGATTAAGGACAAAACTGTTATCAAAGACAATGTAAGAACAGGTTCTTCCTGACTCTTTGGCTTCGTCAAACTTTTCCTTAGAATAGATAAACCTACTTGGGCCAAATGCTATAGTCTGAGAACTTCCAAACACTCCTGAATTACAAACTAAAAGACTGTTATCTCCAAAATTGATTAAAGTATCTTCTGAGAACTCAACATCCTGGATAACTAAGTCCCCGTTGTTAGAAATAACATGGACAATATCATAGTTAGCTAAGGTACTGTATATCAAAGACATCTTATTTTCTTTAATATTTTTAGCACTTATACCTTCAGGAAGTTTTCCAAAATAGATTTTCTTAGGACCTGAACTAATACAAACATAGTCTATGTCATAGGTAAACTTAATTCCATAGTAGTCTTCTAAGACTAAGTTCATTATTGTGTCATAGAAATAACACCAACCACAAGGGTGTGCCATTGGTTTGTTGAACTCATTGAATATGCTTCTGTGGAGTTCACCTCTGTACCCAATAAAGAATGGTGCTCCTAGTTCCAGTTCTAAGTTAGAGTCTAACTTTCCTGTTTCTAAATATCTTGAAAACTGATAGATGTATCTTATTGCTTGTTCAGTTCCAGAACTTTCCTGAAAGAATCTAAATGCTCCTAGGTACTCAGAGTCAAGGAACTCCTCAGAATTTTTAACTAACAAAGACTTGTCTGAGAAGTTTCTTTTATAGACTAAGTTAACTATTTCTTTGTTTTTACACAGGTCATCTATTAAAGAATACATCACACTAAGATATGTTTGGAACAACCCAGTCTTTAAGTTATTCTTACACTTAGTGATGTAATCTGATAACAGTTCTTCACACTTAGCGATTATCTCAGGATACTGAACTGAGAAGTCTTTTAAGTCTTCTTTGTTAATACTTAAATTATATTGTTCTTTAATATAACTAAGTAATTTTTCAATTTTTCCTGGAGACAAAACTTCTAAGTAATAGTCTATGTCTTTTAGACTGTCCTTTTTGTCAGGAACAAACTCTAAGTTTCCATTAGAGTCTCTCCTAAAATATCCCTTTGAGTCTATGTCAAACAGTTGTCTTATCCTGATAGCTATCTGAGAGTTTTTAGACAACATCTCTGAGAATGCTTTGGACACTGTTTCAACAACAGGGATCCTCTTAATGTTATCAGGAATAATAGACTGGATAATTTCATCTAGCATTTTTAATTTCCTTAGTATTCAGAAGTTCCATTTATAAACTCAACCTTTCTAAGTCTTGGAATGACATTCTGTCTAAGTTTAAAGTTTAAACTATTGTATTTTATATTAAGAAGAACATTTCTTTTGAACATATCAGTTGTTAAAGGACTGTAGAGATACATTGCTTCATTATATTCTCTTACCTTTGGACCACTGTAAATGTCTTCGTCATCATCAGCTAAGTAACCTTCTGTTGTTAAGTAATGACCGAATGAAACCTTTTCATTAGACTCATCATCTCTTCCTTCAGGAATCTGGGTTTCTAATTCTTCTAATTCTTGTAAGTATTCAGGATGTTCCTCAAAAATTTGGTCAAATGTCTGGCCCTGTTTCAAAAGTTCTCTGATAAGTCTTGAAACTTCAGTTATAGTTCCATCTGCATTATAAGCCATATAATGCGGTTCTGTTTCCATCTCAGTCCCAGTTGGCTCTATAGTCACCATGTATTTTCTGTCACCAGTAACTAAGTAAGACCTTGGGTCACTGAAAGTGATATCATTGAACATAGTGTCATCCTGGATGTCTGCTTCATGAGTTTTCCATGCTTCATAGACTTCCTTAGGAAGAATATCATACTCGTCATTGTAGGTCATTCCTGAACCTGAGACCTTAAATCCTTCATAATCTCCATTAACAAACAGATGGACTAAGATTTTCTTTTCGTTTCCATTAAACAGATAGTAATAACCACAGGTTCGTTCAAATCTAACTTCTACAATATCTCCTTCATTAAATTCAACTAAGTCAGTTCTCAGTCTTAGAATATTTCTAGAATCCTGTTCATAGAAGAAATTGTCTGAGAATGGTTCTTCGTTGTTGTCTATCTGTTGATTAAAAGAACTTACAATTGGTTCAATAACAGAAATAAACTCAGAATCTGATGTTCTTATATAAGAATCTAAGTTTTTAATCTTAGAATTAGCATAAATGTTCTTCAGTAAGTCATAATTAGCAGTTAAGTTATTACTGTATCCATCAAACTTCTTAGTTACTCCATTAACTGTTCTTTTGTTCTTAAAGACTAAGACTTGAATGTTATTAAAACTTTGGTCTTTAGTATTGTCAGGACTTAACATAAATCCTAACTTTAACTTGTCAACACTGGAATTAATCTTATAGGTGTACTTCATTCTTACTTTAACTGGAGCCATGAACATTCTTGTATTAGAATCTGAGTAACTTACAGATGTAGTAGACCTCTTCATCACTTCTCGTCTAATGTCCTGGTCTTCCTGAATATAAGACCAGTCTGTGAATAAGTCCCCCTTCAATAAGTCAAAAGTCTTAGTCTTATTCTTGACAACAGTCTCAAAACTAAACTTAACAAAGTTCTCTGTGTCGATGTTAGGGAGTCTTGTATAGTCTAAGAATCCAAAACTATCAAAATAGGTCTCAAATGGAACACACAAAGGAACATAGATATCCTTGTATCTTCTGTCCCAGTTCTCAGTTACTAAGGTCCTTTCATTTAAGACTAACTTAGTTTCCAATGAACTCTCAAAACCACACTTATCTGAGATAGCATAATCCAGTCTCTTTATGATATTAGAATTAAAGTATTCTGTATTGAACTTCTCTAAAGTTAAGTCATTTCCTCTAAAACAGTTATCTAAGACTTTAAACATCAAAGAATGAAAAGACTTTTCGTCCTGTCTCATGTCATACTTTAAGAGTTTAATCTTATAATAGAAATCTAAAAATAAAGGTTGTCTGTGATGGAATGTAATTCCAGGGACAAATTTATTTTTAAGACTCTTTAAAACATCATTATTCACAAAATCGCTTGTAAGATAATTCTTAGAGTAATATTCTTTTCTTGTTTCATAATCATTAAAGAAATCTACTTCACTAACTGGAAGTTCAGTGTTCTCTCTGATATAACAGTCTCCTGAGTTTGACTCTAAGAAACCTGAGTCATTTGGTTTAAGTAAACTGAACCAAACATGGCCTGGGGCTCTCGGAAACTCGTCTTCTCCTCCCCAAACAGAACTTTCTTCGACTCCTGGATGTCTATTACAAGCACTTTGAAAGTCTAAGTTAGTAATAAGTCTTCTAGCACTATTAAATGTTCTAGATGCAGATGCTTTTATACTTTCATTAGATTCTGAGTCTCTTCCTGTTCTTTCTAAGGACATAGTTATAGAAGACTCTGCTAAGACATCACTTCTCCAGTTCCTGGTGTCTCCTAAGACTTCTCCCTCAGGCCCAGTTAAAGTTCCTTTTGCTCCATTTGCACTTCCATTAGAACCTGAAGACTCTAAGACATTAAACTTCACAACAGAATCAGAAGGTAATCCTTTTCCCATTCCTGCATACTGGAAGTATACTCTTGGAGTATTCATTTCAATATCATCTAATCTTAGAAAATGATTACTAAGGACACTGTTCCCATCATCTTCAAAGAAGTAGTCTTCTGTTCTTGTAAAAGGAACATCATTATTCAGATTTCCTTCTTCATCATAATAATCTACAAAGCACTGGATACCATTATCTTCGATATCAGTATAAGGGATATCGATGTACTGATAAACAACAGTGTTCTCTCCTTCCTGAACTGTTCTTAGTGTTCTTTTAAGAGCATTTTCATTTTCATCGCTATAATACTTAAATACATTTCCTTCAGTAACTCTAAGAGAAAAGGTCTTTTCAAAGGAATTTTTAGCTAAATTCCATGCACTCTTCAACTTAGCCTTAGGAATCTGAAGAACAGGAACATTGTTTGAGAAATAATAAAATGTACTATAAGAGTCTATATCATTAAAGTCTAAGACTTTGAGTTCATTCTGTTTTGTTGAAATTAAATCAGGATTTAAAGTATTATCATCAACTACTATGCTTCCAAGGTTGACTACTACATCCTTAGTGTAATCCCAAAGGTAGTATTTTAATCCATTAGCTGTGATATAGCTCAGTTTAGGAATGGTTAAAGTTCCAAAGCCAATGAACTTATCACTAAGAGTAATTTCTGCTGTGTAGATGTAACTCAGTTTATGGACTGGTTCGTATCCTAAGACCCTTGCATCTTGTAAAATATTCTTTCTCTTAGTAGCAAAAGGCAATAAAGTCTCGTTTATATTAAAAGATGTATTAGAATTCAAACAGGATGCTATGTATGCCATGATAGCACACAACTGAGATGTATTAGACCCTTCATTTACATCAAACCCTGTTTGCTTTAAAAGTTCTTTAGCATTGGAATAAAGGTCATCAAAGTTAAATGGAATTGTTTGCATTTGTAATCCTTTCTTAAACTAAGAGTTTAAATCAACAGAAACAGACCCTGAAAGGGAAGAGTCTTTAAACTTAAAAATTATCTTAGCAACAAAAGTATTTCCTTTCTGTGTAAAACTCACATTTGACACTGTTACTCTTGGTTCATTTTCTGCTAAGGCTTCCCAAATAATTCTAGACACCAAGACTCTTGTAGCTAAGTCATTTTGGCTAAATGGAACTTCCAACAGTCTTGAACCAAATGTTGGCTTTCCGGGCATTGTCCCAACAGGAGTTAGTAAAATGTTCTTAATTGAGTTCCTTATCGCTTCTATATCGAAGACAGTCTTAGATGGCGTCTCAAAGTCTTCGTATAATTTATTAGATGAAAATGACATAAATAAATCCTTTCTTTTAAGTCTATTTATGTATTTAAGTGGAACTGGTCAGTTATGCAGTTTAGGACTGAGAACGTTTGGTTGTTTTGAATTTTTTAATGCATTCTGTAATACTCTTAGAATCATAGTCTAAGAATACGATGGAAGAATCCTCTCTAGGATTCTTTAATTCGATAATACCATAACAGTTATTATAGTATTCTAAGGACATTTTAGAGCAAATAAATGTCTTTCCCTTAAAGGTAAAGGTTTTCTTTATGAGCATAAGGAGACTTTTTAATGTATTTATAAGTCTCCTTGAGTTTAACTAAATGCCAAGATAAAAACAGCAAGCGACGATAAATCCTCTCTGGAATTCTCGCTCGCCACTTCCTAAAGGAGCATTAAAAAAGTTTTGTCTTGCCCTTTCCATTCGGTCTTTAATATGTTCTGAAAGTTCTTTAATACTCAGTCTTGGAAGGTTAGTCTCTAAGTTTTCAAAGAAACAGTCTAAACCTTCCTTAAAAGCATCTGAGGAATCTTCTAAACAATGTCTTTTAATAAAACTTAAAGTTAAATCTCTCATCTTAGTCCTCACTCAGATACAAGTTCAACTGTTTCAGAAGTGTAAGTGTTACCATTGATAACATCAACTGACTTCTGAACGTTTGAAATTAAAGACTTAATGGTCTTTGGCTTAGTGTTAATCTTAGAGTTCCAGGAATTACCAACTTCCAGTGTGTATCCAAAGTACTTAGTAAGTTCTTCTAAGGTTCCTTCGGTGAAACGTTCTGAACTTCTTGAAATTGAGCACTTTGAAATCTTTACTTTGTAAACCTTTGGTGCTTTAACCTTTGCCATAATCTTTTCTCCTTAAATTATTCTTCGTCTTCTTCGTCAAAAATAGAATTTACTCTTTCATCAAACCATACAAAGTCATTGATTTCTGTCTTTGTTGGTGTGGTCATGTAAAATCTTTCTTCGATCATCTGTTCGAGTTCTGATAATCTGTCCTGACGCACATACTCCTCAAAAGTATCTTTACCACCTGACCAAAACTCAAAGTCTTTAATATCAAATTCAACTGTGTACTTCATATCTTTTCTCTCCAAATCTCTTATCTATGTTTATTATTATAATGTATCTTAGAAAGAAAATCAAGGATTTTTTTGAGTTTAACTCAAATTTTTTAAACAAAATAAAATTGGGAGACTTTAAAGTCTCCCTATCTAAGTTTAAATTTCTAATTCTCTTATAGAATAAAGTAATTTTATCATTTCAGGATTTTTAGCTTCTTTAATCCAGTTTGTTTCCTTTATGTCTTTTTGTGAGTTATAGAGTCTTACTTCAAAACTATCCTGTTCTTTGTGAATATTTATTTCTCTTATTTTCTGAGTACTAAAGTCTTTAAAGATAAAATTATCCCAAGGAGTCTCTAAGACCTTTCCATCATTTAAAAGTTTCATCACTTTCTCATGTGAAAGTTCCTCAAACCCCGCATCCCCATATGTCAGTCTAGTTAAGTCATCTGAGAGTTTAGACATCTTTGCTCTAACTTCTTCTATTTCTAAGTTTAAAGCATTCATCTTTTGTCTGATTTCTGTTTCCATCTAAATTCCTCTTTTAATATTATATCTTTATATAATAAGATATATTATTTTATTTTTCAATAAAAAAGTCCTCTCAAGGAGGACTTTTAATTCTATAAAGATTTTAAGATTTTAAATTAACCATAGCAAGCAGAAAGTCTTGCGGCTTCCTGTCTAGTTACAAATCCACTGGACATAAAGTCAATATAAGCTACTGCTGTTCTGATTGAAATCAGTTCAGGGTCATCCTGTTTTTCTAATTGCTCGATAATTTCAGCGACAGTATCAGGACTATGACCCATATTCTTGAGTACTGTTTCAATTCTCTTAATCTTACCCTGGAGTGTAAGAGTAATATCCATAGCAGGACCTCTTGTTCTAAGAGCACTATCAATTTCCTTTAATGGAAGATTAGATATTAAAATCATCTTACCAGTGAAGAAGAATCTACTTGGTAACCATACGCCAGTAGCAGGATCGTCTTCGCTAAATCCTTCATAGCCAATGATGTTATCCTTTCTTCCGAAACGCTTACCAACTGCAAATGGAACGCCCTGGTCTAAAGCATCATCACAAAGCTCACAATACTCTTCAACCTGTTTCTTAGACATATCAGTCATACGCTTAGTTCCAGTGTTGTAAGTGAACTGATTGTCTCCTGAAGTATCGAGTGCAGGTTTTAACATAGTAACAATTTGGTCATTCTTAACTAAGTTATCTGCTTCATCAAAACAGATAATTCTGTCACGTGCCATAAACACTTCTTGATAGAACTGTAAGGTTGTGAACTTTCCTGCAGGAATATAAATCCATTCCTTATTAGGACTTGCACCAAACATGTCACTCAAGGTGTGATAAATCTCGTACGTATTGTGAACAACCATAAACTCGGAAGTTACAAATAAGTGGTCTGGGTCATCAATAAGGAAGCATACTGTGTCTCTTAATCCAACTGGCTGGATATCAGCAACAGTGAGTTTCTTAAAGAATTCCTTTCCTGATAATCTCTTATTATAACGTTCTACTTTAAGAGCATTGTTCTTAACAACAGAACCCATCTTAAATGGAAGGACAAAATTTACATCAAAATAATGCTTAACTGAGTCTTTATAAGTTATATTTTTAACAAAGATTCTAGCCTTTCCGCCTAATGAACGAATGATTTCAGCAAAGTCATTTGCTAATCTTTCTGAAGCAGTGCAATATGATGAATTTCCTTTTGATGCAATGTAACCATCTGTATCCATCAAACCTCTTACGAGTTCCATTCGGGTTTCAATATCATTGAACTTATAAACATCAGGAATAAACTTAGTGAATGAGTTTGAACCCATTAAGCCAAGTGAGTTTAACTTTGACTTAATGATGTTTCTGTTTTCATCCATTGTCTTTCCCTTAGGATTATAGTTATCACGAGTGATATTATAATCTACTCCTGAAGCATACTTTAAAGAAAATCCAGGATATTCCTTTTCGATATGTTCCTTTAACCAGTTGATTGTATTTTCATCATTGTTTGAGAAAGAAACTCCTGCGGTCATTCCACCATCACCGATAAGGAGACCTAACATATATGGGTCGATCTCAACATCTTTCTTTTCATACTCAACTGCTTCAGGAACTGGGAAGAAGATATGAGTTGATTTAGGATTATTACAATCCCACTTACCTTCAGAGATAAGTTGATTCTTCTGTTCATTAAAGGCTTCAATGATATCCTTTAACATAACATTTTTAAACTTACCTGCATTTGAATCCTGGTTCAATTTGTTAATCTTAACATTGAATAACTGTTCTTCATCTGCGATAACGCTTCTTCCATCACTCAGAGTGACCTTATAACATTCCTTCTTCTGAGACTGTGGATAAACTTCTAACACATTGGCTACAGTGTTCTTATGGGTGAATACTGTGTCTCCTACCTTGATATCACCTGCTCTTAAATACCCATTTGGAGTAGCAATCAAAGTATCAACGTCTATGCACTTACCCAATCCACCTTGGCCACAAACTGTTAAAAGTTTTCTCTTTCCTGACTTAAACATCTTAGTCAAAGTAACTAAGTCTTTGAAGATAACATCAGGGTCAGCAAACTTAGTTTCTTTTAACTTAGTTTCTGCTCTCTTCATTCTTTCTTCAGTAGAGTTAGTTTCAGGTCTTCCTGGTTCTACTTGTGCTACATAAGCATTCCATTCTGCTTCGTATCCACCCTGAGCAATAGCTGAATTAAACTTATCAGGGCTTTCACCTCTCCATTGAGCGATTCCCTTAGACGCTAAGAAATCCTTTCTGGTTCGAATAGAGCCTTTGGCGATATCTTCATTAACAGGAGTTGCACCAAGTTCGTTTGCAGTGTATTTTCCATATTTCTTATTGAAGATAATATCACTTAACTTGTTCCAAATCTGGATGATGTTAACTTCCTGATTAAATCTACAAGTTACATCTGGACACTCTAAGTCGACATTACCTGCTTCCCAGAAGTCAACGGAACTTAAAACTACTGACTTATTATTAGCAAAGCCATTGATTTTATCGCTAAAGTTAAGTCTTAGACCATATCCCTTAGCATTTAAGAGTCTTACACCCTGTCCTCTTTCATTGTCTCGTTCAAAGTTTTCAGTGGTCCAAACCTTAAATGCTCCTCCAAGACCCTTTCCTAAGAGTGAACCAATGTTACTGGCTACTTTCTTTAAGTCTTCAATCTTAAAAGATGCTTCTGTTAAAAGCCCTGTTCTCCCAAATCCAGTCTGAAGATTAGACTTTTCAGACTGTTCGGATAAGTAATCTCTAAATTTACGCATGTTTCTTCCTTATATTAGTTTTGTTGATATTTATATTATTTCATCAACAATTCCTTTTGATAATGCTTCCTCAGCACCAATCCAGTAATCAAACTTAGTTAAAGTCTCGAGTTCTTCCTTAGAGAAATTACTTCTGTTACAGATAATATCCATTGTAAGTTCATTCATTTTCTTTAAGTGCTCAAAGTCTACTTTTGCCTCATGAACATTTGAAACTCCATTATAAGATGAAGCACTATGAAGTAAAATCTGACAGTTCTTAGTACACTTTCTGATTCCTGTTCCTGAGACTAACAGAACACTTCCCATACTAGCACACATTCCAAGACCAAAAGTATTAACCTTAGAATTCAAAGAGTTAATAGTGTCTATGATAGCTAAACCATCACTAATACTTCCACCTTCGGAGTTGATGTAGATATTGATATCTTCATTACTAACAGAGTCTAAGTAAAGTAACTGAGTAACAGTCTCCTTAGATGTTAAGGAATTAACCTCACCATTAAAGTAGATAATTCTGTTTTGGAATAACTTAGTATCAATATCAAAAGTATGAACATTCTTAGCAAATTTTTCAATAATTACTGGATTAAACATATTTTAATTTCCTTTCTCATAAAAAAGAGGTATCTTTTGGATACCTCTAAAATGTTATTTTAATGTTATTATAATATAAAGATTAAAATTTAACAAATATTTTATCGTCTTTTACAAAAAAATCAAAATCTTTCAAAATTCTTTTTAAGTCTAAGTCATTTGGATTCACAAACAAAGAGATTTCATATCCCTCTTTATGAGGGACTGATTTCTTAATTCTAATACCAACGTCTCTAAGAGTCTTTAAAGGGTCTAAAGACTCAGAAATAAGAGTCTTTTTGGTCTTAGAAGGCATTTTTAAATGTTTCTTTTTTAAAATGTACTCTTTAAACATTTTATTCTGTGATAGTAAAATACATCAATAATGGGTCAGTTGAAGAATGTAAAGGACTTATTGTAATGGCAAATCTGTTATGGATAAAATATCCTGGATTTCCTGTCTTAGGGTCATAAGTCTTTTTAATTTCATCTGTATAAGGGCTGAATACAGCGCATTCTTTTCCAAGACCATCTTTGTCCATAAGACCAACATAAATCTTTTCATCTTCAACATCAGGATTTACAAACCAGTCTGTTAGACCTGAACTTCCAATAAACAAAGACTCTATGTCAGCATACTCAGCATTATTCATATCAGCAAACAAAGACATTAAAGATGCTCCATACTTATAAGGCATTACTACGAATGCTTTGTATGTTCTTCTGTGTTTAGAATTCATCTTTAAAACACAGTCTTGAACTTTCATTGAGATTTCTCTCCAACAAGCATCTACTATCTTTGGGTCTGAAATAGTGATGCTTCCAGCACTGACAGCATTATTCTGAAGGAACTCAATAGTCTTTTGGTTTTCCTCCTGATTGGCTACACCTCTAAGGTATTTGGCTACCATTTTAAGACCATCTTCTCCAAACTGCTTAATAATATCCTGTAAAGACTCAGCAGAAATGGTTGTCCTCTTAGGACTAGTCTCAAAGACTTCTACTTCTCTTCGAATAACTTCTATTCCTGATTGGTCTGCTTTAGTCTTTACATTAAAAAGTGCGGCAGTAGGACCGTGTATAGGTGCTACAGTGAAAATAACTCTTCCTAAAGAAGGTAAAGATGCTTCCTGGTAGAGTCCATTTATTGATAGGTTTTCATCAGTTGTGGCAATGTTAGGCGCCCACTGGTCTTCGTTTAATCTTATTTTACTCATAAAAAATCCTCTTTAATCTTATTTATAAAGAGGATTTTAAAAAATTATGGGTCGTATTATTCTGGGATTATGAGTTTTAGGATTACTTAAGTATAAAAAATGCTCCTTTTTAGGAGCATTTTGGATTTAAGGAAGACTTAGTGACTAGTCATAGTTGTAGAAGCAAACAACTGGATAAGCATCCTCAGGAACATCATCTTCGTGGATAACTACATCGCGACCTGAACCTGATGCCATCTTTAAGGAAGCCCCCTTAACATCACAAACCTGAAACTTAACTGGTTCCTCAAAAACTACGCGAGTCTTTCCACCTGACTGAGCCTTAACTGCTTCAAGGATTTTGATAAGATGATCAACGGTTAAGTGATTGCAAGTTAATAAAGTTTCATTCATAAACGTTTCTCCTATTTGCATATTGCCTATCTCTTTATGTTTATTATTATAGGATATCTTAAAATAAAAATCAAGGATTTTTTTTTTAATTTAAGTAAATTTTTTTAAATTATTTTTAAATCATATCAAAGTGATATGAATTAAAACATATCAAAGTGATATGAATTTAATCATTTTAAAACATATTAAACCAATATGAATTAAATCATATCAAAGTGATATGAATTAAACCATATTAAAATGATATGAATTAGTCTTCCTCAATCATCCAATCCGTTACAACGAATTCCAATTCCAAAGACCCATTTTCATACTTAAAGGCTCTAAATCCTCCAGTTGATATGTTATAAAACTCATCCTTTTCTGAGACTTCATAAAGAAGTTTTTCTGCTAATTCCTTGAGTTGGTCTATATTTGGAACTTTTCCATCAGTATCTTTCCAACCCCAGTTTAAATGCTCCATCACATTATGGACCTTTTCAAAATCAAAATGCTTTAAAATCTTCTTAATCTTTTTCTTAGTCTTCATTTATAAACTCCATGATTCTTAAAACGTTTCAAATTCGATATTTTCCAAACCTTTATTTTCCTGAAAGAACTTACAGTGTTTTCTGCAAGAGCAATACTCACACATCCAGGAGACATTGTGTTCTTCTGAAGGATTTTCATTAAATTTCTTTATCTCAATAGCATTAGTTAAAATCCTCTTTAAGATTCCATTTAATTCTTCTCTTTTAATAACCTTAGAATTTTCATGATTGTGTTCTACATAGAGATAGGAGATTTTAATCTCGTCAAAATCTGAGTTAAGAAATAACCATGCACTATAATACTCTAACTGAGTCCAATCCTGGTCTTTATAAGTCTTCCTGGAACCTGTCTTGTAATCTAAGATTGTCTTCTCTTTAAGATTAAGGACGTCTATAATTCCATGGAAGAAACAGTCTTTGTCATTGTAGTCACAAGGGATTACCTTGTTATCTTCGATTTTGAGACCCACTCTCACTTCCCTTTGAGAGTCTAAGATAGTTTCTAAGTGTTTCCTTCCTGTTGTGGATACTAAGAAGTTTTTAACAACTGAAGAAGAGTCTGGAGAAGTCTTAACAGAGTCTATGTTCTCTCTTGTAAGTTTCTCGAACTCAGAGTGAATCTTGGAACCTTTCTTGAAAAAGTCAAATCTTTCCTGTTCGACTTTGTCTATATAAGAAAGTCTAAACTTGTACTTACATTGATTGAAGCACTGTATCCTTGATACTGAGAGTGCATTTTGCGCTTTAGATTCTTTTCCCATTTTCATTACCTCTAATAATATTATAACTCATTTCACTCTCAGTTTCAAGATTTTTTTGAATTAAAGTCAAACTTTTGTTTGACTTAAGCAGACTCAAAAATCCAGTGCTTCTACATTGTCAAAGACTAAGTCAAACAGACTAAGACCATTCTTTGAGACGTTAACAGATGTCTTTCCATATGAAAAGTCAAAGAAATAGTCATATCCATCTGCATTAAACTCAAATGTTTCCAGTCCTTTAGCTAATCCTGAAAAGATAACCTTTTTGATCACATCTACATGTTTCATAGTTTTCTCCTTAGTGTTTAGGTGTTTATTATTATATATTTAAATAAATAACAATAAAATAAGGATTTATTATGTTTTGTACTTTAGAACAATATTTTGAAAACTACAGGGTTAAAAATAACCAAGTCCCTTCTGAGACAGTTCTTAATAGAGGTCCTTTTAGACTCAAAAGAGAAATCAGGGAACTGAAATCTCTAAGTGATGTTGTTATTGGAAATGACCTGGAAGAATGGAACCCTTCTAAGAACTATGAACTGGATGAGTATGTCCAGTATAATGGAAAAATCTACAGAAGTCTCATAGATGGAAACAACGACCAGACACCAGGTGTATCCAATCAGTGGTCTTTAGTTCAAATTGTCTCACTTAAAGAACTTCTTAGAAGAATAGAAGCATTAGAACAGAGACTGTCATAAAGGAGTTAGATAATGAAAAGTCTCCATGATGCGGTTTCTGAGATTCAACGAACTAAGTGGACTTTTAACAACAACTTTGATGTAAGACTGGAAATGGAGAGTCCGTTAGCTTCAGAGTGTGGACTTAGAAACTTAGATGTTAATCTTTATATAAAAGGTTTTGAAGTTCCTCAGGTTGGTGTGAGTTCTTTTATAGAGCACTATGTCTTAGATAGACACAGGGTTGCTATGGGTATTTGGGAACCTGTTGTGTTTACTTTTAACTTTAGAGACTTCAACAACTTAGAACTTTATAACAAGTTTGTGAAGTACGTGTCAGGAGAAAGAGAGGCATACTTTGATGATTATAAGTTCAAGATAAGTCTCTATAAGTTAGCAGACCACATAGATGACGAGGAAGAAAAGTTAGTTCTTCAAATAGATAACTGTTATATAACAACAGTATCAGCATTAAAGTTCTCAAATGACTCAGAAGCACAAGTCTTAGAGTTTGATGTCCAGGTTAAGAGTGCTACATCTGTTGACCCTATAATAGTATAAGGATTAGAAATGGAATTAGAATATAACACAGTTAATATCTCAGGATTAGAAATTCAGTTTAGAAAATGGAAGGTCAAAGACAAGACATTACTTGACCAAATTGACTTAGACACATCTCTAAGTCCTTTAGAAAAAAGTCTAAAAAAGAGACAAGTGTTTGTTTATAACTGTTTAAAAGACCCTGTTCTCTTAGATATAGAACAATATAATTATGTTTTAAGTCTTATAAGAGAGTTTAGTCTTCATAGTGACCTGGAATTTTCCTTAGAGTGTGAAAAGTGTAAACATCAGTTTTTAAGAACCTTTAAGACTCCTGAAATCGTACAGTTTAAAGACTCAGATTATAAAGAAGTTGATATTAGAGGGATGAAGATAAAGTTTGGGAACATCCAGGACTCTAATTATGACAGAGACATTTTGAATTCTATTTCCAGTTCTGAGAGATATCTCTTAGACTTAGTCTATCATATAGAAGAATTAAATGGAAAGAAAGTCTCAGTTGAAGAAGCATTAGACTTATTCCAGGAACTAGATGTAGATGTGTTCCAGGAACTGTTCGATGCGTTTTGTGACCAAAGAGCATCTTGTTCATTTTCAAAGACGTTAACCTGTCCTGAGTGTGGCCAGGAATTACACTTTGAGTTTGAAAACATCTCCTCATTCTTCCCTAAGTCATGGAATATCTAAATGAAACACTTAGTTAATCTTGGAAGATTTAAAGTTTTAGTTGATACCTTTAATACTGGACTTGAACTGGAAGTCTTAGAAGAATTGTTTTGCTCTTCTGAAACTGAGGATGAAAACATTTTTGAAGTCTTAGTTGACGACTCCTTATCAAGATTAACAACTTTTGATATTTCTAAGTTATCTAAGATAGAAAAGATAATTTTAGTCTGGAAGATAAGAGAACTTACTTTAGGAGACGATATTAACATAGTCTATAAGTGTCCAAGTTGTGGTTGTCCATGTCAGCAAACAATATCAGTTGAAGACCTTTGTTGTACTGGAGAGGAAGTAGACAGAAACACATTCTACAAGAAACTTATATCTAAGGAAGAACTTGAACGACTCTCAGAAAACGACTTCTCAGATATTGATATCGAAGACTTAGACTTTGACCTTTATAGTGAGTTAATCTCAGACCCTAAAAAATTCTTTATTGTCTATAATAATAAAGTAGTTTTAAATTGTTCTAAGTGTAAGACTAAGTCCTTTGATAATCTTTTAACCTTTAAAGGATGTTTAAAGTTCATCTCAGAAGATAAGTTTGACAAGTTAGTAGAATGGATAAATGTCTTAGTTTACTATGGGAATTTTACTCGTCAAGATATTCTTAATATGTCTCCTATTCAGAGAATGTTGGAGATAAACCTATTTAAAAAGATAAAAGCCAAGGAGCAAGACTCAAATGGATTCTGAAGTAGAGAAGCTTCAAAAGATTTTAGGAATTGACAAGAAGTCAAAGATAGTTTTTAACAAAACAAACTTCTCTCCTGAGAAGATTGGAGTTAAACCTGTCTTTGACAGAATGTTCACCAATGCTAACTTCAGAAGTGAAATAGCACGAATAAACAACGACATAAAGTCTTCCTTTACAAACTTAATGAAGATAGGAGTTCAAAAGGAAGAAATTCCTGTCTTGTCTGCTTCTCTGTTTAATAACCTTATGGTTACTATAGACAGAGGAAACTTAGAACTCCTAAAAGATGACACTGCTCCTGAGTTCACAAGAAAAGAACTTAGAAAGATTTCTGAGACTCAAAACAAAATCTACAAAATATTGTTTAAGATTGAAGAGGACTTAATAGACGAGCAGGATACTTCAATTAAAAACAAAGATTCTAACTTTAATGAATTTAAAAAACTCTTAGACTTATATAAGAAAGACTTTGAAAAACGTTTAAAAGAAATCGAGAGAAACCAAGGCAGTGGAAATGGAAATGGAAATGGAAATGATGATGGTTCTATCTTAGATACTATCTTAAATATAGCCTTAGGACTTGGAGGCTCAGGTGGCGCTTCTTGGATGTTTAGAAACGTTTGGAACAGAATAAAGAACAGAACTCAGATTAAAGCAATGAAAGAGAAAATTTCTAAGGCAGAAAAGATAGCCAAGGAACGAGCAAAAAGAGCTAAAGAAGCAGAAAAAGCTAAGAAAGAAGCAGAAAGACAAGCAAAGAAACAAAAGACTGAAGAAGCTAAAAAGAAAGCAGAAGAGGCTAAAAAGAAAGCAGATGCTGAAAAAGCAAAGAAAGTAAAATCAGACCAACACTTAGAAGACTTAAAGAATAAACAAAAGGAACTTAAAACAGGGAAACCTCAGAGTTCGGGTTCTAAAGTAAAACCAAAAGCACCTAAGCCACCAAAGGGAGAAAGTGGAATTAGAAAGATCTTTGCTAAGATAGCGAAGAAACTTGGACCGTTTCTAAAAACTGCTGGAAAGTTAGCAGGAACTGCTTTAGCCGCAATCGAGGTATTCTTCTTCTTACCTAAGAATATCTATGACTTCTGGGGGTTTTCTAATGAACACTACAAACAGTTTGGAATCTTAGAACGTTTTGTGTACTCAGTTGTTGCTGGACTGACCCAGTGGACTGAGGACTTCTTTATGTCTATTCCTGACCTCGGAAAAATGATAAGTGAATTGTTAGATACTTTAATCTCTAACTGGGAAGAAATAGACGACGGAGATAATGCTTTTATACAAGCATTTAAACCTGTAATGACCTTTGGTCTAGTTGCTATTAAAGCAGTTGTAGAAAAACTCTTAGTTGACTTAGTGACTGGAATTGTAAAGGCCTTTAAGATAGTGACAGGCGCTAAGACAGGGGATGCTTGCGGACTTGAAGCAGTTAATATTCTTAGAGCACACTGGTCTGATGTTGCTTCTTTTGTTTCTAACTTAGTCCCAAACGATACAACATGGGAACTGTTAATGGGTGAAAATAAGATTTTAGCTGACTTACAGAGAAAAGGTATCTATACATGGAATGTAGTTGGCCATTCAACCCTAAACAGATTTCAGTTTAAACATGAAATAGCAGAGAAACTTACAACATCAGAAATAAATGAAATCTTAAAACACGATGATGTGGATGACTCAACTAAGACACTGTTAGAAGGTGCTTTAAAGTACAAAGAAGAACATCATATCACAGATGAAAAAGTTCAGTCTAATTATAATAATGAGTATTTAGATAACCTCTTAGAACGTCTAAGAGGAAAAGACTTATTTGGAACTTACTGGCACGACTTTATCGACTCTGTTAGATTTCAGACAGAGGCGTTTGTTTTGTCTTCAGGATTTATTGGAATTAAGTTCAACAGAAAGACAAAGCAGATAACTCACTTGAAGACAGGAACCAATAACTTTGGAGGCAGAGAAACTCCTGGATGGTTCAGAAATGAGACCATATCAGAAACAATGTTTGCTTTACTATTTGAGAAGTTTAAGTCAAAAGCAAATTGGTTGGGTTTGAGTCAAATTGCCTCTATTGACGAGTATCTGTACTTCACTGTGTTTGGTTCTTTAATAAGTGTTCATAATCAAAAGAAAAAGGAAACTTTTTTAAATTATGACCCTAATGAAGTTCTGTGTACTCAAATTTTAGGCTACATAGACAGTGATTATGGATACCATCCTGACAAAGTAAACCCTAAGGATATAATAGTTAAAGCACTCATCGATGGTGGCACTAAGAAGAAATTTGTTACTATATCTAATAAGAACTTAATCTTCGATAAGACTTTAACATCCAGTAATTCTGAGACAAAAGAGATTTCATCTTCCTTAGTTGATGGTGTATTAAAATCCAGTCTTCCTAGTCACTTAGCTATGACTCAGAGTTCATATACTGACGACTCAGGGAATTCTAATAATTATGGGTCTAATTCCCTTGGGAGTGAAAATATCCCATCTTATGTTCCTGGAATTGGACTCCAAGCAAATACTCAGAGTCTTAGTAGTACAGATGTCCCTGAAATTCCAACTCTTAATACTCCTTCTTATACAGGAACAGACTATACAAGCATTGAAGCAATTAAGAAAGCTAGAATCTTCCAAAGAAATGGAAAGTGGTACTCAGATAATCCGTTTATAGATGCTGTGATTCAAATAGAGTCACGAAGAAATGCTAATGCTAAAGCAAAGACTTCATCTGCGTCAGGATTGTTCCAGTTTATAAGATCAACAGGAGAAGCATTTGGTCTAAGAACTCTTCAAGACAGACTAGATCCAATGAAGTCCTTTGAGGCATTTAAAAATTATGTATTTTCTAATATAAACTCACTTAGAAAAAATGGAATTCCTGTAAATCCTGTAAATGTATATCTTTGTCACCAACAGGGTTCAGGAGGTTTTTGTAAGATTTACAACTTCATAACTGGAAAGGCTAAGTCTGTCAGCCAGAACCTGATTGGAACAATGGCAGGAAATACTCACGGACACAAATTTACAAGTCCACAAGCATGGTATACAAACTGGGCTAATGACATTGCTAAACTTATGGGGTCTTCAGCTAATATTCCATCTCTAAGTCAGGTCCCATCCTATGTTCCAGGTTCAGGAACTGAGAGTACAAGTTTTAATGCTGATACTTCAAGTTCAGCTCCTGATATGTCAGGATTTAGTGCCCCATACTCACCTGAGGGATACAGTGAACACTTAGCTGAAAGTTCCAGTGCTGGAAGCATTCCATCTTATGTTCCTAGTTCTCAGGGTTCTGAGACTGGAATGGGAAATCCAATGCTTAATGCTATGAGATTTGCTAGACAACATGCTAAGTCTAAGTCATCAGGATACTGTGCAAGGTTTGTAGCTAATGCTCTCCAGTATGCTGGGATAAAATTCCAAAGACAGCCTTCAGCATACATGTATCATACCAATGGTATATTAAAGAAGGCAGGATTTGGTCTAGTATCAACTTCACTTTCAGGATATAGTCCTCAACCTGGAGATGTCTGTGTTGTAGGAAGGTTTAATAATCACAAGCATGGACATATATGTATCTATGATGGAAGAAACTGGATATCTGACTTTGTACAGAGAAATCCAAGTCCATACTCAGATGGTCCTGGTCCGTTGTACTTCTACAGATACGGAGGTCCTGATGTAGCTATCGACACTCAGATGGAAAACTATGACAGTTCTGAGTCTTGGAGTCCTGTTGAAACGCCATCGCAGACTCAACAGGATGTTATAAGTGACTTTGGTCTTAATGCCTCTAAACCATCTGTAATGGAAGGTGCTACTGAGGGAATTTTCAGTTTTGCTATTGAGGAATGCTTTTAATGAACTATAGAATATTTTTAGAAAATGCTTTAAAACAGGGTGCAAGAAGCACTAAGTGGGATATTATCTTACCTGATTCTAAGAACTCTCAAAGACTGTCTGTGATGGCTAAGGATGTCTCATTGCCTGCCTTAGACCTTAAACCTATTACAATGAAATACAAAGGGAGGTCAATTCCTATAGCAGGACAGGTCGACCAGTCAAATGATTTTAGTGTTACCTTTACAGTCGACCAAGACCATTTTATAAGAAAATATTTTGAAGACTGGATGCTTAGTTTTGATGCTAGAGGTTCAGGAACTTCTATGATAGACAAACAGTATGAAAATGAACTTAAAAGAAATATTTCAAATGAGAGTTCTTTATATAGAGACATAACTTTATTACAATATTCATTTGATTCTGAGGTTGACCCAACATCAAATATCCAACCGACTGCGAAGTATGTTCTTTATGGATGCTTTCCAAAACATATAAGTGAGTTTAGTTATAACAATGATAATGAGGCTATCTTGGACTTAAAAGTTTCATTTTCCTGTATATATTATCAAAGGGAGGCATAAATGAGAAACGATACTGGGTATCCTGTTAGGACAATAACAGACCTAAAGAATCTCTATAAAGATGGAGTTCCATTCTCTAGTAAGTACAGATTAGAACTTAGTTTTCCTCAGAAAATTAGTTCATTGGCTCCATCAATGTCTGACACACTGGATATAGCATGTCAGAGCGCAGAAATTCCAAAGGAAACAATTAAGACCCAAACAGTGTGGTACAGAGGAAGACCTTTAAACCTTAAAGGTCAAATGACTTATGACACATCATTTAAGATAACAGTTCAGGACACAGGGCATTTCTTAGTTAGAAAAGCCTTAGAAAGATGGATGGACCTCTGTGATACTATAAAGAACACAGAACAGTCTAATGAAGATTATAAGATAGACGAGGTTTATCTTTATCACCTAGATACTTATGGGAAGCCAACTTTAAAGACTACATTCTATGGGGTCTTCCTGAACGAACTGGGTTCTATTAGTCTAAGTGACAAGGATACAAGTGCAATTTCCTATGACTGTAGTTTTACATACTCGACGTTTATAACAGAAGTTCTGTAGGTGGTGGAGGTCTTATAGAATGAGATATAACTCTAAGAGAGGATGGTATAAAATTCTTAATCCAGGGAAATTTATAAAACCGTTGGATGAATATATGCAGTCCACTAAGATGAAGGACAATGACTGTTATATCCAGTATAAGTCGAGTTTAGAAAGAATAGCATTTTGTTATGCTGACTTAAATCCAAGAGTAACAAAGTTCAGTATAGAACCTTTTAATATTCCATATGTTAAGCCAACAGATAACAAAGTACATAGGTATTTCATTGATATGCTTTTAGTCTTTGAGACAGGAGAGAAGTTCTTAGTGGAGATTAAATCCTATGGAGAGACAATTCCTCCTAAGCCTCCTAAAATTAAAAATGCTAACTCTATGATAAGGTATCAGGAAGCACTAGAAACGTTTATGACTAATCAAGCAAAATGGACTCAAGCAAAACAGTTTGCTGAACAAAGAGGATTTAAGTTTATTGTTTTAACTGAAAAACAGTTAAAGATATAGGGGATTTAAAGATGTTTTCATTATTAAATTTAAATTTTAAGTCTTTTATTATAATAACAGTACTTTTAACAATTCTTGGAACTTCTGTTTACATTAAGGTTCTTAATTCTAAGATAGACTCTTTAGAAACACAGAACACTGAACTCAATGAAAAAATAAAACAAACAGAAGTCTACATAAAGAGTCTTAAAGAAGATTATAATGATGTTATTAGATATAACATAGAACTTCAGGAAACTTCAAATAGTCTAAGACTTCAACAACAGGAACTTCAGAAGAAACTCCAAAAGTTGAATTTTAGTTTCTCTGACTTAGTAAAGAAGCACCCTAAGATGGTTGAGAATATAATCAACAAAGGCCAAGAAAAGACATCTAAGTGTTTTGAAGAACTGTCTAAGCATAAAGAGTGTAAAATGGAGAATTAAAATATGCTTTCTTATATAAAGACATTATTATTTTTAATATTATTTGTCCCTGTTTGTTTAGGATGTTCTACTCAGTCACAGATTCAGAATGAGAGACCACCTTTAGTGCTTCCAAAAAGTCCTGAGGTTAAGATGCGACCAGTCCAGTGGGAAATAAAGAACTCCATGATATGCCTAAGTCCTGAACAGTACTCAAATCTATCACTAAATACAGACGACATTAAGAATTTTATAATCATTCAGAATAAAATAATAGAAATGTATAAATATTATTATAAAAATGATATAAATAATAAGAACTCAAAACAGTTTCTAAAGGAGGACCTTAAATGATAGAGTTTTTATGCTCAGTGAATGAAACACTGTGCCAATATAGTAGTATTTTGATTGTGTCTTTAATATTAACAGTATTAACGTTTATTATTTCCATCTATACATGCTTTTTTAAATGTAGACGAATGCAGAGAGAAATAAACAAAACATCTAAGGATATTCGGGTATATTCTGAATCAGTTGAAGTCTCACAGAAGTGTGTAGAAGACTTTTTGAAGAGTATAGACTTAAAGATAACTCAGTTAGAACAAAAGATCGAGAAGCCAGAACCTAAGCCAAGAAAAAAATCTGCTTCTACATCTAAGAAGGAAAAATAACATAAAAGGGGACATAGTCCCCTTTAAAATTCTTAAACTTGTTCTTGTGCTTCATATAGCCTTTCTTAAATGCTTTCTTTCTGTCCTTGAAAGTTTTTGCTTTGTTAACTAAGTGGTCGAATTTAGCGACAAAATTTCCATTTTTCATTTTTGTTCTCCTTCTAAGTTATTAAAGGACTATGAAAGTCCTTTTAAAATATCTATGTCTTTATATAAGAACTAAGATTTAAATTATTTTAGATGCTTAAAAACTTATCATTTAGTTTTTTAAGAACAGAATTGCTTTCAATGGCGCTTTCCTCAACATGCCAAGTATCATCGTCAAGGTAAATTACACCTGAACGTTCCATTTTTCTGAGTTCCTCAGAAAAATCTCCATCTTCATCTGTGAAGTAAAAATCTACATAATCACCTCTGATATCTCCATTCAGAAAGTAATCTTTTATAAAATCGACCATCCATTTTTCTATATGGGATTCGCAAAGTTTTAGTTCTCTAAATTTCATTTTATTATCCTTTTAAAATATCTATGTCTTTATATAAGAACTAAGATTTAACTTCTTTTCCTTTTATAGGTTTTCCAAAATAACCCCATTCAGCAAGACTATTAAAGTCACAGGATAGGTCATGAAGTTTTACTTTGTACTGGAATACCTTACTTCCTTCTCCTGCATAAGCACCATCATAGGCATATGCCATAGCATAGGACTTAAATGGTGTAACCCACATTCCATAGTCTAACTCAGAGTCAGGTTGCCCTCTATAAATTGTTAACTCAGCATTTGGTTTATTTTGATTTTTCTTTAAAAAATCCATAAACACCTTACAGTCTGCCTTTGAAACTAAGTCTGTGTTTAAATAGTACTCATAAGCATGCTGAAATAAGTCATCAGGACCGCCAAACGAAGGGTCGAAGATGTATTCCCCTCTAGCTATTTCATTAGGATACTCATCAGGACTAGGAGGTTGATGTCCTAGTTTCCCTTTATAATCTTTTTCTAAGATAAGTTTAAATTTCAAAAAATACTCCTTACATGTTCGAAACTGTTGTGAAGTTCCTTTCCAATCTTCATAAACTCTTTAATGGATTCTTTATTTATCACTGGTTTCATTGACTTGAAATTCTCCAGTGTTCCAAAATACTTAGAGATAGCCTCTAACTGTCTCTCGAAATGACCCCATTCTTCTAACCTGTCAGCATAATCCACATATGACAGTGCACTGATTAAGGCTCCAGCATCTCCATCTTTATAGGCTTCCTTGACCTTATCTCCATTTCGGTAAAGCATCAAAACTCTTACAATGATATCTTTTAGATTTTCTCTTTTAACAAACCTGAAGAAGTTTAAGATGCTGTAACTGATAATTGGAAGCCTAGTTATCTCTTCCTTTTCTACGAGGAAAGCATTATCATAGCTGAAATACTTCCAGTCATATCTGTGTGCTCTGGAATTTTCCCAGTAACCATCACTGAACTGCCCAATCATCTCACCAACATATACAGCATATAATCCTGGGTCTGAAATAGTTACCTTTATCATGTCTTTTCTCCGAATCTCTTATCTATGTTATTATTATAATGTATTTTGGGTTAAATATCAAGTAAAAATTTTAGTTAAAGGCAAATTTATTTGTCTTAGGCAAAGGCAAACAAAAGTTTGCCTTAAATTCTCTTACTAAATCACTTGTTATTTTAATGCTTTAACGATTCATTGACTTGACTGCTCTCTTTATAGCTTTCTTCCTCTGAGTCTTCTTAGACTTTTCGTTGTAATCTCCGTAGTGTTGAACCATGTTAGCAAAGGAATCATATTGCTTGTCGGTTGCCTTAGACGTGTCTCTTGAGTCTTTGTTCTTTCTCAGAGCATCAGCCATTGCTTCTTTTCCTTTCTTAAACATTTGCTTTCCTCTTTCAAAGTTCCCTCCACTTCGAGCATTAGCATCTAAAGCAATTCCGCTTAAAACCTGTTTAGCGCCTTTCTTCTGGTCATCAGTTAACTTACTGTCTTCACGACTCTTAGCTTTTTGTTCCTGTTTCTTCTTCTTTTTGGCTTGGTCCTGGAGTTGCTTGTACTTTCCCTTAATAGCCTTAGTGTTGTTTACATTGTAACCTTTAAGAGTTCCTGTTTCAATCTCACCACCCTTACCAATGTATGTGTGCTGACCATTCTTAAAAGTGACCCATTTTCCATCGTTGGAAAGTTCGTTAATCATTTCTGATTCTACGATTAGTTTAAATTTCATTTTAATTCCTTATATAAAGACTTAGATATTTCCTGAGTTATAAGTTATGTTATTTAATCCTGTGCTATATAAAAAATTCTAATTCTTCCCTTTGAACTTCCAGATAATGAACAATTAAAATTAAAGGAGTGTTCAGATACTCCATTAAAGAAGTTAATCTTATCAAAACTAATAACAAAACTTGACATCTTATACTGGCTAAATTCGCTGTCCTGGAAAAGCATCATATCTGTTCTGTCACTGTATCCAATGAATTTTATATTATCGTTTTCAGCACAATTTAAACCTAAATCCACGTCCCATCCTCTAACATAAGACGAAGAGTCATCTGTTACAGAAGTGTCTACCCTGTATTTTCCAAACACAGTATAAGTATGTTGATCAACTCCCAGTTCTATATAGTCAGACTCAGACGCATCTCGTGATAAAAACATATCAACTAAGAAATAAACTTTACTTGTATCAGGAACTTTAACTAATGACTTATTAAGATAATAATTATATGTTCCGGACGTTTCAATAGGTATTCGCTTGTTAGATGATCCGTGAAGTTCGATGAATCTTAAGTTGTCGTAGTTAAATCTCTTCCCAATGGCTATGAAGATTCCTCTAGATAGTTGAGAACCTCTACCAAAACCTAAAAGAGCTGTTCTAGGACCGACGGATTCTGCAATTAATCCTGCTGTAGCATCGGTTAATCCAGGTTTCGAAATTAATGGAGAAACTGAAACCCAAGGTCTTTCTAAGAACGGGAATTTGAAACATGCTACAGCTTGAGGTGCGTTCGAATTATCAACCTTAGTAGATGAACCAAAGCATACTTGAGTATCACCGAATCTAAGATAAAAATTATGCCAGGTCTCGTTAAAAATTCCGCCAACCTTATCGATTCCTAGATTATTCATAACAGTAGATATTTCATCACTAGTTAGTTCCTGCTGAGAATAAAGAACGGCTTTGTCTACTCCAATATTAGCACGTGCTTGCTCTTTCTGAGAAGAAGTCAAGGTCTGTTGAGAATAAAGGACAGCATCGTCACTTGATGCTCCTATATTAGTTCTTGCCTGCTGTTTTTGTGCTGTTGTTAAAGACTGTGGTGAATAAAGAACTGCGTCAGGTTGTCCTTCTTGGAAAGGAACCTTGTCAAACACAGGAACTCCTGAGGTTGTTCCTTGGACTTTCTTGTAAGAAACTCCTGAGTTGGTGTTCTTTACTTTTGAGTTATTAGAAAGACTTTGAAGGTCTGTGTCTGATGAAAATGAGTTACCATTAGCATCAACTAAGTATCTTGAAATTTCAGTGTTCATTTATATTCCTTATAAACATTTTTACTTATTTATATTAAGAACACTGAAATATTTTTGGAAATGCTCTTGGAAGAGCATTAAAAGATGTTAAAGACTAAAATCCAATCTTAGTTTCTGTTTTCTTTAACTTAGAAACTGTCTTATCCTTTAAGTAAGACTTATCGTTCTTAGTTCTCTTAGAGTTTTCAATCTCGAAGGCTAAGTCACATGCTAAGATTTCACCCTTTAATTTAAATGGCTTGTCTGTTAACTGTTCCCAAATCTCCTTTGCTTCTGAGTTAGTTAACTTTCTTAGTTCTAAGATATCAAACATTCTTCCTCGTCTAAGAAGAGACTTATCTATAGTAGAAACTTCCTGGTTGGTTGTAATAATGAACTTGACATTGTTATGCTTAAATCCATCTGTAAAGCTAAGGAAGTTAGAAATAAACTTATTCTTAGCAATATCAGATGGACTCTGTTCTTCTGTTCTTGGGGTTAAAAGATAGTCTAAGTCATCTAAGATAACTAAGTCAATTCCTTGGATATCTAAGTAACTCCAAAAGTTATCATCACTTAAAACATCAATATCACTTGCTGTAGCTACACTACTAACATTTTTCTTAGAGTGCTTACTAAGATACTGTGTTGCTAAGGCAGATAACTTAGACTTACCAATTCCTGACTTTCCAGTTAGTAACAAAATCTTTTCTCTTGACCCAAAGAACTTTTCAAATAAATCGTCTGTGTCTATATAAGGAATATAAAGTTTAGAAAGATTATCGTCTACCTTTAAGAACTGGTCTTTGTAACAAACATCTCCTCTATCTACGTAGAAGTCATAGGATACTACGTTTTTGTCTTCGTTTTCGTGGTCATATATTCCAGTGTTAAGTTCAACTAACACTTTTAAAGTCTCAATGTCTCTAACACTTCCTGAAACATTAAATTCAGTGTATGCTCGACATAAAGAAACAACAAAGTCATTGTGTTCTAAGATAATATCTTTGTCTATAGTTGTTTTCTTAGTATCAGGATATCTTTTTAAAATGTTATCTACAAGTTTTTCTATACTTTCTTTGTATTTTAAGTTCTTACCATTGAACTTATATAAAAGACCATTTGTACAGTGTAAGTATTCAACAGAAGAATCAGGGTAAAAATCGATCATTATCTTTCCTTAAATAAAATTCATCAATTCACATAAAGTAGAAGCTAAGTTTAAGTTTTTGTCTCTTACAAAGGCACTTTGATACTGTCCTTTTGCTAAGGACTGGATAGCACCAGGAATCTTTGTAAAATCCTTAATTCTAGCATATAAAAATTCAAACATCCCATCAGGATTGGTTAATGAGTTTGTTTGCTCTATTATCTTATAATAATCTTTTTTCTTTAAAGACTCAAATATTTCTTCATAAGAAGAAACTGAATTTTCAATCTGAGAACTGTTAGTACAGAGTGCTCTTTGAAGATTACCTATCATGTTTCGTATCTTAGGATACGAATTTTGAATTATACTAAGAACTAACTGTTGCTTCTCAGAGTCAAAATCAAATCCTTCGTTTTGAACAATAAACTTGAGTTTTTCAAAGATAGGCTTGACCATTTCTTCCTTCGGAAACTCTGAGAAATCATAGTTCTCTAATCTGTCTAACAAAGGTTCAATTATCTTAGACTTAAAGTTTCCAGTAAAAATAAAGGAACAATTTAGACTAAACTCGTCAAGAAACGACCTCAGAGAAGATTGTGCATCTACAGACATATTGTCACAATTGTGAGTCACAATTCCATTTTTTGTAACAAACGTGTGATTCTTTTTAACATTGAGATTTATAACTCGTCTTTTCCCTATTTTTTTAATTGACTTTACTTTAACTGCTTGCATGTTCAAATCCTCTAAGATTCCTAAGGAGTTTTTCAATCGTTTCTTTATCTCTTATATTATCTCTTATTATAATTGAATTATAATTTTTTTCAAACCATTCATTAGAAATATACTTAAATTCAAAATTATTTTTAATACACCACTCCTTAGCAAACTTTTCTTTATCCTTTACATTTTGACTAGAGCGTTCAGAAAGAGGTTTAATCTCAAAAAGAACTTTGTTATTCCAGTCAACAAAATCAACAACGTAGTTTCTAGTTTCCTTCTTAATACTATCAAAATACGAAATTCTCAAATCTTCGTATTTAATATCTTTCTTTTTAACAAATGTCATAAAGATGTAGAAGTATGCTTCCCAAGATGAACGAAAAGCATTCTGCCCTATTAAGACTCTTGAATGACACCATGAATTTGTTACGTTTGGTTTAAACTCACCATTTTTGATTTTTAGTTTTAATCTCTCAGAACGCCTTTTTCTTTCTTCGTCACCACATGGATAATAACAAGCACACTTATAGTAGCATTCTCTACTTCCGCATGAATGCTCAGCACCAATTCTAACAGTTTCAAACTTTCCGTCAAATAGTTGCTTGTCAAATTTTACGTACTTCTTTCCACAACATTTACACGTAGCCATCATATCATCTTCTATGATACCATTTTTAATGTATGAAAACTTGTTTGACGTACATGTTCTTTTAAGGACATATCCATTGAATTCTATACATTTTCCTTTTATAAAACTGTCTAATGTTTTTAAGTCGTACTTTCTAAAAAGTCTAAGAAGTTCATCATTACTTAGAAGATTATATTTTTTGTTATTCACAAATATTTTAATAGGAATCTCAGAGTATAGCTTATATTCATCTAACAGTTTATTATATGATACGTTTCTACAACTCTTTGAATTACATCTAAGATTATTATTGTAAAACCTATTATAGACAAATGGCTTTTTACAAAATATACATTCTCTAACTTCATCTAAACATCTTAAACTGGAAAACGACCTATGCTTAAAGTGGTCGAGATTTTTAACGACTTTTGCTCTAAAAATTCTGCAAATATCAGTAAATGGAAACTCTACGTTATTGTAGAAATCCTTATGCGCTGACATAAACTCATCGTATTTCTTAGCGTTTTCTTCCTTAGTTTCGAATGATTTTTCTATAGCAATTCGTTTACAATCTGTTGAATTACAATGATTCTTATATCCCTTAAATAAAGATATAAACTTACAATTTTCTCCGCAAAAAATACATTTTGGTGGTTCTTTGAGTCCGTTTATTCTTAGATACAACTCTTCAGGTTTTATTTTAAGTTTGTATTTTACTAAAAAATTTGGGACTCTTGTTGTCTTAATATCTTTAAGGAGTTCATCACGTTCCTCTGAGGAAAGACTCTCTCCTTTTATGATTTTATCTACATACGACAAAATCTTCTTCTGATAGTCCATCTTTAATTGATTTCTCCTCATTTTTTCCATTTACACTTACAATAAATGGGTGATTATCAGTTACAAGAATTGTTCGTCCATCTTCAAGTTCCACCTCGTAGATATCGTCTTCCTTGTCACTGATAACAGTACAAGTATCATGTTCAAATTCGCTAGTTTCAAGATTATATGATAAGCACTCATAAACTGTGTTTTTATCGAGGTCTTTGAGTTTAACAGTAACCTCTTTTCCATCTTTTATAAGAATAACCTCTTCATTCTCTTCAAGACACTCATCGAATACCACTATCTTTGGAGCATCACTTAAACTCACAGAACTAGCAAACTGCATTACTTTGTTTCTAATTGTGTCTATGCCCTTTTCTAAGGAAGCATTAAGGAACAATGCGTCTGCTCCTGAACTTCTAATAATAGCCTTAGATGTACATGACTTTCCTAGTCCTGGTTGATGTGACCAAAACCCAAAATTAGGAATCTTTTGTTCCTCTATACACTTTAAAATTCTTTCCTTGATATTCTTTGGAAGAATAACATCTTCAACAGTCTTAGGACTGTACTTTTCGTACCAAATGTTCATCTCAAACCCTCTTTTAAAATATCTTTTATTGTGAACTGTCATCGACTTCTATTTAGAATCAGATCTCTGATTCTAGTTTAAGTGCTTTGTTCTTGAAAAATCTAAACACTTAAAAGCTTTATACTCCGAGAGTTCCTTCCCAAGAGTTTGGTGAGATTTGTTGTAAACAACAGACTCACCGAATTTTAATAAGTTGATAGCCGAATTATAATCCCTATCAATAACGTTTCCACATTCACACTCAAGTGTGCGTTTGGAAACATCTTTCATTTCAGAATGGATTTTACCACACTTAGAACAAATTTGAGAACTTGGGTAATATTTGTCTGCGAGGACAAGATGGCACCCAAATTTCTCAGCATTTTCTTCTAACTTTTTAAGGAAATAACTCCATTGTAACAAACCTACTGACTTGCCATGATTACCACCTTTGGTGGAAGTTTTGGCATCTAAGTAAGATGTATGTTCAGACATTTCTTTAAGGTCCAAATTCTCAACAACTATCAATTCATTGTGTAAACACAATTCTCTTGATAACTTGTTGAGATAGTCCTTCTGAATGTTATGAATTCTTTCGAAGAGTTTGTTACGTTTCATCGTTAAACGATGAAGTTTAACGGAGGTACGAGACTTTTTCTCAGATTTGGTTCTCATCTTTGAAACTGTTTCATTGTAGGAATTAATTCTTTTCTGAAGTGATTCCATCTTAGACCTCTTTGTTGAGAACTCTGGTGCCTTCGCACCAAAACTATCAACAAAGAAATCTCTTAAAGAGAAATCTAAACCTACATGACCATTATCTACACGATTTTCGTAAACTTTGTTAACCTCAACAAATAACGAAATTTTGTATTCTCCTGTCTTAGTTCTTGATACAACTCCAGATTTAATCTTTCCATTTAAGAATTCAGATTTAATATTTTTAAATTTGAATTGAACATTTCCCACCTTTGGAATCTTTACGTAAGATTTTGATTTACAGTCAGGATTATACGAAAGTTTCAAATATTGGGTATAGAATTTATCAGAATGACTTTTCTTAGACCTAAAATGAATTAGTCCTACGGACTGACCTTTTAATCTTTTATTTCTATTGATTTTATTAGTATGTAAAAATTTAAATTTGACCTGATTAAGTGTCCAAGAATAAGAACCTTCCAAGAATGCATGCTCAGCACGTAAGTCTTTATAATCCTTATAATTAGGAAGTCTATTTTCTTTAATAGAGTTTAAATATTCTTCTACATATTTATTATAGATGAACCTTGTATCATTTAAATGTTTATCAAGAAGAAGTTTCTGAGCATAATCAGGTCTTAGTGTTAACACTAGACCTTTGATTTCTTTCTCAGAAGTTGTCTTGTTCATCTATTTTATCCTATTATACGTTTGTTTATATTTTAAGAGTTAGAAAACTTCGTTTTAAAACGAATCTTTCCTTTACGTTTTATATAATTTATCTATAAAATTTCAATGCCTGTATATATGAACCTAAAGCTCATGTTTTATCTATTTGTATATTATAAAGAACATTATAATTAAAATCAAGAAATATTTTTTAAATAAATATTGAAGAGGGAATATTATGGCTGAAGATACAAAAATTAAACCTAAGAAAGAAAAGACTTTTATAACACAGATAAAAGAGTACAAACCTTCTAATGGAAAAGGTTTAGAAACTTACTACTATCCTAATAACATAATGACAGATGAAATGGTCAACAAGACTGTCATCTTTATGGCTATGAAAGGAAAAAGTCTAGGAGACGAAAAACTTGCTAATCTAGAAAACTTCAAAAAAGGAGAAAGTAAGCCATCTTTAGATGAAGTTATAGGAATGGCAGTTTTGCCTTTAACTGCCGCAATTAGTGACGACCAAAGTCATACATGGACTGAGAGTTCCTATTTGTCAGCTATAACTGGAGCATCAAATAACATGGCGGGTTGGTCGAAGGGAGGAGATCTTGTTAAGGGTTTAAAAGGAAAAGTAGGAAGATTCTTCGGAGGAGTGTCGAGTACACTGAGTTTCATAGGAGATTCATCTGAGAAATTAGGTGCACTCTCAGATGCCTTTGGTGTAAGAAAACCTATGCTAAACCCTGGGCAATTCCAGAACTACTCAGGTTCGGGCCTTAGGTCATTTAGTTTTGATTTTACATTTATTCCTGAGAGTGAGAGTGAAAGAGACCAGGTTATCAACATCATTAAGTTCTTCAAGAGATGTAGTTCTCCAAGTGTTCCTAAGTGGACAGAAAACACTGAGGCCAACAGTATCTCTTCAAGAATGGTGATGCTAGCACCAATGACATGGGAAGTGTTTGTCTGTAACAAAACTGTTAATGACTTGTTATCATTTCATAAGTGTGTTTGTACTAAGGTTAGTGTTAAGTATGGTGATTCTGAGAAAGTAGCTATGTTTAAAGATGGAATGGTAAAGCAAATAACACTGGGTCTGTCATTTTCTGAGTGTGAACTTCAAACTTCCAGGTCTTATGGAGACACAGAAGAATGGTCTGATATTATTACTGAAGTCGGAAAGTTTATGAAGAATACCGCAGAAGATGCATGGAATAGTACTTTGGAATTTTTCGGTCTTAGAAGTGATGAAAGTGAAGAAAGCGAAGAAACTCTTCCTGAAAATGCTAAATCACACACTCCTGAGGATTAAGATATGTTTGACTTTGATACTCTTATATATAAGAACTTTAAATTTTTCAACTACAACAGTATAGACTTATCTGAGGTAAGAGAATACTTAGACTCACTAAGTTCTGACTGGCTTATAAAGGTTAAAATCTCAGAAGGAACTACCTTAGAGAAAGTTTGCCAAGACTTCTACAGTTCTCAGAACTACAATGACCTTATAATGTTCTTAAATGACAAGGACTATCTCTTTGACTATTTTCATCTCTTTGACGTAGTCTCAGAACTTGGTGACAGAAACTTAGAAGAATATTACTTTAAGGCATTTGGAGACAGTCTTTATCCTTTTAAGCAAAATTTAAATCTTAAATTAGATGAAACTGTTAGAGAAGACCTAGAAAAACAAAATCAAGATAATTCTTATATTATCCTTATCCATCCATTATATGTGTCTAAGGTGAACTCTAAGATTAAACAAATCTTAGAAACACAGAAGGATATGTACAACCTCTTAGACTTAGAACAAAATGTGGAGGATAACAATGTTTAATCAGTTTTTAGGAACATCATTTAAATCCTTTAGTCTTTATATAGCAAATGATAACCAGGAACTAAGACAAGTGAGTCTAGGTTTCGTTGAGGAGTATGTCCAAAAGTTTGAGTTAAACTTCAAATTTTTTACTTTTGGGATAGTAGGGTCTTTAGTAGTTAATCAAGACCTAATAAGAAACTCAATAGGCAAAGACTCAGACCATCTCACTGCTAAGAATGTTATCAGAGTTGTTTTCGAAGACTCCTATGGGTTTATCTTAGACAAAACATTTGTGTGTACTGGAACTGAGATGGCTAAGTTCCAAAATGACAAATCAGGAGAAATGGTCAAACTTAATCTCTTAGACATCTACTCTTATTACTTAAACCAAAAGACTCCTGATTTACAAGTTAAGAGTTACAAGGGAAGTCCTTTGTCTGTTGTAGAACAAATTTTAACTGATTCCATCAAAACCCCTGATGAAATTCTTAGAAGTTACAATTTAAAAACTTTAGATCTTTATATAGAAAACAATACTTTTTCTTTTTTAGAAGACAATGACTCTTTGACATGGAAACATACTCAGAACAGAAGTGCCTTAGATGACCTAAACCTACTTTGCTCAAAGTACAATATCACTTTATTCCAGGACTTTAAAGGTATTAGAGTTATAGAAAATTTTAATTTCCATGACTTAGAAGACCACAGGAACGAAGACGATTCTGAGTTATGGTGTGACAAAGTCCCAGACAGATATCCTTACAGTATCTTCGATAAGAAGAAACAGTTTAAGTCTTATAATATAAACTCAATTCCAAGACTAAAGATATCTTTAAACTCACAAGGAAAAACTCAGACCTTAGAAGACTTAGACTTTAATGAAATTCTAGATATTATTGACTTAAACAACAACTCAAGAGAATTTGCTAATACTTTTGATACAAGAGAAGCAACTGAGTCTTCAGGAACTAATGGGAAGAAGGCATTAGTCTTTGACTACTCAAGACTGTTTATAAGATATTCTAACTTAGCTATCTATGTTTCAGGACCTTTGGAAGAATGTAATCCAGGAACTAAGACTTCTGTTAGACTTAATCTTCCATTTAGATACATTGATGAAGCACAAAGAGGCGATGAAAGATTCTCAGGGAACTGGTTTATTGGGAGTTCTTCATTTGCTTTAGTTAATAGACATATGTTTATAAGACTTGGACTTTGTAGGTTTGACAGTCCAAAGATAGACACTGTTTCAGAAGTTTTATCTGAGGAAGGAGACAACTACTCTTACAGTTCTAAACCTCCTTTACCTAAGAAAGAAAGAACCTTTGTAACAGAAGTTTCTTCTGCCTTAGATGAAATCCAGTCTTCTATCAGAGACACAGAACAGTTTGCTAAGAAAATGGTCGATATGTCAGCACAGATAAACAAACTTAAACAGTTCTCAGACCAAAGTATAAGTGCTTTAACTGCTCCTATTAAAAAGTTCACTAACTCAGTTAATCAGAGTTCTTTAAGTAAAACATATGATTCTATATTAAGAAACAACAGAAGAACTTTAACTCTAGCCAGTGAAATCTTATCTAAGAATTCAAAAGACTTTAGGAGTATGAGTATTATCAATTCTCTGAATAATGCTAAGGAAGTTCTGAATCCTGAGTCGTTTGTAAAGGATACTGTTCTTAACCAAGTAACAGGAACTGTTGACTTCTTAACATCAAGAGCAAAATCAACTGTTACCAACATTTCAAATGCTGTTTATAACACTATTGAGAATGGACAAGTAATAATTGAGCAACTTGACTCTAAGTCTACAAACAAAGACGATGCTGTGATTAACCTGGATTCTGGAATTGAGAAAATAGAAAATGTACTGAAAGCAGTTCAGTCAACTAAAGACCAAGTTGATACTGTTGTTACTACTTTGAATAGAGTAGAAAAAGACTTAAAGAGTATTCCTGATTCTATTCCTATTGAAAATCCATTGGAAGTCTTAAAACAAAAGAGAAAACAACTTCTAAGGTCAGTTGGAAAGTATTAAAAGTATTTAAATCTTGTTTTATTATATAGAGATATAGATTTTTAAAAAAGAAAAGGTCTCATTTCAGAGACCTTTTAAAGAGTTAAAAATAAGATGTTAAGACTCCTTAGAGTCTAATTCCTTGATTAAATTAAGAAGTTCATTGTTCTTCTGGATGTATTCCTTAAAGCCTTCAATCTCACTTCTGTGGTCTTCCTTCTTCTCATTTCTTAACAGAGAAAATGCTTTAACAACTACATTAGTTGGAAGACCCTGTTCGTTAAATTCCTTTTTGAGTTCCTTGATATCAGCATTTACGCTCTTTCTGTTCAGAAGAAGTCTTGTATAACGCTTAGAAAATTCCAAAGCCATTTCAAGACTTTCAGGTTCGATAAAACATCCTAAATCATCACTTTCGATATCAGTCATTTCTGTCATTCTAAACTCCTATTCACAATCATAAGCATACATAAACTCAGCTAATACTCTTTGCTTGCCATCAAAGTTATAAGTATGGACTGAGTTAAAGTTGATAATATAGCGTTTCTTCTGTGGTTCATACTTAAAAGAACCAATACTGTCTATGTTAATATAAGCATCTGTGTTGCCATTAAAGACCTTAATGAACTTTTCTTTGAACACAGGATTTTCTAAGATATTCTTTACATCTTCATCTGTATAGTCTTCAACAAAGATAAAGTCAGGTTTAAACCCTGCCTTAGTCTGAGTTGTATAAGCCATATTGATAATAATCTTATCTTCAAACTTGATAGAACAAACATTGTCTAAGTTTACTGTGTAGTCTTTAATCTTTACAAAATTAGTTAAATTTTTTAGGCTTTCCAGTGTCATTTTCTGTTCTCCTTTTATAATTGTTTTTGTATTTTTACTTGTGCTTGAATGCCTTCAAAGACATTCTTAATTATATTATTAATATCTATATTATTCAAGAGCATTTCATTGAAATCTTTAAATGCTAAATCATCAGGATAGACTAAGACCTTAAAACCTTTCTTAGCATACTTAATAGCATTCTTCTTTCCTGTTGGGTCATTATCAAAACACATGATACAGTCTAAACCTTCTAAGAGTTTCTCAGGAGGAGTAGCACCACAACATGCTACGACATTGGTTATTCCTGACTTCCAAAGACTCATAGCATCGAAGATACCTTCTAAGACATACACAGGTTTAGTTCTGTCTATGTTATAATAATTCCAAAGTTTGAAGTCTGAGTTCTTCTCAGGCATATATGTATAGAACCTGTGTTCCCTAAGGCTTCTTGAGTAGAAACCATAGCACTTATCACCACAATAAAATGGAATCACTATAAAGCCGTCAATAGGAAAGGTCTTAGAGTCTATCTGAATTCTTTTTCCAAGGAAAAAGTCTCCAAAACATGGACTCCACTCAAGTCCTCTTGATTCTATGTAGTCATAGACCTTAGGACTCTTAGAAAAAAAGTTCATGTCAAACAGAACTGGAGGTTTTGGAATATTTGACTCAGTCAGACTGTCTGAAGAGTTAACCTTTGTTTTTGAAGAAAGGTCTAAGTCTCCTACTAAGTCAAATCCATCAAAATTTACGTCTTGCTTCAGTTTATTAAAAGAATCTCTAAATTTCTCTTGTTTATAAGAGTCTAAGAGACTTGGATAATAATCTTTTAAGAACTTATAAACAGTTTTGTTTCTACATGAGCATTCATTGAAACAGTTTACTAATGTTAAGTCTCCTTTAGTATATAAGTGTAGGCGTGCTTTATTCTTGGAGTACTTAGAGTCTCCGCAAATAGGACATCTTACACAAATATCACCTGGAGTTTCATACTTAACATTAGAGCCCACTGCTAACTTGAAATATCTTATATCTACTGGGTCTAACATCTTTTCGCTTTTCTCCTTTTAACCCCTTCAGAACACAAACAGAGCCTTTATCCATTCCATCAAGTTCTCAGGTACTCTGTAAATGTTATGAATTTTAAAATTCTTTATAAGATTGAATTCATCAACCCTGTTGTTTTCTTCTTTGTTATGTATATTAATGACGTATCTTAAAACTCCGTCATTCATATTAGAGTGCTTCTTAGCTAATCTGTAAGTAAAGAAATTCCTGAATCCCCAGAATCTGATATAGTCAAGACTTGGATTTATGATGAAGACTTCTATCTCTTTGTTTCCAATGATAAAACCTTCAATATTTCCAGCATTGATACTCTGAACGATTCCAGACTCACAGAAATCAATACATCCAAGGTCTTTTAGATTAGCTAACTCAGGGATTTCTGTAGAATCAAGGAAATTCTGAAGACATTCTTCATTTTCCTTAAACCTCTCAAAAACCTCTTTGTTAGTTATTTTTTGATATCGCACTTTTCTTCTCCTTTTAAATATTTA